TCAATGGTAATTTCAAACTCAAATCCTCTTGGATCATATACTCTACAATAAGCATGTCTGTGATCCCATCCTGTAGAGTAATCGCCAGCTTTCTTATTTAGTACAAATCCTTCTGTTGGAACATTCTCAAATTCATCATTTGGAATTTTATCGTCACGCCAACTGTTCCATGAAGCTTCTTTCCGCAACTTACCTTTTTCATCATAGTAAATAACATAAGCAAGTTTTCCTGTGTAAGTTCCTGAACGATTTTGATATCCAACATTTATTGTTTTAGGAACAAAAATGCTACTGTTCATTTTGTTATTCTCTCCTTTCTTTGTACAAAATTATTTCTAAAGGAAACGATATTTACCCATTCTTCGATTCAAATTCTTCAAGCACTTTATAAAATTCGCTGCCTTTAATTTCTGTAAAACTTGTATCATCATCTGGTGTAATAGTTTCATATTTTGTTGTAGAAATTTTTAAATATAACTTATTCTCATACTCAAACCTTGAAACTGAATACCCACCTAAATGTAGTTCCTTAAAATAATCTCCTTCACGAATCGAATGATTGTTAATGACAATATTCTTTTCGATGCATAAATTCTGAAACTCTTTTAAAGTCTTGCTGTTAGCTCTAAACTTTCTCATTAACACATCAGAATCACTGAATAGTTTCGTTGGCTTCAGTAACTCTTTTCCAAATTTCTGATCATTTTCATTGCAATCAGATATATATAATCTGATATTATTCTTTTCATGCTCTTTAAATGGGCGATTTACAAATCCATCTCCACTAATATAATATTCTTCCCCTACAATACCTTTGTTCTCAAAAAAATTATTTGCTACTATTCTTCTTTCTTCTTCATGTTTTCTATAATCATTAATCTCTTTTAGGAATTTCTCATTTGTTACAATATAAAATTTCTCCATTGTTTTACCTCCATTGACACCATTCTTATTTATTCTCTGCGCTCGGAATGCAGATTTCAAAATCTCCATTCTCATTCATATGATAAGGAAATGCATTAGCTGGAATTGTAACCTTATATGCTTCCACCACATAGTCGTACATAATAAGAAACTTTCCTTTTGAAAAGTATGGTTTAACACGAAATCCATTTTCACCTGCTACTTGAATATCAAATGGAATCATTTTTTCAAGATGCTGTTCATCATCTAATGTTGCTACCCTAATTGAATTTAAGATAATATTTTTCTGCTCAAGATCATAATAACTATCTTCAAACATTTTCATAAGTTTCACTCTGCATAATTCTTTTTTCTTTGTCATTTTTGCCTCCATATTTCCGCAAGAAACGAATCTTTCTTGTTTTCAGTTCACATCATTATGTGTTTCGCCATCTGAGTAATAAATATTCCAATCCTTGAACAACTCAATTAACTTATCATTATCCCAATCATATTCATTACAATGTGTAATGGCGATTGATTTTTTATCTCCAAAGTTTCCTATATCTTTTGAGCATCTACTATATAATTCTCCTAAATCAAGTGTTCCATATCTTAATGTATCCTGGAATGGATTTGGTACATTTGTTTTGTCAAACATATATTCGTTGATAAATCTCTTATTACATTCAGATGGAAATTTGCCAGCACCATGTCTTGTTAAATAAGTACGAGATACATAACAAGTTTCAACATTTATCTCATCATTCCATTCAACATTTTCAATTATTCTCTTGGGATTTTTTATACCTGTATTAGACGGTGTTAGATGTGGAAAATATTCTGTGTTGTTCTGATCAAGCAATAAACCTTGTGCAGCTTCAAATACAATATTGTCAAATTGATTTAAGAAATAATTATCTGATATAGCCAATGAGTGATTATTCATAAAATCCCAATCATCTAAAAAATGTTCAAATATACCATTATCAAGGAATATTTTTGACCATTCATCTGTTAATATAATATTCTCTTTTTCAAATTGTTCTAAGTAATATTCTCTGATATGATTATCTACATCTGTTATACCGGCTTTATATCTTTTAATTGTTTCAAAAATACCTAATCCACAACTTCCATGTTTATTTTTCCCACGATTTTCTTCTATAATCTGATTTGCCATCATATCAAATGGTGTAGTCAACATACAGTTTTGATTGATATAAACATTTGGGACATATCCTAATTTCATCAATTCATCGTATTCCTGCTTAAAAATAATTGGATTAACAATAAAATCCTCAGATAAATATGTACTTGCGTGATTGAATGTTCCAGATCCAAAATGATGAAAGACATGTCTGATTCCATCAGGCGTTGTTACGGTATGTCCTCTCTGAGCACCACCATTTGAACAAACAACAATACTATTAGGTTTCTGTGAGAAATAGTCTGTCATTAAACCTTTTCCTTCGTCTCCCCAATTCGATCCACATACAATCTTAATGTCTTTCATCTTTTAAATCTCCTATCCTACCAAGTAATTCCTTCCGAGTTAGAAGGTGTAGCAACTGTATCTGTTACATTATTCTCTGCTTCATTAACAATAATATCTACAATCTCATTTGTAATACTGTCCATATTTACTCTTCTAAAATGAGTATCATCAAGATACTTCTTATAAGACTTTTCAATCTCATCCTCATCCCATCTATGACGATGAACAACATCTAAATGATAGATGTTAAACTTCCGAGAAGCTTCATTATATAAATCTTTTGTCTCCACATCTGCCTGAAGATTATCACCTGTTGCTTCAATTAAGCCACTTCTATAACCTTTTAATGGAAGATATGGATTTAACTGCTCATCACCCATTGTAATAATAATTCCTTTTCTTCCACGGTTTAAACAATCAAGCTTTGTGTGACGAGAGCCGAAATACCATGCTGCTGTGTAGGATTCATAACTGTTTCCACCACCACCAAACTCAAAATAAATCTTGTCAAGCTGTTCAGCAATACGAATATCTGACTCAAACTGTGAAGCCTGAATTGGACAGCTATCACAAGCTAAGTCACCAATACCCATGATAAGGAATTCAACATCTGTAACCTTTTCATATAACTTAGTCATAATTACATTCAACTTCTTTGCTACCTCAACAGCAGCCTGTCCCATAGAACCAGTTACATCAAGTGCAAGAATAACTGGAATTGTGTTTGGATGTTCCTCTGTATCGCAACACTCTCTAATAACATTCTTAGGATCAAGTGCAGAATCAATATTTCTCGCCTTAAACATATCTTGATTAGAATAAGAACCGCTAATCATACCATCCGTTGAAACACTCATACCCTTTGTTGTTGAATAACTTACATAACTATCTCTTGTCCATGAACCGCATCCCATATTATGCTTCCTCCTCTTCGTCTACTTCTGTATCATCGTCATCATTGCTACTCATATCAAAGTCGAACATTCCGTCAAACATATCACCCATATTTCCACCCATCATCATAAGTGGTAACATAGAACTTATTCCACCATTTCCATTCATCATGCCAGTAGAGCCATTGTCACCCTTCATCATCTGAGAAAGCATCATATACTTGAAGATATTGTTTGTGCCTTTCTTACCCTTGATAATGTCACTACCAAACATTGAAACAATCTTGCCATAAAAATATGTATTGCCCATAAATACATGTCTTTCAGGAAGTACAGTTTCGATTGTTGAGTCCTCATAATTAATGACCGTAATCTTTGTCTTATCAGCTTCAATAACACATCTAGGCTTGCCATTTACAAGAATAATGTCACCCTTCTCTACCTTATTAGTTGGAATAATAAAGAAGAATTCCTCTCCAATATCAAATACAAAGTTACTACAGTTTGTGAGCTTGCCAGTCTTGATGTTATATGTCTTATAACCACCATTTGTCTTAACTGCAATTCCACCATTCATAGAAAGTCTACACATTCCACTTCCTACCTTGCCAAACATACCATTTAAAAAATTGTTCATCATATTTATTTCCTCCTATAATATAAAAATTATTGTTTACAAATATTTATTCTCTCAATCTATCCAACACTCTCATCAAAACGTGTCTTGTAAGATTCTTAACATCACCACTGTAAAATCCACATTCAATGTCACAAGCCTTTAGAACTTCATCAAGTGTTTTATTTTTCTCTTCACTCAGTAACCTCTTACAGTTCTCATATTGAATATCATTTGTCTCATGAGCATTTCTAAGATTACTTTCTAAGCAGCGAATAATATCAATCAGTTCGTCTTTTGACATAGATTTTAATGTACTGTCTGAATATGTTTTTCTTCCATCACCTATTGACATATAGTTATTCTCCTATTTCTATCTTCTGACCAATAAACTTCTGAAGTTGTTCATTTACATTATCAGGATAAGTTTTCACGACATAATCAGTGCAAACATGAATTTTTGTAATAATCTTATTCTCATCATACTCAATACTTCCAAGTGTTCCACCTGGAATTCTGATAGGCAAACAACCATCCTCATAATCACAAAACACATAATGTTTCCAATGTCCATTAGGATCAAGTCCAGCAAGCTTATCCAACTCTGTTGTGATTCCACAATAATATTCATTCATTTTTGAATATCTTGAATTTGCATATTTGTTAATCAGTTTCATGATACAGTTCTCCTATTCGTAATCTTCTGGATGTTCTTTATAGTTATCTACTACACTTTTCATATAACTGAAATAATCTCTTACAGAATCACTACTATCAGAAAATCCACTTGTCACTTCGTATCCATTATCGAACACTGCAAAGGTTAATAAACCCAAGCTATCTAGTCCTACTTCTATGTCACAGCCTTTATATTTACCTTTCATGATATTATTCTCCTAATCAGAATTATATATTTATTATTTACATCTTGATTTTATATACCCTAATTGGTTGCCCTTTGCTTTTATCACTTTCTTGTGGGTAATATGTATTACCAACCCATTTAAATTGTAAATATACTAATTCAAAATCGTTTTTATCAATACTACATTTTTCACATAACCCATGAAAATTTTTACTCAAATTAAAACAAGTTTCTACTTCATTGTCTTTGTACCAATTCATATTTATCAAAAATTGCGTTCTGTTATTACTGATACCACTATAAAAATTTCTCATCTCTACCTCCAATCTTCACAAGAAAGAAAAATTTCCTTCGACTTTTGAGGTTTTAAAATCCTTATTTTTCAAGGCTTTCGTAACCTTTCAATTTGTTATTCTCTACTTTTTATTCATTTTCTTTACAAATTCACGATACTTCCTTGTATATTCGTAAGAATCTCCAAAAATATTATTAACAGCCTTATAAAGTTTTGGTTCATATTTTTGAATAATTTCAAGCTCATTCTCAAAATCTCTTCCAAATGGACAACCTGCACAACCTGTTCTTGGTAAAGCATAAACAACATAACAATCTGAATGCTCGACATTGTAAGCGTTTTCATAATCAATTTTGTCAGAATCTTTATACCAAAATAGAGGTCTATAATTATCGCATCCATCATCGCCTTCGCTAAAACACGACTTATAAGATGTGGCTCTAACACCACCTTCTGCTCTTCGCACACCAACTATATTTAATTCATATGTATTTTCTTTTATTAATTTATGAGAAACGTCCTTTTTTGCATACTGACAACATTTTGATGAAATTTTAAATGTTGGTGGATTTTCAATAATAAACTCTTTAAGCCATTTATTATTTGCAATATTAAAAGCATTCGATTTCTTTAAATTACACCACCACAGCAAAGCAGCTTTACATTTTGGATATTCATTATATAATTCATCAAACGATTTATCTTCCCATTTAAAACCATGTCTTTGAAGTCTATCTATGTATTCAGCAGCTTGTTTGTTTATAAACGGTTGACCATATTGTTTACATGATAACGGAATAGGTTTAATTGCCTTATATGGTTTTATCTTTATATTATATTTATTTTCCAAATATTTTAGATGCTCTTTGGTCGCTTGATATTCAAGACCAGTATCAAACCAAACATAATCAACTTTATTGTCTTTATCGCATCGCCATACAATATCAAGCATCACGTCACTATCTGATCCACCTGAAATCGAGCAAACTATCTTTTTATATTTGTGGCTGTTAATTTTTGACCACGCTCTTATTAAATTGTCTCCTATTATTGAGTTTACAGGACAATCCTGTAATAATTCTTCAATTGTATTAGCTTTCTGTACCAATATGTACTTTCCTCACTGAAATTTATTTCATTTCAATGAGGTAAAGCCATACTTAGTGAGTGTCTTTTTACGTCACTATCACATTACTTTTTTCGATTCATATAAACCAATGATCCGTTTTATGAATCATTGTGACAACCTTCGCTAATCAAAGGCATTAAATACATATGGTGAAAAGCTAACCAAGTGGTAGCACAGCCTCACAGATTCGTTCAATACTGTTGACTTCACATTTTGTCATTTTATGATTTGGATTATCTTTGTTATAATCTCGAATAAACATATCTATCCAAAAATCTACATACTCATCATCTGACTCCGAATCCATTACAGTATATCTATCAACTGTCTTGTAATTTCCTTTTTCTGTCACATAAGACAAATTTATTTTATAAACTGGTAGGGTAATTTTTGTTTTTAAGAAATTTTTAGGATGAATTCTTTTTAATTTTTGTTTCAAATCTTCATCAAAAATTTCAAATGTATCAATTCCAGTCCTCAATGAGCAATTTTCAAAAAAATCACTTGGATGCACTACTTTTCACCACCTTTCTTATATTTAATTCTCTTATTTACTTGGATTCCCATAGCCGAATGGCTTAGATATGATTAAAAATTTTCAAAAGAAAGATTGGTTTACTTAGAAGTTAATTCTCTTAACATGGCGATTTTATTTCTTATCTTGTCTCTATGCATAATTACTTCTTCTCTGTCATCGGTAGTAATGAATTCTGACCAACCAATCAAATCTTTCTCAATGTCTTCTATAAGTTCTTTCTCTAAATTACTTATTTTTATTTCAGAAAAATCGTGTAATACAGGCTTATCTTTTTCTTCTATAACGAATAATGAATATGGGGTAATAACTAAAGTAAACTCAGTACCCTCTTCATCAAACCATGCCATCCCTGTACCTGTTGTGTGATATTGAATAAAGGCATTTAATAAATCTACTGGTACATCTGTCAAATAACTTGGTGAGCCGTGAAATGATTTCAAATCAAAATCACACCACCCATATTTAGGATTACTTATCATGTTTTCGCCTCCAATATATTATTCTCCAAACTCACAAGTGTCACATGTCGAAAAATACTTATCATGGTCTATGCAACATTGTGGTCTTTCATCATTTTTATCAGTCTCAACAGTCTCTTTTCCATCCATAATTGCACCACAATTAGGACAATATTTTGATTTTAACTTCTGATTCGCATAGTTCAGTTTATATACTTTTTTATTACAGACTGAGCAATATACACCTTCATTTGCGCATTCATCTAATTCGTACCAATAACCATGTTTTCTACTATTTTCTTTAGCATCGTCTTTTATATTGTCCATTGGAACTGACATTGTTCCTGCTATAACATTTGCATTAAGAAACTTTGATAAAACATCTCCAAGTATCAATTCTACGTTATCTACTAATATTTCATTATTTGGCATATATAATTTATGATATTCTAACCATTCATTTATCGTATAAACTTCTATATTGGCTGATATGCCCATTCTTTCTGCCATATCTAAAAGACTATTTTTAGTATTCATTGTGGACGTAATAATTGGTTTTCCTGTTACATATGCTGTTGAAATAAGCATTGCCGTTTTACCAGTTCCACGTCCACGATTTATAATTCTCATGTTTTCACCTCCGATGCCTTATTCTCTCAAAGTCCAAGGATATGTTGCTTTCCTGTGAAGTTACTCAGATAAAATCTTCTGGAACATATCATCTACTGAGTCCAATAAGTCATATCTCTTATCAAATGCTGCTGTTGAGCTTCTTGCAAATTTACGCTCAACCATGTCGATGTAGTAAGTCATTGTTCCATCATCGCCCATATAGAACTCATTCCATTCATCATCAGACATCAATCTTCTAACATTCAACTGGTCGATTGCAAGATTATCAAAGCTAACTACCTTAAATTTCTCAATAATATCTGCAAGATTTTCATATAGCCAATTCTGCTTTACAATAATGTTTTCATGATCTTCTGAATAAAAATCATCACCACGTCTTAAATGTTTATAACCAAGAATCAACATCTTCAGATTATTATTCTCTAAAGCTTCTACGTCCGATGGTTTTAATACCCCGTTGATTACATGAATGACCGCATTTGGATATTTCTTAATAAGTTCGATAAATTTTTCTGTGGGATTTACAAGCGATACACCAAGACCATAGATAAGTTTTTCATTAACAAGTCTTCTGATGAGTTCCTGTTTTTTCTCAAAATGAATCTGATTTACCGTCATGTTTACAATAACTTTTCTATCTTTGAGTTTCTGTAAGAATGGAATTAAGTCAGGATGACTTGTAGCATCTCCGCCCCCAAGAGCAACTTCCTGATATGGATGAAGTGTGTTAATGAATTTCTCATTCAAAATATCTCCAAATTTTCCTTCTATTGTGCTACCTTCATGGCAGAATGGACATCCCATATCGCAAAAATTACAAATTTTTATATCCATATTTTCTGCAAAGGCTGGCACAAACTCATCATCTTCCGTTTCTCTAATCTTTGTTCCATCGCTAAAAATTGTAGTTTTAAAGTTACCATTTATGTATCTTCCTAATAATTCCATTCTTAAAATCCTCCTAAATTAAATCAACCATCGTATCCATATTCACCAAACGCAACAATTTTATCTCCACTTTTACTTGTATATCTATCTACAAATGTTTCAAGACTACTATATTGCCATTCCTCATAGGTTTTGGCATCCTCGTCTACAATATTGTTCTCTTTTGCATATTTGGTATAATACTTTTCTTTCGCAGATTCTGACAAGTCTGACCAATCTTTAGAAAATTCATCTTTGTTATTTTCATAGTCTTGTGCTGCATATTTCTTATCATCATCTGATAAACTATTTGCTTTTACAAATGGCTCAGAACCCCATTTATCAAAAAGAAGTTCGCCATTCTTCCACTGTTCAAATTCTTCCTTGCTACACATTGTAAGTGAATGTGTGCTTGATGAGTTAGTTTCATAAACTCCACGTCTAATCTGTCTCTTCATAAGTTAATCCTCCGTTCCATATGCTCTTGGATACTCATGATTAATAGCATCCATATTTACTAATCCTGCTTTCTTCATATCTGACCAATAACAATATTCGTCACCATCCTGAATAACAACATACTTCTTATTTGTCAGATATTCTTCTAATGATATATTCTCTTTTTTAAGGAATCCAATAAGCATATCTTCATCAACATACCCTGTATATGGCTTATCAAAATGAAAATATCCATTATCGCCTTCCCAATATTCGATTGTATCAATTCCCCAATCTTTCTCTTTCTGTTCAAGCCACTCATTAAGTTCATCCTCTGTTTTACCATACTTTTGTGCATATTCACTATCTTTATTCTCTGGATGATTTTTATCAGCGATTGAATCTGAAATCATAGGAATAACAATCCTTTTAAGACCAGGAACATATTTTAATGCAAGTGTTTCAAGCTTCTTATAATTCTCATCATTATACTCATGTACTAATGAAGCACAAGCATACAACCACTTGTCATGAAAATTACCTAATGCTCTAAATGGACTTCTACCAAACTCCATATCACTATCCCCAATATGCCATTCGCAATCTTTCTCACCAGTTTTCTTGTCATCCCACAAATAAAAATCCTTTGCAATCTCGTCTGGTGTATAGTGTTCATCATTTTTCATAATGCAAAGTGAATGCTGACTACTTGAATTTGTCTCGAAAACGCCTCTACGAACCTGTCTCTTCATATCATTAATTTCCTTTCATATAAACTTCATAATTATCGAATTCTGGCTTTAAACCACCGTAATTTGTATAAGTACCCCAATTTGTTTCTTCTTCGCCTTCGTTGACATACATTCTGTCACTAAATCCATCTGAATTATCATTACCTGTAATAATTACCGAATTACCAAATAAGTATCTAAATAGCTTATCTGAATCCGATAAGACATCATTGACAAAATCTTTTGTATCACCTGAATGATCAATATAACCATCAATATCATAATAATATCTAGTTTTACCACCATATTCCCATGAATCTACTTTTAGTTCTGGAAGAGTATATTCAATATTATTACTATCTAAAATATCCTTTAACTTCTGTAAATTTTCATCTGCCTCATCTTTGTTAAAACTTAAAATCGCAGTAATTAAATATGAAGCCTTATTATATAAACTATCGTATTCATCATTTTCCCAACCAAATTCGCCAATTTCAAAATCAATATGACTAAATGAATTATGTCTATACTCACTTTTTGTAATACAAATCGCATGTGTACTACTTGAATTAGTTTCAAAAGTACCTCTTCTAACCTGTCTCTTCAATTTTTTTACCTTCTTGCTTTAATATTCTCTCTTTGTTACCAAAGGAAACCTGAAATTCTTATTACTCTACTTTCTATTAATCCATTCCTTAAATTCTTTGAAATCATCCTTTGTAAGCACAATATCAGAATAATAAAAATCCTTATTCATAATAATCGCCCAAATCTTCTTCAATTTTTCAAAGAATGGTCTTTGCTGAGTGTAAAAGTTACCATTTGTATATGATAAGAAAGCATAGTCGCCATCTCCATAATCATGAATTTTAAAATGAATACCTTCGTCACATCCACACTTACAACTTACAATCAATTCATCATCTTTAAAATTTTTAAATACTGCCATAATAATATTCTCCTTTCCACTCATCCAACCAATAGAAACTGTCAATCTGCTTATCAAGCTTTCCAACCTGCTCTCTTAGTTCAGATTCTTTCTTCTTACTATCTGTTCTCTGACACCTCTCCCATAATTCATCACGCTGCTTAGTTAATTCTTCATATTTATCAGATACATCAATCTTATCTACAACTGAAATCTCAATCTTTTCACCGCAATGAGGGCAGAATTTAATTGGAAAATTGTCTGTCTGCTCCCATTCGTCCTCCCAAGAACCAACTGTTTGTGTATAGGAAGTACAAAATTGTGGAATATAGATGCCATCATCTTCATATTCTCCACCAATATCATTTATATCTTCACCTGTAAATACAATAGTTTTATCCTTCTGAATTTCATCACAGCAATGCTTAAATGGATTATACTTGTACGAATGAGTGCCATTAAATTTTAATCTAATCAATTCTATTTTCATATCTTTATCCTTCTAAACATCTTCCACATAAACAGTAATACAACTTCCAATCTCACCACTCACTTTTGGGAATACCATTGTAATACTATCTATGTAATATTCTTCTCCGTCTGTATCAATGACATCATTAGTATTGATTATTAATGGAATTTCGTTCTTTCTCATATAATCTAGCGTCTTAAAAACTTCTGATATATTCTCTACTTCTGTATATCCAAGAAGTTTATAATCATCATATCTGTCGCTAAAACCAACAATTCTTATATGCAAGTTCTATACCTCCTTATATTTAGTTATTCTCTCTTTTTTATTTTGGAAAACCGTGTGTAGAAATGCTCTTAGACAAAATTAACAGGAAATGCTTCTTTCCTGCTAACCATGAATATCCATATAAGGATACTTAATTCCTCTATATTCCTTATAACCTTTTGTCAAAAGTTTGAAATTCACATTCTGTTTATAATACCCTTTGTATCTCTTTACTAAAAACAAATGAGTACAACTGCATTGAACACAAAATTTGCTATTTTGTTTGGCTTCATTTTTTGAATAATAATATCCTTGAATTCCACCACAACAAGGGCAGGTTGATACCCATACTTCTCTTGTTAAGTTGTGTATTTCTTCAAATGGAATTTCATGGAATATTAGACCTTCAGGAGTTACAAGATAATATTTCTTTTCACCAACATCTATGCTTTCTGACTCAATTGACCTCATACTTTTATTCTCCCATCTGATCTACAATACTCTGTAACTTATCAACATATATTTGAGCTTCTTCCTTGTTGAAAATTTTAAAGTTACATGGAACAATAGCAGCTCCGCATTTATCAAAGATTCCTGCATTCTCCCATGCTTTATAGAACTCAACAATGGTGTCAAAATCTATATATTCACTATCTGGATTCCACCGAAGAACTATAATATCACCTTCGCTTGGATGTATCTTCCTTAGCTTAGTCATATTCTTCTTAATGAATTTCTTTTTCTGTCTCTTATTCATACTATTATTCTCCTAATTACTCAGTCTATCTTTGTCATATTCATACATTGAACAATCTTCACAGTATAAATCTTGTTCTTTGCAATCTTCACAATCGAAACATCCACCATAAATGCCACCATTTTCATTCATCTTACAGGTATTACATTTACAAGTTTCACATGATGTATCCACTCAATCACCTCCTCAAATGAAACGTGGTTTTCCTTGGCTTTTTCAACCTCTGAAAGCCTTGATTTTAGGGCATTTCAGATTGTGTTTTAAAACGATAACAGAGATTACTTACAAATCCTTCTATCTCGTTATGAATATTTGCTGTATCATCTTCCATATACTCAACGTACAGATAAGACAATGTATCTTCTTTATCCAGTAAGAACTCTTCAAAGTCATCTGATATAATATTCTCTGAAAAATAATTAATAATCTCTTCTTTGATACAATACTCATATGAGTATCGTTTTAATAGTTTCTCGCTTGATAAGTCGGAATTGGTGACTAAATCACCAACCCAACTACTCATCTCCTCATTTAATCTTTGTATTAATTTATCCATTTTAATTTACTTTCACCTATATAACCCTTCTCAAACTCGTACCAAGCATAAGCAACTGCACTACCACCACCTGCTCTCATTTCATCAAAAAGAGCGTTCTTCGCACATAAAATACGACTGCTTGAAACATAAACACATTTTGGTGGGTACTTTTTAAATAATTCCTTACGAGCTTTTCCTTCAAGAAACTGAACTTTAAGAAACATAAATACTCTGCAACCATCAGGAATTAATGTCATTGCATGTTCAATAAATTCTTTTGCATATTTGTATGGGGGATTTGTTAAGATATCGCCATTCCAAGGCTGATTATATGTAAGAAAATCAATTTCACCTTCACCATAACCTCTATCGATCAGGTCAGTGGATCGAACTTCATAACCGAAGCTCTTTAATCTTTCAGATAAATGTCCTTCACCACAGGAACATTCCCAGATAGGTTTGTCAAATGTAACACCACCATCTTTTAATAAGGCATCAATTGCAATAGGATCTGTCGCATAATAATCCTCGTTCTGTCTCTCCTTGTCGGTGTGATTACTTGCACCTAAAGTCTTAAAAATACTATTCTTATTACCTGTCCAATCTTTTTCTGTATTATTTTTCAAATTTGTTCACCAATAGTAGCTGCGCAGCTTTACTCACATGTGAACGTTTTCCTTTCTTATAAAATTATATCTACATTGTTACTTAGTTTCGTGACAAGCCAAGAAACCAAAATTTCTTGCTAGTTTCTATCCAAATAAACTATATTATCTACATTGTAATGAAATCTACCTATCTCTCCATCAAACCTACCTTTAACATACCACGCATAAGGACTGATACCTTCATTCATTATTTCTGCAAGTTCATCAGCTTTTCTTTGATGTTCATCAGCTTCATTCTGCATAGATAATTTTTGAGAATCCCATATAAGATTTGGAATTGTATCTACACACTTTCTATACATTTCAGACTCTTTTATATATTCTCTTATCACTTTTGTCATTTTGGGAATATTGTCTTTTAATATCGGCTCATTGCTAAGTTCATATGGATATAGGATTAAAACTCTTTTGTCCATATATTCCGTAGATATTAATTCCTGTACATAAAACTTTGGTTCATTCAAATTGTCACCTCCCAGATATTTATTCTCTAATTTCAAATAACTTTTCTACTGCTTTAACTCGCTTCATATTGTCAATCGTTCTCTTGACTTCCTGTTGCCAAATACATTCCCATCCAGAAGGAGCTTCATGCTCACTGACTAAGACAATATTTTTCTCGCTCATCTTCTCAGCCCAATTCCAGAATCTGTCATAATCAAAATTCTTACTTGATCCATACTGTTTCGTACCCTTATATGGAATATCGCAATAAAATAAGCAGTCAACTTTATCAGAATATAACTCTTTATAATCTCCACATTGGAATTGAATATCTTCTAACCTTGGAATCTGCTCTAACAAATTTCTCTTAGCTTCATCGTAATAATTTCTTTCAGTTCCAGCTTTTGTATATACGATACCTGAGTAACCTCCATCAAAGAATCTTCCGTTATAGCTTGAAAGAAAGCCAACTGCACCAATATACCAATCTGGATATTGGGATAATCCTTTATTAAAACACTTTCTTACATCTGAGTAATGTTCTTTTGTAATAAATTCTGGGAGATTTTGAATCTGATTTAGATTCTTGAACATTTCAATAAGATATTTATGATTGTCAGAAGCGATTTTTATATCACATTGAACTTTGTCGATTACATTACAGCCGCCGCAAAATGGCTCTATGTATGTTTTGATATTATAATCTCGCAATCTTTCTTGAATAATCGGTAAAATATTATCAACTATACGAGATTTTGAACCCATATATTTCATAAATTACTTGGAGTAAGGAATTCCTTCTTGTGTACACGAACCTCGTCTCCTTTCATTGTTCTTATTCTCTTAATTAAGTTGCACTTATCAATAAATCCTGATTAGCATATTCAGCTACTCTCTTACTTCCAACCTCAAAAATATCCTTGTCCTTCTCAAAACATATGTAATTTCTACCTGTATTCAAAGCTGCAACTGCAGTGGTACAACTTCCTGCACACGAATCAAGAACTAAATCTCCTGGATTAGTATAGGTTTTAATAAAATACTCACACGCTTCAACAGGCTTTTGACATTGATGTAAGCTACTTTTCTGAGTGTCCCACTTGAACTGCAGAACATCTCTTGGGTATCTTTGTGTACTACCACCACCTGAAATACCAGTCTTTGTAGCACCATAACAGCTACCATCTGTTGTATGTTTTGTATAAGAATGAACAGGTGTATGTCCTTCTGTCATTTGTGGATTGTAAGTAGGGAGTTTCTTATAGAAAATTAAGACATTTTCGTGTGCCTTCATAGGCATTTTCTTTGTATTTAGATGACCAGTTGCTTTGGTTTTTTCGATAATCCATTCATAGCGATATAGCTTTTCATTACTACAAGCGAGTCTCTTATCAAAAGGTGACTGCGCCCATAGTGCAATACAACCGTTATCTTTGATGATTCGATTGTAATGATTCCATAAGCCATCTTTCTTATTCTCGTAGAACCAATCTCTTGTATATTCGAGACTGCTATTTGTTACTTGAGCTAACTTAAATAAATCTGTTTCATAAAAATATTGACCTGATAACTCGACATAATCATTTAACGGCATTTCACATTCCCAAGAATTATTAGTCGTATTATAAGGAAGATCCGTAAAAATAAAATCTATTGACTTATCATCAATCTTTTTCATACCTTCAAAGCAATCTTCGTTGTATATTTTGTTAATCTCTAACATTTCTTACTCAGAGCAAATCCAGATTTAACGCTGCAGCAAATCTCTTGCTCCTTTCAATGTATTATTCTCTTATTTAATTCCTTTGATATTCTTCTTTAAGACATCGACAATGTGAAATTGTTGTATTTTTCTCATTGCAATACAATTTAGATATTCCTTCCAATCAAATGTAGTAAGCACTTCAATAATATCTTCTTTTAATTCTTCATTATTTATCTTGATTTTATATTCTGCCGAATAATGTTCATCATCCTTTAATATCTTTCCAGCAGATCCATCACCCCAATAGCACATACGAACATCAAAATCTTTCTCGTTATATCCCTTGCTATCCTGCCGATATATAGTGACATCCTTTAATTTTGCGACTGGTTTACTATTTAATTCTCCACTATCAGGTCTGCGATAAATATTAAAGCAACAATGTAAATCTCTATCTGTATAATGCTGGATACCTAAATCTTCACTATATACCAAATCAAACTCATACATTGACCTTGTGTTATTCAATTGACTTATAGGAAGAATAAATGCAATTGTATCTGCAATTTCAACTGACTTCTTAAAAAATTTCTGTGCCATATTTAAACATCTTCCGTATGGTGGATTTCCTATTATCAGCCTTCCCCAAAGATACTTTATATCAGCACTTAAATAATCCTGCTTAAAGATATGAGTAAAATTAGATTCGCACTCAGGTTCAATATCATAGGCAAAATGTGGTAGTTGCTCTGCATGATGAAGAAAACTGCCATTCCCAACACTAGGCTCAATAATCTCTGATATATTTTCTTCGCCAACAACTTCAAAAACCTTATCCCAACAGTAATTCGCCAATTCTATTGGTGTGTAATACTTATCATTTTGTAGTTTCAATAATTAGTACCAAAGCGGTTGCAACCTTTAAAGCCAGCTACTAATTATCCTTTCTTTGTAATATTCTCTTTTACTTGGATTTTTGAGCGACTTGCCCTTGAAAATTCAAAAGAAACTTCGGTTTACTATGTCTTTTGCAATATCATTTGTATCAACTTCACTATGAATTCTTGCGTCAATAATATATTTTCCGTCTTTACATTGAATATCTACCATTGTCTCATCCGTTCCTTTCCATATCATAAAAGCAGCATAGACTGAGCAATTCATGATTTCTATCAGTCAAATAATTTACCTTTTCAGTTAATTCTTTATTCTCTTTTTCAAGTGCAGCTATTTTATTTTTCAATATATCTTCTGTTGAAAACTTCTGAGTTCCAATCTGCTTATAATCAGACGAAACAGTTTTAACAGAATAATTGCTAATGTAATCTGTTGTTCCATCGGAATATTTAATAGTTGGTTCAAAGAATCCACGCCTCTTGCACTCATCACAATGACAAATGGATGAAATATATCCAACTTTGCCATCACTATTTTCTACATAATCACCTTCATGAAATTGAATATCTGTTGTATTATTCTCTTCTGGAACAATTGGATCTCTGAAGTTAAGTTTTAAATATCCTTCACCCACATTTTCTTCACTAACAAATCTATACCCAAGGTTTTCGTATTTCTTAATTGTATCTTTTGCTTCACATATTTTTACACCAACTGTCATCTATTTATTCTCCTCATCTTCGCCTAAAATTTCCTTTCTTAATGAGTTCCAACCATCATCATAACCATCGCAATATTCATCCATATATACATCATTGTGTGTCTCATCTGGCAATTCTTTTAATGGACACCAATTTGGTTTTTCTTGACAATATCCATTTTCACTATCAACTATTCTACAAAGAGTATTATCATTTGGCTCATCCATTAATTCACAACATGCTTCAATACCTTCTTGTATTTCTCTACAAAAATTACAATCACAACAAGTTCCAGGCATATCTAACACTAAAATAGCTTTACTCATACATTTAATCCTCTTTTCTTTGTTTTTATATGTATTTATTCTCTGAAAACTCAGAAGAAATTCCGCTTTACTTGGATTCTTTATATTCAACATATCTATACTGAAATTTCAAAATTGAAAATGCATCCTTCTTCTGTAATAATTCATCAGGATACTTTCCTCGAAGCGCAGCTTCATTATCTTCGTCCTGCCAATCTTCTAACGGAATCCAATTATCATTAAAACCTTGTCCACCAAGACTTACTTGATAAGGTCTACACTGCTTAATATATAATTTCATTATTCTTTCCTTTCATATTATGTTATTCTCTACTTAATCTTCTTCTCAACCACAACAATCGTGTCATTGTGCCAACCACCATGAGGAACAAGTAAAATTTCCTGAATTTCAAAGCCATACTTCTTACCAATACCACCACTATTCCAGCTACAAGTAATTACAATACCATCTTTCTTTACGATTCTTCCTATCTGCTCCTTCTGCTTAGACCAATATGAAGCTTGTGTTGTCTGCATATTTACTGTCTGTCCAAGATTTTTATAACATTCACTTACCTGTCGTGGCGAGTATGGAGGATCATACAACACTACATCTACTGAATTATCATCAAATATCTTTAAGAAATCCAATGCATCCATATGATAATCGGTATCATACTGTGTATCTAAGTCATTTGTTACTGTTGCCAATTTATTGCTATTAGCAAACGGATCAACAATCTTACCAGTTGCATATTTCTCAATCAGCTCTTTGATTGGCTTGATTGAAAATGTATTACTACTTGGCATCTGCCAAATTCTATTTATTATCATTATGTATCAGGAGTAAACGCTGCGTTTTCGGTATACCAAACCTCTTACTCCTTTCTTTTATTCTCTTAACCCACTCAAGATCCATTCAACAGTAGGTTCATTCCATCCATTACCCATCAAACTACATCTTTTTGAGTATGATAACCAACGATTGTTAAGCTGAATTTTTGTAAAATTATCAGGCAATCCCTGCAATCTTTCATATTCAACTTCTGTAAGTTTTCGTGGTCTACCCCTATCTAATACCTTCTTTTCCTGATATCCACCTGACACGCAAGTTAATGTAGACATTTTGAAATCTGGATTAAAAATACGTTTGCACATCTCAGTTGTATTAACTTTCAACTCTGCACATACACGCTTTTGCATATCCAAGATTTCAAAATCTTTCTTATAGAAATATTTCTTATCTACACTATTCTCCATAATATCTTTCAAAACTAATGGAGACTCATCAGGTAATTGTCCTAATGGTATGTTTGTCCAATAATATCTTTCTCGATTTTGAGAACCAAATAGAGAAGAGTCTATCAATCTTACTGAAAAAGTTTGAATTTCACCTGTCTTTCTATTTCGAAATTTTATAATTCTTTGTTGTCTCATATAACCTCCGTATATATATCAAAAATTTATCATATGGGGTATTGTTTTTTACAAAATTACATTTACTACAACACGGAACACAATTTTCATAAATATAACCTATGTCACTATTTTTTCTATCTATTCCATTACCTCTGCTATTTTTATTCCACTCTGATGAAAATCCTCCACAATAATGACAAGGTTGTTTTACTATATTTTTAAACTCTTCAACTGACAGTTTAAACTCTATTCCCCTATTTCGTGCGTTACTTCTATATTCAGAATACCTTTGTTCTCCATGTTTATATTGAGGATTATTTTGTCCAGAATTTCTATGATTAGAACAATAAATACATAACGTTTCACCATTTTTCTTAAAACGACTATTTTTTCTATATGCTAAATCAGAATAATGTACTGTATGTATTGAACCGCAATCATCACATTGATATTCAACTATTGCGTTGCTCCCTTCTGGTAAATCCTCTATTTTAACCATGATGGTAGCATTAGGGACTACACGAGTTCTTCCTCGATCATCTTTGTCTCTTGGAATCTTATACCCCAAACTCTCGAATAATTTTGTATTTCTACTTCTTGCTTTTACTTTAACTTCTTTAGTAAGTAATATCTTCCACCATCTCCCATTCATCATCATTGTAATAATTATGTATAATTTCATCTGTCATTGTCTTCAGATCTTCGTCACTACTTGGTATTACATTCTCAAACATGAAATATTTGGGCTGAATTGCCCTAAGACACTCAATTGCTTTAAAGAAAATTCCTGACTTACCATCAAGACCATTATTGACCTCTTTACTTTCAATTCGTACTCTTGAAAGTGACTGGCAACAAGTTCCTGCCAACAGTAAATCAAATCCTTTGAACTGTTCAAAATCCGCTTCATATAAATCGCCATGATGTACCACAAACGGAAAATGGTACTGAGAAACTGCTATGGCTTCTGGCAAAATTTCATATGTATGATATTCTCTTATAGATATTCCGAGCTGCTGTAACGCATACAATCCTGTTTCAACGCCACCACATAAACTTAATACTCGTAGCCCTTGAGAATTATTTTTTTTATTATTCTCTGTCAAAATACACTATTTTACAGAGGTTACGTAACCATAATTACCTAGGAGTTACTGCTTAATTCCTTTCTTCTTAATTATTTTGTTGTAAAATCCTATGGAATTAACACGTCTGCTAAAACCATAAGAAAAAAATATTTCTTGTTACTTTTTTGGAAAATTTGGCTGACCAGCCTTTGAATTGAATTACTTCTATATTAGATTATTCTCTACTTTACAAATGGATTATCCATAATATGGTCATTAATCATATTTTTAAATCCAAAAGGTGAATCAATCACCCTATCTGAATATTTGAATTGTTGTAAAAATCTGATTACATCACGAGCATCACCAGATGATAATGGCATAAATGATACGTACTCTGGGTGACCTTTAATACATACAACAGCCCAAGAATAGTCGCTATGTAAATGAATATCAGTTCCGACATCCATCATTGAATTTATTAATTGATGACAATCATTGACTAATCTATATGCGTCTGAATATTGGTTTCGTGCCATTTGCATCTGTATAGTAGATTTTTGCAAGTCCTTTAATTCAGTCTCAAAGAACCAAGTTCTTAATTTATTTCGTATTTTATCTTTTATTTTCACGTTCTCACCTCACTTTACAATATCCTAACAATCTGTTCATACAAACAAATATCTCTGTCATTGATTGCCTTATTTAAATGCATATGACCAAACAGATGTTTTTTGTATTCAGTTGTAGCTTTCACTTCTTCCAAATAATTAGTCAATATATCTGATTCATATAATCCTTTACCACCCATAAGATACAAATCTGATGTAGAAGGGCTATGTGTAATAATATAATCAACTATATTGTTATTTTCTTTTAAAACCTCTAGTCCATACTGCATTTCTTCATCTGTTGGCAATTCCTCTTTCCACCAAGATAAATCCTTGATACGATACATATACTTACCTTGCTTATCAAGCTTCTTGGCTTCTTCTCTCCAATCCTCATCATTATAATCAAGAATGCCATCTTGAATATCATGACTTGATGCTCCACCAAAAGCAAAAAATTTCTTATCTTCGATAGTGAAAACCTCACCACGCATTAAGTGAAGTACATTGGATCTTATTTCATGAACCTTACCTCCATGCCATTCTTTTACAGGATAAGTCACAAGCCTTTTATGATTCTCGTGATTTCCGTCAACAAATATAGTTGTGAATGGTTTCTGATTTAACCAATCCAACCAATATTTTTCCTGTTTGCTTTCACCATCTCTGTTCCATACAAGACCAAAATCGCCAAGAATAATTACAATGTTCTCATCTTTATTTCCAGAGAAATCTTTCTGTTCATAGAAACTATCTTTACTTAATCTTACAGGATTTCCATGTATATCGCCTGTTACAAATACTGCCATAATTTACCTCTTACACACTAAAATCTCAACATCCATATCTGCAAAAACATCTTTAATCTGTTCTGAGACATCATTCCAGTTCAACCTATCTAACCCACAACCAATTACAGGCATTGCAATCTTTTTGATATTATTCTCTAAACAAATCTGTTTCATCTTTTCGAGTGCGAATTTCATTGTGATAATTGTTGGCTTGTGAAAATATCTCTCTTTTGTAATAAGATTAAATACTCTACCCTCTAATAGACAGTCACCACCAATTCTCTTATGAGTATACTGGTTAAGATAATCTGGATATTTTGTCTGCAATTTTCGTTTCATATCAAATCTTTTATTGAATTCAACTACAATTCCTTTACCCATTCCAAAATCTGCACTAATACAATGTGCTAAATAATAATCTTCTGGTACTTTAAATAAGTCTTTGCGATCTTCTCTATACGTCATTTATTTCACCTCACTTATTCGTAATCATATCCAAAAACAACAACTCATCTTTCTTCAATGTAATATCATAATCTTTCCACTTTTCCATAAGCCCCCTTGTATCAAATCCATGTGGAACTACAATCGCAAACCCATGCGGTGTCTTATGACAATTCATATCAATAAGTTTTATACCAGAAAAATGATTAATGTCTGATAAAAAATCTGCTACTAATTCTCTATTATCAGTATCAAAATCAAATAGCCATTTGCTCTCATCACGATTTTGTACCTGCTGTGCAACAGATGCTAATGTGCGATTTAACCGAGTCATACTTAGTTTATCTCTTAGCAGACGGATAACAAACTCCTTTCTGATTTTTTCTTCATTTCTTGAATTAACCGACCTATACAACCTTGTCTGTTCACCAGGAACTCCTTTAGCTGCAAAACTCTTAAAAGCTTCAATTACCTTGTCTTCATTCTCTTTATACTCAAGAATTGTTTTTGCTCGTTCCCTGAAATTTGGAATATCTTTGTTGTCCTTATTACGAGAACGAATCAGATATACATATAAGTTTGACATTGTATTATTCTCCTTAAATCCACCCAATATCTCTTGGTGTAATCTCAACATAACAATTTGGTTCACATGATTTTCCAAAATTCACGCCAATGAAAATACTTGTGCCTCTCAATGACATTTCTGTACTTGAAATCTTACAAAATTTTGTAATATACCACGGCAATTTATTCTTAATCCATGTCATTCTCATAGTGTTGCTTTCAGAAATTTTCTCATACAGTGAACATATTTCATTTTTCTTTGTTACATGTTCTTTTCTATCCTCAATAATTTCATCCATACATTCCTGACGCATCTTGTAGTACTGTTCGTCAAGACTCTTTGACAATTCAGATAACGATGCCTGAATACTTTTTAATCGTTCATAACTATTTCTATTTTTCATGTCTTAACCTCCAAAATTTCATAAGAAATGTGCGTTTCTTTCTAGCGTAAAATATATACCATATATAGTATATATTGCTTATTAATACTATATATGGTATATTTGTAACAATTACTCACTTAATTCTGCAAGTGCCTTATCCAGATCCTCATCAGACATGTTCTCAAGTGCTGCATCCTGTCTCTTAGCCTTGATTTCAAGCAATCTTTGTCTCATCTCAGCATTTTTCTTAGCGTCTTCTCTCTTCTTTTTCTCATCCAACTTCACGCCAACAATATACTTAACAATTTCAATCTTGTTAGAAATCTCCTCATCTTCCTTTGACTTAGTATTCAGAAGACTCTCTTCCTCAGACTTCTTTACTTCCGCATTGAGTGTCTTAAATACTGAGTCCAGATTTGTGAGAGATAAATCCCACAAATCAATTACGTTAATCATTCCTCTGAATGGGAACTGATAGTTTGCTCTTGTTGCATTGATAAATAATTCGTTGTTTGTCATAATAATAATCTCCTTTTCTAATTCTAATTAAAACTTAATCTTCATTACACGCTCTGTTGCGCCCTTAACCTTAATAATTAAATCTTCTCTCTTTGTCATAGAGAATCCAATTCCTGAAAGCTGATCATCAGTATCTTCTACATGACACTTAGCACCTAAAGCCTCGAACACTCTCTTATGCTTCATTAAATCATTATCAAGGAACTCAAGATAGAATCCATTAGGCTCTTCGCTATTTACACAATCCTTCAAGAAAAAGAATAAATGTCTATGACCAATTCCATCCTGCTCGTCAAAATAGTTTGGACTGTAACTAATTACTGATACAGGAACAAACTGATTTGTATTTACACCCCAAATCTCACGGCTTGAAATAGATGAATTTCCTGCTAATTTCTCCTTAATTGAGAAGTTTCCATTCTCATCGAGTGTTACTTCTGCAACCTGAACTTTTTCATCAGTTCTCATCGACTTATCGTAATCAAACTTGTAAATTTCTCCATTAAATTCAATCTCAGCTCTAAATCCATGCCTTACGCTTCCTGAATACTGATGTACAAAGAACTTATAAACACCTGGTTTCATTCTTGACAGGTCTTCCCAAGTAATATTCTCTACTGCAACCTTTCCATCTGGATGAATAATATCAACGTCTAACTGACCACCCATTCTTGAAACACTTGGCTTTCTACAATTACTAAAGAAAATTTCATTCTTATTTGGCTCAATACAATGTGCATCAAGATCGTAATTATCATGACCATCTTCATTCCACTGAATAGAAAATCTGAGTACACCATCGACATTACCGCCAGCAGCTTTTACATTCTGCTTCATATCAGAGTCAGTAATGTTTCCTGAATAAGCCCAAGATAATCCATTATTCCATTTGAACATTGTCTTAGCGTCAGGATTAACAGGCGCAATCATAGAAACAAAGTTCTTCTCATGTTTATTCTCTACAAAAGCTTCAATCTCCTTTGCAGTTGGAAGTACCTTATCAATGAAATCCTGTGCTGAAATCTCTTCAACCTTAGAAAACTTCTTAGGACTTACAGCAACATCCTTTTCCATCTGTCCAAAAATATCATCTGCACCAACCATTCTTCTTGCAGCACTCTTGTTTGAAAACAATACATTATTTACAGTAATATCATTCAGATTAGCAAATCTTCTCTGTAATGAATCCATATATCCAAGTTCTGTAATGGTCTTCTTCGCATCCTCAAGCATCTTCTTTGTGAAAATAGCCTTTGGACGCTTATAATTGCTTGGAGCGACAATCTGCTCATACTTCTTAACTGCTGTGTCAAGATCCATATCCTCACTTACATTGATAAGAAGTGTTCCAATAGAATGATTTCTAATTCTACCGATAGCCATACCTGCTGTTACCGACTTCTCCCAAGCATATAAATCCTTTTCAGTATCAGAAGTTAGCTTATCATATTCCTTCTTATACTTCTTGAACTCTGTGAGTACGCCTTTCCACTCTTCGCCCTTGTAAAGTGTATTTGAATTGATAAGTTCAAGAATTGTATCAAGTGCATCCATAGTAATCTCATCGAGAGAACGCTTAAATACGTTTCTTGTATCTCTAAACTGTCCTTTAACTTCCTCATTAGAACGACTACTTCTATTTACGAACTTACTTGGAAGCTCTAAGAAGAAATGATCCCACTGATGAGACTTTCCATTAATTTCTTCAAAGTTAAAATCTGTGCCAATCTTAGGGAACTTAGTTGTATAAATATCTGTAACCGTATGAGCTTTTACAAAAGCATCAAGTGCATCACATACTGGCTGATATGTTGTATCACCAAGATTCAGTTCCCAAATCGTATGAATCTGGTTATCCTTGATAGTGACAGCAGAACCAATATTCTTAATAAACTGTCTACAACAACTGCAATCATGCTCTCTACGCTCTCTGAAAATCTCATTTGTACCAGCAGGGAAGCTATCAAGATATGTATTCCATAATTCATCCTTATCTACATTTACCTCAAATAAATGTGTTGCCTCTTTCTGCATTTCATCGAAGTGCTTCTGTAAAGCCTTCTTAAACATCATAAATCCATCCATGTTTTGTACCTCTTCTTTCTTATATTTATTTTTTGTTAATTGTTTCTACTGTTATATTCTCCGTTTATAATTCAAAGGAAACGAAGTTTTCTTGTTAATTATTTGGAATATATTTAATTGTTCCATCTTCGCTTTCTTTTTTCCAAAATACTTTAATGTATATATCTCTGTTATAATAAAGTTCTTCCAGTAAAACCACATCATTAATATCCCATTCAACAGGATATACGCCACAAAATTCAACAATAGATTTCACATTATCAAGCTCATACCAATCATCATTTAGATTCCAGCAACCATCTACTGTATCAACTGTATATATCTCATATCCATTTCTTTTAAGTAGATCTTCAAGGGCATCTTTTGATTCTTCTTTTAATAAAAGTATCTGAAATAAACAATTTACAGTATCATTATCTGCCAACCTATCAGCAATCATATTCTGTATTTCATTTTTTCTATCTTCACTATTCATTTATTTTCACCTCTCTTCCAAAGAAAATTTTACTTTGATATTTCTATTTTAATTTCTGTTCCTTCATAATTGCCTGTTATATGCCTTTGGGCTACAGATATTCCCTCTTGATATTCATTAATAATATTCTCTAAAGATTCCATAATATCATAAAAATCTTTAAGCAACCAAGGATGTGTATAAGATATATGAATTCCATCACATAAAAATCTCCAAAGAAAACTCTTCGCTTCGTTTTTACAATGCCACTCATCTTCATATTTAAATTCCATAGAACCAACATAATCATAATATTCAGAATCATCAACTACTACGTCTCTATTAGTACAGCCAAAATCTTCGGCATTCCTTAAACTGTAATCACCGTCTGTATATAATGTATAACTAATATTTATTTGCATCTTTTCACCTTTCTTCCAAAAAAATCGGACATTTAATTCTTGTTATCATTTACCTATTTTCATCCAACCATTTTAAAAAATTCTTGTCATATAAATTCGGAATATCATTTCTGTTTCCTTCTACAAAATTAATAATATCCTGAATTAATTCTTGCATTCCACGAACGTTTAATTCAAATTTGTAATACTCTATGCAAAAAATAATATACTCTTTAATTTTTCTGCTTCCATATTTTCTATTTTGGTTTATTAAACTATGATATTCGTCCTCTGTTAAGATATATTTTTTTACTGTTTGATGTACTTCCATTTCTTGTATCTCCATATTTCACCTCATAATTCAAAGAAAAGAATTTTACTCTTTAAATGCATAGTCGCTTGCTACCCATTTATATCCACCAAATTCAAAATGCCAAAGATTATCTTTTCCTAATTCTGCATCAACGACCTTTCCTTCGACTTGTTTCGCAATTCCACAATGTTCTCCGTATTCCATATAGCTTTTAATTATCTTTTTCATACAATTCTACCTCCTGAAATGCTACGTTACTTTCATCTTGATTAGTTTCTTTGCATTTCTGTCTTCCAACATCTTAAAAATCAAATGCTCTACCAACTGAGCTAATGGTACAAAACTAGGCTGGTGGGATTTGAACCCACGAATGACAGAATCAAAATCTGTTGTGTTGACCACTTCACCACAGCTATCAGTCGGGTGTGAAATTTACCACACCCTTATCTTTTTTAATTACTTAACTACAGTATTGACACCCTGAATTTCAACCCAGCCATGTTCCAGTCTTGCTTCTGCTTCCTTCATTCTTATAAGTTCATCAGTGATTGAAGAACTTAATTTACTATTAGCTTCTGCCTGTGCCTGAGCTTCTATGAGCTGTGCATCAGCTTTAGCCTTTGCTTCTGCCTTAGTTACTTCTGCATCTGCCTTTGCCTTATTAATAGCTGTCTGATTGTTAATTTCCTGAGTTTCGGCTGCCTGCTGTGCTGTAATCTTTGCATTAATAGCTTCTTGTGTCTTCTCATCCACAGAAATGTTAATTAATGATACATTGCTAATTGCAATTCCATAAGGTTCAAACTTCTTATTAAGATAATCAGTTAATGCTGTATTAACGTTTGCTCTCTCAGAACCAAGAATGTCTGATACCTTATAATTTGCAACAACTTCCTTAGTCCAGCTAATAATGTTTGGTTTGATGAAACTATCTCTTACTTCCTTACCAGACTGACCTCTGAATCTTGTAAATAAATCAGCTACCTTATCAGGACTATACTGATATGTAAAAGTAAGATCTATCTGCATAGCCTTACCTTCAGATGAACTTGCTGAAAAGCTGTCATCATCTTTAGAGTCTCCGTCCTTGCCAGACGTTAAATAACTCTGTTCAAGACTCACCGAGTAAAGTGTCGTTTTTACAGTTGGTGACTTTAAATGCCATCCTTGTGTAAGAATATCGCCTTTTACTCCACCCGACATACTGTACTGAACGGCAATATAGCCAGCAGGCACACGTACACTTGATATTAACAATAGTATTGCAACAATAACAATTACACGTACTGTTATAATTCCTCCAATTTTCTTTGTTTTTTTCATCACTTTGTCTCCTTTTCTTCGTTATCATTATTTATTTCATCTGTCGAAAATACCCTATTTATAATATTGGTAACAAACTCACCAATTTTTGAAAATAGAGGCGACAGTAGAAACCATAAAATTATCATTCCTATAATGACTAATATAAAAAATGCCGGCATTTATATATTCTCCCTTAGATTCCTATTTTCTAACATTTCAATTCGCTGTTCTAACTCATTTAATCTCTCTTCATCATAAGTTGTTTTTTTAAACATTCCAACTTCATTTTCTTTACAACAAGACATGTAAAATCCGAATAAAAATGAGCTACATATAATTGAAACTATAATTATAATCATAATAAATCCAATCATTTAATTTCCCTCCTTTCATTAATCAGTGGTAGATTTATGTTCTGTCTAGGATTACACTTTTTGCTAAAATACATTGTAATATCCTGCGTAGTTATTTTTCTCCCTTATATTCTTTTAGAATATCTTGTAAATTGTTATAATGTGCATACATAAATTGACCATACCCATTATCTTTTTTGAATCCGTCTAATTGTATGTATAAACAAATATCAGATAAGGTTTCCACTACTTCGATTTTTATCTTCTTTTTCAATACGATACTTTTGAACAATGTTTTAATTAACATTAATTATCCCTCCTTTCTTCACATTATTTAAGAAGTTTATGTAATTATCAAAATCCATCTTAATATACTTATAATTAACATCTTGTGATGGACTATAATTCTTATCAGTAGCATTCTTCTGATAATTTTCCAACCAGGTCGCCAATTCAACATCCTTTTCGGTTCTGTAAGCATATGCTGTTAATGCCATTAATGCTGCCTTGCATTGTATATATAATGGATTATTTATATCTAAATACACATCCACGAAATCCTGGTATTCCTTTATATCAATATCCTCTATATCATCGGCAACATTTTCTTTAACAAATGATAATATTTCATCATCACAACCCGTATTCTGTTCAGATTCATTATCATTTGTTACCTTATTATCAGAAGACTCTATATTATTCTCTGTTTCAGTTGTATCAATATGTAAAAAATCATTCATAAGCCTTATAAGTAAATCAATCTTACCTACAATAGTTGTCTTTTTCTTGGTCTGTTGATCCTTAAAGTCAGCCATTGATATACCATTGATTTCTTTGTCTTTGAGTTCTATGTTATATGCATTTAAGAAATCTACGAAACGACTATCTTCTATATTATATGTAGTAAATTTATCAAACACTGAAATCCACATTGGCATTGTTGTAGGTGTAAATAATTCCTTTGATAAATCTTTGTTATTATCACCTAATGCTAGTTCCAATCTGTTAAACTGTGAATTCAATTTTAAAAATTGCTGTTCTGTTGTATTTTCATTGACGAATTTATAAATCGAATCTAAACTCGCTCTCCACGATTCACGAAAGAATAACAACATAATTGATTCAACAACAACTCTTTCAAGTTTTCCTTTAATTGAATTATTATTTGTAAACTTACCGCAGTTTTTGAAAAATGAATTTTTTTGAGAAATCTTTTTAATATGTCCAGCAATATCGGCTGATACGTTGAGTAATCCACCCTGTTCTTTATTCATACTTGCATGATTATTGTAATCACGAATATGATCGGCAATCTGCTCATCGGTACAATCAAAAAACTTTGTTACATTAATATTAAAATTATTAAATCTTTTCTTTAACTCATCTGGTAAATCTTTATAATATTTTCCAATAACATCAAAAACTTTCATTTCATACTCAGGAAATCCTTCTTCATCAGGCACACGATTTCCATTATCATCTAAAACATAATCTCTATACTGAATTAAGTGTCTTTCCGCTCCTGCCGAACCAATCTTAATTCGATTCTCCTTAAAAGCTTCTGCATATGAAAGTCTCTGCAATCCATCAATCAAATGTGATATAGTTAATCCCTTTTTCTTCTGTTCACAAAGTATAATTTCAGGAATTGGAAGATTGCTAAGAATACGACAGAAATATCTATTTGCTTCTTCCTTACTCCATTGAAACGGTTCACGCTGCAAGATATAGTTGCAATTCATATCCCCATTTTTTTTATCTTGTAACAACGAGTACATACTATATTTATCCATTCTGTAATTTTCAGATTCGCTAATTTCAATAATTCTATCTTCCATATTTACCTCCATATTATAACCACCATCATTTTTATTTATTGAGAACATCGAAAGCCCTTTGTTCATTTTTATTGCTTTCATTGCACTGTTATATTCTCCATTAGAAATACCTAATTCTTCTTTGATTTTCTCAGAAGGAAAATCCTCCATCCGCATAAGCAAGATATTTTTTTGTATTTTAGATAATGAATTGAGAAACTTTTCTACTTTTTCATCAGAATCAAAATTAAATTTACATTCATCTTCTATATTTATTCCTGAATCTAATTTCTCTATTAAGTTATTATCATCTTCCGTATGTGCATCTAATGAGATATTTTTAATTATCGTTGGAGTGCCGTTTTCGTCATAAATTATTTTTCCTTTTTCATCCGTGACAAGATTATTTCTTTTTAGTCGAAATCTATTATCTCGCATCCATGTATCAAATTTTCTTTTAATGTTTCCTGTTAAATATGTTTCAAAATTTGCTTTCTCTGAATTAAAACTATACACAGATTCCATTAAGCATTGTATAGCGACATCATATAAATCATCATATTCATACATATCAATCTTCCCACGCCAAATCTTGTGACATAATTTTTTTAATTTTTTGTTTTCATCATCTGAATAATCATTAATGATTTTCATCATCTCCGGATTACTATTAATAATCCTCATCATCTCTTTATTAATCATTTCATCTACCTGCCTTTCGCAATTCTTTATTCATATATTCACCGAAAGACAATTCAGAATTCATAACTTTAATATGTTTAGTTTCTCTTTTACATTTTGGACACTTACAATATCTATCATGTCGATTTCTTTCTCCTGGTTGAAAACTCATAGTCTCTACCATAGCAATTAAACAATTTTTACATATCACCATAATTAATCCTCCAAAATATCATTAGCCATTTTCCAATATTCCGTTCTACCTTTATAATCATCGCTAGTGACTTTACTAAGTTCCAATTTTATCTTCTCAATGTTGTATCCTTTGACTATCGCATCTTGCATAACCTGAACATACCTTATACACTGCTTTATTCGTTTATGTTTATCTCGTATGTCATCAAGTAAATATCCTATCTTTGCTACCTTATGAGCTTGTGGCTTCTTGCCATTATGTATTTTCTTATATTTTTCTAATGCATGATTAATATCACTTTCTGCACTATCGCACTTTGATAGTTCAGTATTTAATAAATTTTTATATGTAATAAGTTGATTGTCGTCCCAGCCTGCTAACCCTAAGATAGAATTGGCTTCTGATTCAATCTTATCTAATAAAGCATAATCAAAATTACCTTCATCTCCTGTATAAACATTTGCATTTCCTCTATAATAAAGAGATTTATCAGATTTCTGTCCTGTATCCACATCAATAAGATTATATTTCTTAATCCATGAATATTTCTTTCTACTGTTCTGTACTAACGACCTTGCTTGTTTGTAAGTAAACCTCTTAGCCATAGAACTCGAAGTCGTTATCATATACTCACCTAATTTCATAGGATTTTCCATAACATAATTCTTTCCATCTGTTAATATAAACAAAACAACACTCCTCTCTGATTTTTAGCGCACTTTAATAAGCCTTGGAAATACCAAAGAAAAATTAAAAATGCTATTAAATTGTGATAAAAAATTGGAAATTTTGCTGATATGCAATTGACTTTTATAACTATTACTATGTATAATTTGAATGCATACTGATTATTTCCCCAAGAAATAGACTTTGTATGTTGCTTGACTAGCCAGCTGCCAACTTTCTAGTCAAGCATTTTTTATTTCCTCTTCCATTATATTACTCCAAACATACGTTTGTGTCAATATAAAACCAAACAAATATTCGAATAAATTATCTTAACAGAATGTCATGCATAATTCCTCTTTTAATAATATTCTCTATATCCTGTTCGGTATTGAATAGCTGCATATGAGGGATATAAGCATCTTCGTTCACAATAATTGTTTTTGATTTTCTTACTAATAAACATCCATCATCAGGAGTTGTGATTTTCTTTGAAGAGGTATTATTATCAAAATCCATTGTTAATATAACAACATTTTTAGGATTTTTACCTTCAGCTTTTAACTTTTGTAATCTTTCAATTGCTTCATCTATACTTGCGTAATCATAAGTTTCTGTCTTCATAATGTTCTCTCCTCACTCTTATATCATAGCCAAACTAATTTTCATTGCTTCCATAACCTTTAAATTATCTTCAGCAGATAATTCACCAATTTTAAATTGAATCCTATCTTTATCAATTGTCGAAATCTGCTCTAATGCCACAACAGAATCATATTTCAACCCATTAAGGTTGTTCTTATGTATTTCTACATGTGTTGGCAATTCCCTTTTAGATTTTGTTGTTATGATGGCAATTATAGTGGTAGGGCTAAACTTATTGCCAATATCATTCTGCAATATCAGTACTGGTCTTCTACCACTCTGTTCTGAACCTTTAGAATCATATTTAGTTATATCAGCGAAATATATTTCACCACGTTTAATTTCCACTATGTTAGCCCTCCTTTCTCTGTTTGTTCCTTTGATATTTTGTATTATATACTCCACTATATATATTGTCAAGTATTATTACAATTATTTTTTATATTTATTTTTTCTTTTATATATGGTACTCTATGTATATAGGAGGATTACATTCATGAAATTATCTATTCAAAACAAATTAAAAGAAAAAAATATGACACGTTACGAACTGGCTAAAAAAATAGGCGTAACATATCCAACGATTGACAAAATCTACAAAGGTGAATCAACTTCAATTAAATTTGATATTTTAGAGGCAATTTGTAAAGAACTTAATTGTTCGCCACTCGAAATATTAGATACTGATGACTATCAAATGAAGCGATTACTAACCTATGCAACTGAAATTAATAAAGCAAGTAAGAATAAGGACGACACAAATTAATCTGTATCGTCCTTTACATATCACATATTGTCTAATATATCTTTCATTCCCACTGCTCCGTTTGCATAATTATTAACTGTCGTATTTACACTACTATGTCCAAGCTGTTGCTGTACAAATGCAAGATTTCCATTTCTGTTCATTATACTGGCATAATAATGTCGCATCATATGTGGAGTGATGCCATTGCCATAATTTTCAAATATCTGTTTAATATTTCTTTCTGTTGTACGTGTACCGTTTTTATTTATAAACACAGCTTCTTTGTCTACAACATTATTCAATGTACTTCTGTATTCTAACCATTCTCTTAATGCTTTTAAAGCAGATCCACTAAGATATACTGTTCTATTTTGCAGTTCTCTGTACACACCTTTGCCAAGAATAGTAATGTATGGCATTTCTTCTTTTAAATGCAAATTAGACAAATCTAAACCTGCAAGTTCAGATTCTCTTATTCCAGTTCCTCTTAACACTCGAAAGATAGCAATATTCCTATTTCTTACACATTCATCCTTTTTCCACATTATTTTCTCTTCCATATCATTAAGCTGCTTTTCTGTTGGAAGTTTTTTTGTTAAATTATTTCCAGATGGAATTCCCTTATAGGTTACATCTTTAAAGAATCCATCTTTAATTTCAGTTCCCTTTACTCTACTCATATAATCCCAAAAGCTACTTATAATATGTTTCCTTGTTTCTAATGTAGTTGGCGACATTCCATTTTGTTCTTTTGTCTTTAAATATAATGTAATATCTTCTGCCATGATATCTGTAAAATCCGATGGCTCAATATCTGAAATATTTGTTTTATTAATAAGTTTCTCTTCAATAAACCAATTGAGCAAATCTACAATAACTCCAAGATAATTTAATGCACCTGCTTTGCTTTCAATTTTAACAGTGAAATATTTTCTCGTATATATAGGAAGATTCAACTCATCCAACTTCCTGTTAAGCTTCTCTGCATTTTTATTTTGGACTTCTATTTTATAACACATAATTATCAACCACCTTTCTAAAATCTCCTGTATAATAATTCTCTCTTTTCTCTAATGCTTTTGTATAAATCTCTTTATAATCATCACAATACCTTACTTCCATATTTTTAGTTTCAATTCCACCGCATAATATACAAGTAAGATCTTTAATATGAAATTTCTCACGTTGTTTCTTACGCTGAATTCCTCTTGCTAACATATTTTCTTGCATACATTTTAAACATATGAATCGACTTGCATGTTTTGGATTTCCGTTCTTATATCTACTCAAACATTATTCACCTCATTTTTTTGTAACAAAAAAAGAAGCAGACAATTTCTGCTTCCTTATAATTAATATTTATTATTTCTTTCTTTTACTTTATCAATTATTTCTTCTCTATGATCTTTATAGTATTGATCTGAAATTTCCTTTACATGTATTTTATGTGCTTTCTCAGAACACTCTTCTGAACAATATGTTCTTCTAAGTGTTTCAAACTTTTCCCCACAAATAGGACAGATTTTAATTATTGGTGTATTCGATTCCTTACTATATCTTCTTTTATTCGAATTTTCATCTTGTCGTTTCTTTTTTTCTATTTTACATTGTTCACTACATACATTTATTCCATGGTAACTTGTAAACCTCTTACCACAAATAACACAATCTCTAATTCTTGGCATTTTTCCTTCCTTTCAAATCAGTCTTTTTTATACTTATCTATAATCGGTTTAAAAAATCTATCTTCTGCATCTTTTCTAGCTTTTTCTGCATCTTCAATTTTTTTAAATTTACCGAGACTATAATTCTTTCCTTGAAATCCAATTTGAGCAACCCATAATTTTCTGGTTTTGTCAAAAGAAACTCCTTTTATACCTGAAGTATTATTTTTTGAAACTTTTTGAGTTAAAGTTTGTACAATCGTTCCATCGACCTGTGTACGCTTTTTTCTATTTTCATTTAATGTTTTCCCATCTCTATGATTTCCACAAGTACCAACCTTTTTTGCCTCAGATACCGTTCTGTAGCACATTCTTCCACATTTTAGACATTTACATTTCCATATAACTTTTCCATTTTCATAGCCAAAAGGCTCTAAAAACAATAAATCTTTTACGATTTTCCTAGTCATATCTAATTTTCTTTTACAACCACAAGACTTAGACTTTCCTGAAATTAATTTTCCTTTGTTAATTGCTCTAATTGTCCCACACACACATTGACATGTGTAATACTTATTGTGTGACGAATCTGTTTTATCTGACAAAGCAAGCACAGTCCAATCACCAAATTTATCACCTATATTTATTTCCATATAATTACTTTCCTCTTGAAAACAATCTTCAACTGTCTTTATTTTACCACTATAGTATCAACTTGGAAAGGAGCTTCTTCTAAGCTGCCCAAAAACTTATTCATCAACTGTTTGTCCATGAAACAAATCTTCGTCATCAACCGTTATTGTCATTTCTACAGTGTACTGTCTTTCCATTTTTATCATCCTCCGTTCTGCTATTGAAAGCAATTTTAATCTAACAACTTATCTACTTCAATATCCGTTTTGAAAATAACAAATGATCCTGGCTTCATTAATTCATCAGTTCTCTTAGTAGCTTCTCTCCAATCTAATCCTTCATAATCTCTTTTTGAAATTTCGATAAAATCAGTTTCGTAAATTTTCTTATGAGTCTTTTCTATGTCAACACATCCACTACTATTCAGTTCAGGTCTTCGTATTTTTACAACATACATATCATATTTCGTGTCGATTATAAGCACACTTGCCATTTCACAGATTCTTTTATCTGGCAATCTACTTATAAGTTTTGTTCTAATATCCCCCATATCCTCTTTATATAAATTTGAATCATAAACACAATCTACAAAGCTTCCAAGTACTTTCATATTATTACCTCCAAATTTTCCATAAGAAATCGTCATTTACACTGGTTTATATTTTTGACGATTTACTTTCTGTCTTTCTTCAATAATAAGATTCAAAACAATTGTTAGCCTCCTCTTTTCATTTGAGGAATCATCCTCTCCGTATATCTTAGTCAGTTTCCCCTCATATTCTTGTTGTAAGCTACATAATTCTCTTTCATATTCTATCAATTCTTTTAGTGTCATATTTGTCACTATATCACCTCTTCCAATCTTTCAACAATTTCTTAGTATCCATTACATATACAATAATACTTAACATCAGGCTCTCCACTAACATAGCAATACCCCATTTCTCTTATTAGCCTTAAACCTGAATTATACTGTTTGTCATTTGTAAAGTTATCTTTTCTTGCCAATTCATTTATAATTGATTCCATTTGTATTCTCCATCATTTACAGTGGAATTTTACCACTTCTATAATCTTCTATTTTAGTGGTTCTTTGCGTTCCATCTTTTGTATTTTTTATCTGCCATAGCACATATACTTGCTAATGTGTTGGTTACTATACTCTGTAAACCTTCCATTTAGTCAACCAATGATAAAATATCATTTCTATCAAAACCAATCAATTCATCAGATTCTATAATATCAGCCAATATATTAACAATTTCTTTTTGTGCTTCAGAATCCCATTCCATAAGCTCCTCTTTTATTATCTTTGCACCATTTGATTTTGCAATATAATAATCTTCCAGTGTAGCAAAGAAAAATTCATATTGACTATCAAATGGTGGCATTTTACTATTCTTCATATCGTTTAAATATTTTAATGTTTTTTTATTTTCCATCTACATTACCTCATTTCATCTGCTCATCAATCAAATCCAATACTTCGCATAAAGTTTTATATCTGCCTTCTTCCATGTCATTCATATTGCGATTTGCTGTTTCATTTTCTAAATCCTCAATAAGTTGCTCAATTTTAATTCTTAATTCGTCCACTGTTATACCTCAATTTTCTTTCCAATCTCTTCGTTACTTGGACATTTCTGTAACTGATTTACAGATATATGTCTACAATCATCAGGATTGTCAGCATTATCAAATTTCACAATAGCTTCTTCATCACTATTCCATGCATATTCCATAAAAGTTCCTACAAGTTCTAAACCTTTATGAAACACTCTATCGCCTTTCTTAAGTTCCATCTATATCACCTCATTTCACCACAGACACATCAATAACATTTAATCCTGCATCTTCCAAATCCTGTTCAACACAATATCTCAATGTTTCTTCTGATGATTCATCATCATAAAATTCTGCTTCTACTTTTACAATGAGTTTCGCTTTTATTTTATTTGGTTTGTCTTTCATTTTGCTCACCTCAATCTTTCACCTCTTCTCTTTGCCTACCATCAATATACCACTTAATTTTAAAATCAAAATCACTTTCTATTACATGATCAATGTATGACTCTAACTTGTTCATCTTAATTATAGATACATTATCTATATCTATAATAACAGGATTGCCAGATTTTGTATTAACACTCATACCATTTGCATTATTTGTAATTGGTAAATAATTTATATATCCATTCGAATCAGTTTCATTGTTTAAAAGAACTAAAGATTTCCCATCATTAGTTTTATAAATATCAAGTCTTTCCATTTACTTCACCTCAATTCCCATAATCTCACAAAATTCTTTATCCTTAATTACTTCTACAATTTTGAAAAATCTATGTGCAATCTCATTAAACATATCAGCCTGACAAACTGCTTCTGCTGCTTTTGGATGTTCGCTTTCCACAAAAGTCTTATATTCTGTTACAAGATCAGAAAATAATTCCTTTTCTTCTTCCATTTTACAACTAACACGCTTATAACTTTCATAGCACTCCTTCAGTTTATCATTTGGAATGCCTATAAATAAATTTCTTCTCAACATAATATTCTCCATTTCTATACCAAAGGAAAGTTAAATTTCCTTACCAAATGCTACTTTTATCTTGAGGTTTTCCAGTTTTAATTTCTAGTTTTCTGGTTTCACAACATTTTTCTACGCTTGCTTTGATATTCTCTTTAACACATAAACAGCTGTTCTCATTATCGCATGTTGTAAAAATATCATTAAGTATAACATGAATACCCTCGATTGAATTAATATCTATTTTGTTTCCAAATTCATCTGTATATATAATTTTCTTTGCCATATCTTCCTCCTTAATTTGATAGTAAACTTAGATTTCATTTAAATTACACTTCACTTTCTAAATACTTTATAAATCGCTCATCGCATTCTTCTGTTCGTTCAGATTCAACGCATTTTCCATATAATCTCCTACAATCTTCACAAGTAAATATTGCAGCTTTATTAACATACCCATGATTAAAGTCATATTCTTCACACAATATATCGTTTAATCTTTCAAATTGTTCTGTTGTCATATTTGTAATCTGATCTATAAGAGCCAGCTTCATTCTATCAATATTCTTCATACTAAATTCTCCTTGTGTTTTTAATTAACTATAACACATCAGAGATTTTCTGCCTACGGACATCGTTACCGTTTTATGAAAACTTGGATTCTTGTTACCCTATATCCCGACAATATTCATACTTTCCATTTTCAAAATCATTAACAAAAGTATTTGTAATATCATTGCCATAATTTAATTCGTCAATCGTTGTTCCGTCCCCACTACGAAGTTCATCAATATCATATCCTTTACTTTCAAAATAATCATTGATTTCTTTATCAAACATAGCTGCTTGTGAAGTCAGTTGTGCTAATTTATGCATTTTTCTTTGTATATCTTTAGATATTCTCATAATTTCTCAACTCCCATCTTCCAATGAAACTATTATTTCTTCCTATGTGCTTCATCCCATCCTTCAGGCTTTCTCGTGTCAAATCCATCCCAAATCTTGTTTCCGAATACCATACCACTGTGAGATTTACCTAATATTCTATCATATAACTCAGCTTCCTCTTTAGTAATCTCAATTCCTTTGTCGTATTCTCCTGGTGTATCATATTCATACTCTTTTGCATCAGATTTAACATAAAACTTAACCCAATGATTTTCCTGAGTAAATATATTATGAAACCATACTACGGCAGCTACCACTTTGCCTGTTTCAAATTCAGTTGTTACTTTTCTTTTAAATCGTGGATTATAAGCTGGATATGCGGGGAATCCATTTTTACGGCAATATTCTTTATCTTCTTCATCATATTTCTTTTTTAGCTGTTCAGATGGACACACATAATCTGTATATACTTTGTTACTATTTAAACCTGTCTCCGTTCTATGATAAATACCTTTAGTATCTGTATAACCACCACTTATAATTTTTTCTCCGTTAATATAATCAGTACCAAGTCTATCAAAATAGTGACGATTTCCATTCTCATCATACCTTGTAGAATATTTCTTCATATCATAATTATCATAAGCTGCTTTTGCAGCAGCTCCACCAAAAATTCCTAATGCTAATAATGCACCTAACATTTTACATCAACCTCCTTTCTACATATTTTTATATCTTTCTTCTCTCTTCTTAGCTTCTGATTTACTTAGAAATCTGTTTGGAATTGTGAATACAACAATCCAAGCTATAATTACACTAATTAATTCTATCATAATATTTACCTCCGTTTTTAAATTCCGTTCCCACAGTTACTATATTTTAATTCTATCATACAATTTTAAATCTTGCACTATATATCCAAGTGTTAAAATGATGCATATAAATAAGTCTTAATTCATGCTCAAATCCTTTAATGACATCTGATGCATATAAAAATCCTTTATTATATCCTTCATAATTATTATTGGGTTCAATAGTTATATAATCTCCATGTTTATGTACTTCATGTCCTCTTTTGCACATTTCCTTCTTAAATTCTTTGTAATCAAACATAGTAATCACCGTTCTTTCCATAAAAATAAGAGACTTGCTTTTACAAGTCTCTTACTATATTCTCTATTATTCTATTTGTTACTTTAACTCATTAACATTGCCATTTGTCTTAATATAATTATAGATAGGCATTTGTATCTTTAGCATAATTTCCTTTAATTTTTCTTTTGACAAATTATCATCTTGAGCTTTAATTAACTCTGCCGCCTCCCTTGGTATCTGAACACCATACTCAACAGAAAATATTATTAAAGCTTCTTCAAATTTTGTAACATTTACTGTTTCGACAGCATATTGAAACGCTTCTAATAACCCCAATTTTGTCATATTGTACCTCCAAAAATAATTATATACATATTATATCGCCAATGATAATATTTGTACAGCCTTTTCTCTTCCTTCAGAGATAGTTGCACAACTACACAACCTAATCCAACCATTATATTTTTGTGAAAAACACCTAACTTCATATTTTTGATTATATTTGTTAATTTCCAGATTGCCAGTATTACGATTTACTATCGCACATTTTGTTTTATTTACTTTAAATTCTCTTCTCATAATATCACTCCAATCCAATAAAAAAGACAGATAATATATAATTATCCGTCTCAATTTAATTAATATTATATTTTATTCTTAATTACAAAATTTCATTTTGTTTTTCTAGTAATATTAATAATGCACTCATTGTCATTTTTTGTATGTATTCATCTTTGTCTACTTCTTTTTCAGTTATTGGCTGTTCTTCATTAATAAAATCATAATTTACATATAATGTAACTCCTGAATTATCCTTACACCAAACAGCAACAACTGTGTCGCCACCAAATTCAGTAATATCTTCTTTAAGTTCTTTGATTAAATCTGAACATTCAAAACTAATTTTTATTCCTTGTTCGTTTATAAATGCCATTATTATCATTCCTCCAATTTTTTAATAAATTCAAACCCATTTGCTGTTGTTTTCTTTTTAGTTCCATTTTTACGATAGAACCAATCGCCTTTTACAATACCCTCTTCGACTATTTCTTTTGCAACTGGATGTTTTCTAGTTCCAGACCATTCTAAAAAAGCACATCTCCATTTCTCTTCAGTAGGCTTTTCTTCATTCTTTTTCTCTGCCTTGTAATCTGCAAGTAATCTATCAATTTTTTCATCTGTTAAATTTTCTATTCTGCTTATATCCAAAGAATAAAAATCTGTCTGATTATAATGATTACTTGTATGATGCCACGAAGAATACCTCAAACAAACTTCTTTTAAAACTTTCACAGGTAGTTTCTTAAATTTTTCCATTGAGCATTTTAATTCAATTTCCTGTTCTTCTATTGTATCAAAAATATCTGCCTTTGTCCATTTACTTAATGGTTTCTCCCCATTTGAATAAGCATCAACCGCATTGTTACTCATTGACCATCCGCTATATCCTGCCATATTCATCAACCTTCTTTCTTACATATTATATCACACTTTATTTCTCATCCTCAATATCTTCTAAGCTGTCAATTCCTAATTCTTCCATAATATCATCACAAAGACAACTTCCATCACATTCAGTTCCATCGTATATAACAGTCATCTCTTCAATATTTAAAACATAACGACTTTCTTTTTGTTGCTTAAATAACTTTAGTACCTGTCTTAATAAATATTCTTTCCTATCCATAAATTTTACCACCATTTCTAATAGTATCTAATTGTTTACTTAATCATAACACATAATACTTTTGCATATTTATCACCATACCAATCTTCAAAATCTGCATAAATATCACAATTTGCCATTATAGTATTATTGTATTCTTCTTCATCCATCAGCTCATATAGACCTACTTCCATATCCTCAGTATAGTTTCCATATGGTGAATCTTCTCCTAATGATCTGCAATTATCCGTATGAAAATTACTAGGATAATATTTTCCATTACTCACTGCTTCATATACTTCTAATTCTATATATTTATTTTTATATTCTTCTTTTACATCCTTGATTGTCATTTCATCTTCCCCCTTTTGAAATTTCCGTTTCCTATGCTACAAAATCTGTATCTGCCATATCAGATAAATTACTTGTTGTCTTAACACTTTTAATGTCATAAGATAATCCATTCTTTATCATTACGGCTTTTGCAAGGATTTCTACTTCCTCCGTATTAAACCCAGATGCAAATACAGTTTTCCCATTGTTAAAAGTTACAATATAATGATTCTGTTTCATTTTTAATTCTCTTTTCTAAATCGCTGATTCTTAGGCTTTCTTCCCAAGATAATACTTAACAATCTTTTTAAAATCTTTATTGCTTGCATAAGCAACTCTAGGCTTGCTTCCATCTGAATTAAACTCAGTTACACTTAAGATTGCATATCCTTGTACCGTTAATGTGGCAAGATATGCAAGTAAGTTCAATTTGCATCCAATACTGTTAAGTTGGATTTCTTTTCTTAGTTTCTGTACTTCTTCATCATAATTATCATCTACTTCAATAATGTGTGCAGAAGCATATGTATTAACTTTATACAATCTATTGTTAATTTTTCTTACCATATTATTTCCTCACTTTCTATTCAAATAATTTATCAGCTATATAGTTTACTTCCTGATATATATCTTGTATTAATGCATCCTCATTAATAGTATCAATATTATCTTCATACCATACCTCAAACTCTGTATATCCGTTTGTCTTACAGTATTCTAAATAACTTTCCAACAAGCCATATATCTTTTCTTGTGTTTCGTTCATATTACCACTTCCTATTTAAATAGCCGTTTGTTGGGTTATTCATAATAATCTTCAAGTTTGTTTTTGATATCTCCTAATCGAAAACCTAAATAATCAGCATCTTCTCCATCTGTTTCAATCCAATCATCAACTGTTGACAATGCATTATCATCATAACCGAATATCAATAATCCAACTGCATCATCTAATGTTTTTACATGGTCTGTATCTTCAATGATACACCATCCTTCGACAAACTCGTTATTTTGAGAATTACCACCAAGTTTATCGTTTTCTTGATAGTATATATTTGCCCATTTGTCAAAAATAGGACTTGCATTATTTTTCATTTGCATACAATATTACCTCGCTTTTCACAGTAAATCATCGTTTCATGTACTTATCAACTTCTTTTAACATATCACATTGCATCATAGATAATCTTCCACCACCCATACGTTTCGCAATATCATAAATTTGTTTTCCATCAGTTCCATTTTTTAATAAATTCACAAACGGTTCCCAATATTGCATTTCAAATGCAAGTTGCAACTTTTCCTCATCTGTCATTTCTTTTCCTGTGTTATACTCGATTATTTTTATTCTTTCATCATATTTACTCATAATTGTTACCTCCAATCTTCCTTTTAAATCCTCATTTCATTCTACTATCGTTCCATACGGTTTAGCCGCATCTCTTATAGTCTCAATAGACTTATACGGAACACCTCTCAATATAAGACCGCCGCTATATCCTTCATAAAATCTATGTTTACCCCAAATTGCATATCTACCTTTTTTACTCACATAACATTTCAGAAGTCTCGTTGCATAATAAGCGTTTTCTTGAGCATCGTGACAAGTTATTTGAATACATCCATTCGGATATTTATTGCAAATAAGATTTATCCATTTAACATCTGATATATTAACTGGATATAGTTGCTCCGAAAATTCATTATAACAATTTGAACATTCATATATTGGGTTCTTCATATATATTCTCCTTAAATTCCTACTTTTAAATGTATAGCATTGGTTTCCCATTCTTCAACTAAGCAATTAACAATATCCTCTGGAACATCTACATTTGCAAATCTTCCATCGTTTACCCAATCATAAGCTGCACTCCATCTGTCACTGTGCAACCACTCTTTGCCTATCCATTTAGAGAACTGGTCTCTTTGGAACTTGCACCATTCATAAAACATTCCTGTCTTTTCAATGAAATTTTTTGCCTTATTGACCATTTCCATGTCAGCTACAGGAAACCATCTCTTTTCAATTTCTGGGTAATCTCCATTCCAACCATCCCATTTTGAATAAATAATGTCTCCGTTTTCATCGTGGACTTCACAATCTAGCTTTAATGCTTCTCTTACAGCATCTTTTAAGTTATCAATGTTGTCTACTTTCTTATTTCCATACCAATCATAACATGTATATTTCATTTATGTCACCATCCTTATTCTTTTTATTCCGAAGGAAACTCTTGTTTCATACTTTGCATTCTCTATATTCTTTTTCAGTTAATAGTCCTTCATAGCACATATCTTCAAGCGTTCTATATACAGCATTAGCTCTCCAACTTGCATATGAAAAACCATCAAATTCTCCAATAAGTGCATCTCTGTTTTCTTCACTTTGTTTTTCTAATTTTTCTGCTAATATGGAATTACGAAAGAAATATGCTTTATACATAGCTGCTTTAATTCTAAGATTCTCAACTTCATATTCCTGAGAAACTAATTTCTCTTGAGCTTCTAATAACTGTAACCCCATATTTCCTAATGGGCTTCTTTCAATTCTGTTTCCAAAATAAGTATAATTCATATTTGTCACTCCATTTTTATATTAATTCATCAACTTCAACTACATCAGGATTATCACTAAACCATGAATCATTCTCTGCAATTTCCTTTAACTCAATAAAATCTCTTTCAGAATCAAAGCAATCGTTGTGTTTCAAATAAGCTACTTTCACCTTTTCTCTTGCATCTTCATATGACTCTGCCTTTACAATACCAATAGCCAATTCTTCAATTCTGTAAGCATATAAATTTGTAATATCCAATATATTAAGCACTCCTTTCCGCACTACAGAAGAAATCATCTTCTGTAAACACAGTGTTATCATATGCATCGAAAATAACTTCATCCGAGACATATTCGTTGACTTTCTCTATCATGTCATATGATGGTTCATCAATATCAACACCCATTACTTTTGCAAATAAGCATTCATTGACAAGTTGTACATAATACATACGCTTTAATTCAGTTAATTGATCTCTATTTAATTCTCTCACTGTCATGATTTATCGCTCCATTTCTGTAAATCCATTTCTCTTTAAATACTCTATGTAATCTTCAATATCTGATTTCTTTTTAACTTCAATATCTTCTTGATGATAATATCCATAAAAAGCATTCGTATATACCTTATATGTTTTATTTTCCATATAAACAATGAGGTTATAATTATTTGCACAATCACCACGTTTCTTCCAATTCTTATCAAGCCAAAATAGATGTAATCTCATGTCAAACCTCCTTATGAAATTGCTATTTCTTAATATCCTGAATTAAATCATTTATACTAATTCTGAACGCTTCTATTAAACCATGATTCCAATATAGTAAATCAGATTTAAGCTTGGGTGTATTATTATTTTCTTTTACATACTTCTTAATCATTCTTTCCCAATTAATATTATATTCTTCTTCCATATGTTGATAGATTCTTTTTAAAGTTATACAATTCCCCTTACTCTTATCTTCATTAATAGTAAGTAATGGCTGTATTAAATCTTTAACACTTAATTTTTCTACATCCTTATATTCATAATATTGATCTTCTAACTTTGCATCAAATATTGACTTATATTGCTTATTTCCATATATAATTTCAAGTGTTGTTGGTTTACTAACGTGTTCCCACCGCCACTCTTTAAATTCCTGTTCCCAAACAATACCATATACATTTGTCATGTTTTTATATATATTATGTAAAATTTCCTTTGATTGTAACAACTTAACATTTCTATCATAGATATAATTAACTCGCTCAGATATATTCTTTTTCCACAAATCAAAATCTGAAGGATTCTTTTTTTCTTCAATTTTTTTACAATAATTTAATGTTCCTGTTATAGCATAATCATTTTCATTAATTGAAGGTAATTAATTAACTAAACACATAAGCTGCTTTTTTAATTCTATGGACTTATTTTGTAAATCCTTATATATTTTTCCTTTTAATTCCAAACTTATTTCTGTCTTTTTTATCGTATCCTTATCTAAAAAAATTTTTTCATACTTCCCTAAGATAATTTTAATATCATTTATTTCTTTCATATTTAACCTCTTATTACCACTTGATTTGCTATAGTGGCATCTCTTTAATCTTCTCTCCAATATGCTCCATTGTATTCTTTATTTTCTTTCAAATACACAGGAAATCTATAAAGTTTCTTACCATCACCAAATTCTACGTATTCGTATTCGAGAATTTCACATTCCATGCCATAATCAGCAGGATCTACTATCTCAATATCAAATACTTCATGTGTATCTGTATTTACCTTGCAACTTGTTTCAATTTCTCCTTCATCTGCCCATACAGATGTAAATTTTCCATTTATTATCATGTTTTCCTCACTCCCATCTATTAACAACATTCCATATTTCCATACCAGAACCACCGCATACCATCGTAGCTCGCATATATATATCATTGCCCTTACTTTTGAAATATTTTGGATAATCATTATTCTTCATTTCCATCGCTCCAATCTTAAATATAATCCCACTGTAGATCTAACTTTAATAAATCTTCATTATGCATATGTGACCATAGTAACTGGAATTTTTCTAAAGTTCTATTATTTGAACCTTCCCATTTTCCATCTCGCTTAATAGCCTTTATTGTATCTCCTGCTTTCCATACATTAGAATCTCTAACGGCTGTAAAGATTACTGTTTTTGAATTTCGCTTTATTACATTTTCCATACTCACACCTCCACAATCTCAATACAGAAATCATCAGGATCATATTCACTGTCTTCAATATCCCAGTCGTTCATATATTCTTCCTTTGCATTATAGGCTTCTTCTTCAGCTTCGCCATAGGAATCAAATAATCCCCATTCAAAATCTCCACTGTCTCTTAACTGACCACCATCGTAACTGATTATATATTTGAACATTTTAATATCCCTCCAACCGTTTCCATCCATCATCAATTTGTTCCAGTGCAGTAGGATTTAAGCTATATAATTCTCTTTTAAACAACTCATCATATCTTTTATCCATCTGCTCTTTAGTATCGAACAATTCCTCATGGTCTAAGTTTCCTTTATCTAAACCAGACAATTTATATATCCGCAATTTATACATATTAATCACTCTCCTTTTAATGCTTTTTGTGCTATCTCATTAAACTCACCATACATTGATTTCCATTCTTTAATAATCTCTTCTGTTGGTTCACCAATGAGATTATATCTTTCCTGTCTGTAATGCTCTGGATTATCAGTATGGACTTCTTCTACATATACTGCATTTCCCATTTTACTTGCATCACATCCAAAACCACTCAATGCAAGTACAATCTGATATTTTGCTTCTCTAAATTTTGGGTCGAAAAACTCTGGGTTAACTACTACCAACTTGCCTTCAATATTGTCACTTAATGGTTTGCATTCGCTTTTATCAATGATTGTTTTCATATTAAAAATCCTCGCTTTCTATTCTATCCAACATATCCTCATCGACTATCCCTACAATTCCAAGTTGCTCACACATACCAAGCAACTTCATTAACTTAGTATGAGCTTTATCTGTTTTCGTTTCTGTATCAAATACTGTGTCATCGAATCCAAGCATTTTATAAATATCTTCCAACATAATTTTGCACTTCGCTTTCTATATTTCTACACATTTAATAGACCATTCAGGATGACTATTTAAGATACACTAATCTGTTCGTTACCTTACAATTCATCACACCAAAACACGACATGTCCAAGTTCATCTACAATTGCACTTTTATACATTTGTATTACCTCCTAAATATTCATCAATTTTTTCATATAATTTGTCACAAAGATTTAATATTCCTGCTGTTCCATTTTCATTATCATCATCATAAACTTCCTCTGATGCTTGATAAGCTAAGTCTGCTATTTTCTTTAATAGTTCTTTCATTTCGTTTGTTACCATAAGTTACCTCACTTTCTTAATCCCAGTCACTAGGCAATTCAGGATGACATTCATATTGAAAATCATCAGCATTTAATTGATTGTGTTTCAAACAATATTCCAATTCTCTTCTTGTTAGATCTTCACATAATCCTTTTATATCTACACATTTTCCATCCATTTCAGAATCATCTACATCAAATTCCCATATTGCTTTTACTATCATTTTTTTGCACCTCGCTTTCTCTTTATGAAACAGTTCTTTCCTTTGGTTTTATGCAACCTCTTTTATTTCCTTTACTGTTTCTTTCCAACAACTATCAATCAGTCCATAAACTTCATCAATATCATATCCATGCATCTTACATCCCTCTACACAAAAGATTGCATATTTAATAGGAAGTTTAACATCCTTATCCAGTTCTACTTCTAATACAGAACCACCACCAGACCAAGAATCATACAACCCACACATTGTTTCTTTTCCAAGAACTATATAAGATTTTGATTTTTCATTCTTTCGTGGATCATATTTTCCTTTTTCGTCATATTCTTTATTCTGTAATTCGATTAAATCAAACAAATCAAATAACGGCATTTTTACAAGAAATGTTACAGTTGCCATATGTGATGGAAGATTTTCAAATTCCTGTATGCAGCTTTCTATAAATTTGTCTTTGTTTTTATCTCTATCTACATAATATCCATCATCCCTATGTACTTGTTTACATGCCTTTCTTAATGCAGTTGCTTTACCTTGTGTTTTTGCTAACCATAGCATAGATGATTCTTTGTCAATACTTCCATCTCCTGAATTTCCATACCAATTCAGAACATTATCGCAAACGCAATCGTAATTCCAATTACCACAATCCACCATAATATTTACTTTGACTTCATTATTAAAATCCTCGGCGTTGTAATAAAAATATGTATTTTCTCTTACATACTCCCATATCTCATTAAAATTATCTGTAAAATACTCTTCCTCTTCATCCGTCATTTCTTCACGAATATCCTTTTCAAACTCATCTTCTCCATACTCCATTGCATAATCCATAGCCCAATCAGCTAATTCATCATTAAATGCCTCTCTTGGATTATCATGCTCAAATATCTCTTTTAAGAAACTATCAGAAAGTTCTCTTTCTCTGTAGTCAGTATAAATTTCGATGCCACCATCTTCATTTACACCCCACATTTTCTTTAATATTTCATCTATTCTGGTTTTTAATATTTCTATTGTCATATCAATCAACCTCACTTTCTTCCCATAAATCAATCAAACCAGGTAATACATAACCTAAGTCTATCCAGCTAAATTCATCAAACTCTTCAAGTTCTTTAAGTTCGTCTTCTGTTGGAATTTCCGCACCCATAATTCGCTTTACATCATTTTCTGTTCCACCAGCTTCAAGTATTCTATGTAATGTCATTTCTAATGCACCAGAAATATCATCATTTCCTTTTACTGTGATTGCATTCCGTGACCAATATTCATTGCAAAGATGAAATGTTACAAGTGTTTCATTTTCTTCCAATAAATCTTTTAACTCAATCATTTCGCTTACCTCCTAATTTTTTATATTTCTCAAACACTTCTTCGCATCTCGCTTTATCACTGCTCCAAAATACTAAATGCCAGGAATAAACCCATTCTCCATTTTCAAAATATTTATATTTCTCTTGGATTTCCCATCGTTTATTCCAATGACTTCCAATTCCTTCAACCATTTTGTATTGCCGTAATTGTACCATTTCGCTTACCTCCTACATATCCTGATTCGCTATACTATCTAATTCTTCAACAATACTATTCATATCTGTATTAGTAAGTTCTCCAACCGCATATAAGATTTCTGTCAATTTTTCATATGCTTTAGCACCGCCTTTGGTGAATGGCTGCCTTCCACCATCTTCATCAATTATTATCTTGTCTAAGAATGGTTTTTTACTTCCTAATGCTACTAAAATATCTTCTAATGTATTCATAGTCACACCTCCATATTGTTGTTAATCCATGCATTAATTTTTGCTGTAATTGCCTCTGTATTATCAAAGAAAATACCTTTATATCTGCCAACAAAAATTAAATCCCAATTTAAACAAATTGAAATATAAACTTCTGTTTGAATTTCATCGTTAGGACAACAGAAAATATATAAATCTTTTATATCTTCATCCGTGATTTCTCCGTAATCTTCCCAATCATCAAATGTAGTTTTATATCCAATTCGCTTTATTGGTGTAATTAAGTCACCTGATTTTACTTTAAACACACAATCAGGATCACCCATCTCATACCGTGAATCTCTTTGCAATATAATCATTTTACATTCTCCTTCCAATAAAATAAGACAGACACATATGTTTGCGTCTGCCTTATTATTCTCTGTATTATGCCTCTTTGACTTCTAAAATCTCGTATTCAACATCGCCATTGTCAAGTCCGTAAATTCGCTTACATTCTTCAATAGATGATACTGTACAGCTTTGTGTTCTCCATTCCCAATTACTCATTGCATCTCTGTACTTAAATGTTATATTAAGCATCTGCATTTTCCTCCTTTGGGGTAATTAAACTCCTTAGATTATCTCTAATATAGTCACAGAAAGCATCAATACTTCCATTTCCAATAGTCCAACAACTATCCTCGTCATAGTTCCAATGAATAATTACTTCATGCCCTGGTGTGATATTAGGTAAGTCAACGTCTGCTTTATTTGCATATGAACTATTTGAAAGTGCTTTGAGATATACATATCTTCTGATATTCTCAATATCTCTTTCTGTTTCTGCATTGAAAATCTCTACCAGACATTCATCAGAACATTCATTATAAATATCATATTCAGAAGCTCCATTTTTCTCATTATCAAGCTTCTTCAACTCTTTACTAATTGCAAATAGTGCTGATTCCTCATATTTCTTACACTCTTCTTCGCTTCTAAATATAGTTCCATCCTCTGCAATGTACTCTGTTCTTACAAGTTTCTCGATTGTTTCTGTTTTTCTAATTTCGTTTACTTTCATAATATTTACCTAACCTTTCTTATTTTATATGCTTTTCAAATTTCTTTTTTATCAGTTTCCAAAATCCTTTGTCGGTCAATGGCATTTTAGATACATTACATACCTTGCCACCGTCAAGATAGTTTGGATTTCCATTTGGCTTGTACACATCATAATCAATACACCAGTTTCCATCATAATCTCTTAATGTAACATCTACGCTGTATCCATCTGTATTGTATTGACCGATACTATCATTCATTAAATCATATTGTTTTGACTTTAACTTTTTTCGTAACTTTGCATAATCTTCATAGCATTTTATTATTTTCACATCAATCACACTCCTTTGGAAATTACAATTTCCTTTGATTACATTTCTTCATTATTATATGTATAATCAAAATCTCCATATGTTAATCTTGAATTAATTGTAGCTCTTGTTTCAGTTTTCCAGTCTTTGCGAAACTTTTTAGCTTGCTCTTTTTGAGATAAGTCGCCATCATAATATTCCATATTGCCTTCTTCAATCTCTTTCGAGATTTTCATCTTTAACTTCTGTTGTGATGTGCCAATGAATAAAAGACTCATACTAGAATATTCTTTCCATTCATTGCAGCTATGCAAGTAATATATTTGTTGTGCCATATAATCATCCTTTCTATGGTTGCTGATAAATCCAGTTTCCATGTCTTACCTTGTCGCTATATTTACTCCAAAATCCTAACTTTACCATACCTCTAACACTACCTGTTACATGAATACAACTACAATTTGTTGTAAATCTTTTACCTGTTGCGTTTTCATACTTTCGTGGACTACTGTAATATGCCATATAATCACGCTCCTATCTAAAGACCATGCAATATTTATTATGATTACTATTGTCTGCTACAAATTCAAACAAGATTACGTCATAACCCTTTTTCTTGATATATTCCTTACGTTCTTTAGAATTATATTCCTTCGTAAGACCTTCTAAAGTTTCAAAGAAATAATGCTCAAGCCCAGAATCTAACACTTCTGCTTCTTCTCGTGTACCATGTCCGTTACGAATCTTACCTGCTTCTTCTTTCGTAATGTTAAAATAATCTGTAGTTTTGTGAATTTCCATTATGACCTCCTATTCTGCCATATCCAACATCAACATACTGTTTGTGTCTGCCAGATAATAACTTGTGTTGCACATTACCTTGTTGTATTCAACTTCACCTTCAAAGTCATTTACAACTGCTTTTTCTTCTAATGTCATATCAGAATATTTTTTCTTTCCATATGAAGGTGGCAGCCATCCTTTATGTTGTGCTCCAAATATATTGAACTTTTTCAATAACTCTTCATTTGTAAATGTAATGTGGCAAGTTCCCTTCTTATAAAAAGTTACATTGAAATACTTCAATACAATATCTTTTGACTCTCCATATTCTTCAGCAAATTCTAGTGACTGGAATAAATCAACTGCTTCTGTCAAGCCGCCATCAAGATAATTGAAGCACTTTTCAATATCTCTTAATTTGCTTACTACATCGTGATCGGTTGGTTTAAATCCACCCCATGAATATTCCAAATCTCTCCATCCTCTTAATGGAATGATTACTTTTTTATTTATAATCCATGCTTTATTTGTTTTCCATCCATTAAAATAATGAATGTTCTTACTGCATTCATCATAATAGGAATATTTATTACTCAGTTCTTCAAAGAGTGAAATAATTGTATCTTCAATTCCCTTTATGATTTTCTTGCTCATATCAATTTTCAGTTCGTATATATTGTGCAGCGAAAATTCATAGTCTTTTAATTCTTCGACCTTGTTATAGTATTCTCTCTGCAAATTATTTGTGAGCTGACCAATGAACTTCGGATTATCAAATAATGCTGACCAATATTTACCACGAATTTCTCTTATATATCCGTTTACTGATGCACTATCTTTTCCAATACTAAGATTTAACACGCAACCGCCAGTCTGTATTGTCTGTCCTGTCTGCTTGTCTTTTCCAAACTGATATAGGATATGTGGTGACATTGCATAATACTCTTTAATGAGTTTCACGCCTGCTTCAACTTCCATTTTATACTGTTCGACTATTGCCTTTAAAAAATCATTTTCTGCAAGCTGCGTGTTTTCTGTGTTATATGTATATTCTCTCTGTTCCTTGGCTTTCTCTAAGCTATCAAAGATAAAAGAATCTCTCTGTACATCTGGAAGTTTTACTTTTATCAATGCAATTTCAACGTTTGTTTTTCTCTCTGCATCCATAAAAGCATCCTGAATATACTGAATGTCTGCATTGTATTCTTCTAACATTCTATTCAGCATTATTCTTTCATTGTTGCATTCATTTTTTAATGTCTCTGCGTTAAGTAGACAAATAACAGCACCGCCATTTCTCTGTTGCATTTCCAATGCTTTTAACAGATGTTTACATCCATTTGAGAACGGAGGATTCATAATAATTAAGTCATATTCCTTCATTGTGTCGTATGTCAAAAAATCATCATGTACAACTCTGAAATTCTTTTCCTTTAATACTGCTCGTAAGTTTACGTCATTCTCTATACAGTCAATATTTAACTTGATTGTTGTGTACCATCTGTTATTAAAATCTTCCTTTTTCTTTAATGCTTCAACAATATTTCCCTTACCTGCTGATGGTTCAAGAACTGTATGTATCATTTTCCAATCCAATCCATCAAGCATTTTATCTATAAGATTTTGTGGTGTTGGGTAGAAATCTTTATTATCTGTGAACATATTCTATACCTCTTTTCCATATTCTTTATGTTGATTTACGAATTTTTGTATCTCATCTTTTGTTTTGAACCATTCTGTTATATGTATATCATTTTTGTTATTGATGTTTTCTTTATATGCACCATATCTATAACCGTCTCTATAAGCTATACAATTGTCTGGAAGATAACTAATTCCATATTTATAATTTCCAATTACCATATTTACCATTTCCTTTCATTATAAAAGGTGGTATATTTCAACCACCTTTTTTATACTGTACTAAGCTTTTCAGTCGGATCATATTTGAATATAAATCCCTTCTTAAAGCTACTGTAAAATCCCTGTAATGTTGCCAACTTTCGCTTTACATCTGCAAAGTCTGACTTTGACAACTCTGTATCAGGCTTTACTACAAATAACTTTTCGCCTGTCTTTGTGTGTACATCTTCTGTTACAGTGTATGTGATTTGTGTTTCTGTCTGTTCTGTTGTATCATCCACTGTATTATTCCCTGTCTCTTTAATGGTTGTATTTAATTTCTCATATGGGTTTTCTTTGAATAAGAAAGCATGTTTGAATTTACTATAATAACCTCCAAGAGATTTGATGTACTGATTCACCTTGATATATTCTTCACGACTTAACTTCTCAACTACTTTTGCAAGATATATCCTTTCTCCTGTTCGTGTATCTGTATCTTCTGTCACTTCATAAGTATATTTGTTTACATCTACATCAGTTTCGGTTGCCTTTTCTTCTGTCTTATTTGTTTCAGACTTAATAACCTTCTTTACAACCTTTTCAACCTCATAAGGTGTTTTAACTTCTTGAATTTCACACCATGCAAGACTTCCCTTTTCAAACCATCTTATGAAATTATCTGTAATGTACCAATGATTTGCTTGATTAGCCATTCCTGTACATTCTTTTGTGAGCTTTCCATTGAGCTTATAAGCATGATACATTTTCTTTCCGTTATAATCTGTTTCATGAATTCTATAAACATATCCTTTGTTATGACCATAATTGAAAGATGTCTTTACAATAAAGCATTGACCATCTTTAATACTTCCATCTGTAACTTCTACAGCTTTGTTTTCCTTTTTATATTCAGTAACTTTTACCTTTTCATATACGACTCCATCTCCTTCTCCAAGCATTCCACCACAAGTAGTATCAATCTTGTTGATAAATGCTTCGAACTGATCCATGAGTGCTTTATCTTTTTCCATTGATTCAATGTGACTGTCTGCCTGTCGTGCTGCACTTTCTTCATTATCATTCCATCTACCCATATAGGTTGTTATCAAAGATTTTTTATATTCTTCTCGCTTCATGGTTCTGAAATTCTGCATATCTTTCATGTAGCCTTCATATCTATAATAACTATCAATATGAGCAAACTTTAAGATTCCGTTTCCCTTTGCTACATAGACACCATCTTTTTCAATATGCCAATTCATCCTAGGTGGATTTGCCATATGTCCAGGAATGATACCAGTTACAATATATTTTTCAGAAGCTTCGCTTTCCTTACTCCGTAACTTCTCAATCATTTTCTTTGCTGATTCTTCTTCCTGTTCGCTTGCTCCTCTTTCCATTGTCATCTGTTCAAGCTTTGCAATCTTTTCTGAAATACTTCTATTCTGAAGTGTTCCGTCATAATTGTATTTGCGTATCTCTTCTGGCTTTGCTTCACTACTACAATTTACAACTAATGTATATCCATTCTTTGTAGCAATTCCACCCCAATAAGCAGGATCGTAATAATCTGTCATCATGTCGCTATGGTCTGCATGGTATCCGAACACTTCCCATCCGTCCATTGCCATAAGTTTATGTGCTATCATTACGCCTACATCTTGATATTCATAATAGGTACTCATAAAATCAACCTCACTTTCTTGTAATAAAATAGGCAGCTAGGTATTTATTCTCCTAACTGCCTTTGCGGTTACTATAAATTTATTGCATTTCCATCTTCATCATATTCAATCGGTGCAATGTGAACTGCATAACCGATTTCTTTTTCTTTGTCGTAAATCTCCATTGTGCCACCTACACAAAATTCAAATGAGAACCGCTTGTCATCCGATTCAAGCAGCTTAATCAGATGATCCGTGAGTTCATTTAAGTTCCGTGCATCCTCTTTTGACTTTTCAATAGTTGTCATTTCGCTTCACTCCTTTTCATAAATTTCTAACTTATGTAACAAATCAAACATTGCTACATATCTACCCTGATTCCGTTCTTTGAGTTTATCATTGTCGTTCTGCATTGCATCATCATAATCCTTATTTACTTTTCTAAATTCCTCTGCAATAATTTCAAGAATTTCATCCTTTGTCTTGCTACATGTATATTTTGCCATTTCCCTTCACTCCTTCCTAAGAAATCTTAGTTTCAATGCCATCTATAAATTTCTTTATTTCCATTTACAGTGTCAGCAACCAATATGTAATCACCTGTTGCGTAATATTCTCCTGTATACATTGTACGAATAGTATCGTTTATGTATTTTCTAAATGAAAAAGATTTGGCAAGTACCTTTTTATCAAAGTCCCTTACAACCGCATATGAAAATAAACCTCTCTTTTCCACATGTGCAATACTTATTTCTCCGAATACTCTAATGTTTGATTTTTTCATTTTTGATTCCTCCAATCTTCTAAAGAAATGCGAATTTCTTTTACTCTTTTACTTCTTCAAAATAATCTGGTGTACATGAATATTCAACACCTACAATTCCTTTTGTACCCATATTTGTTTCAACTGTATATGTTCCGTCATGATGCTTAATTGCTCCATATACTTTACCAGCCGTCCAAACCGTAGCAAAATCATCATCGCCTGTTAAATCTTCTTCATAATCCTTTATACATCTTAACTGTCTTTTATATTTCATTTCTCTTACCTCCAATCAATAAGAAACACATATTTAGTGCCAACTTTCGCAAGTAGAATTTCTGTCAACTAATCCTTCTACTTCTGCACAATATCCTTCATAAGTTGTACAAGGATTGTACGCACTGCATCCGTCACAACGCTTGCACTTTCGCTTTGAACTGCTTACAATATGATACATATTCGGTTCTACATATTTCTCTTTAATGTCTTCCCATTGTTTTTGAGTTACTTTTAAATAAGCATTTACAATCATTTCTCTTACCTCCATTCTAAGAGAACACGAATTTTTTACAGTTGAATTAATTTATCTCCAATCAATAACTGGTCTAATCTTAAATTACTTTGTTCAACCTCAAGCATATCTTCAAAACCGTTTTCTTCAAGAATTTGCATTGCCTTTTCTGCCTTTTCTTTGGTAGAACACTGTGCAAAACAAGTGCCTTCTAAATCATCAATTCCATTTACTTCCCATATCTGCATTCCGTTCATCTTTTTTACCTACCTTTCTAATCCAAGAAAACACGCATTTCTTTACTCCGAAATCTCTTTATATGCTTCCACTAAACTGCAAGACAAATCTTGCATTATCTCTTCGCATACATCCACTATATTCTGAATATATGCATTCTCTTCTTCTGCTGTCAAATCTCTTTTCTCTTCTGCTTCTGTTTCACAAATCCAAGAGTCAAGAGTATTATCTGCAATCATTAAACCTCTAATAATATCAAAATTTGTTCTTGCCATTTTTATTTCTCCTTTCTAATGAAATATCCATTTACTTTATTTCAACGAATCTCATATTTCACATACCCTATATTCGTATCCATTGCACCCGTCATCAAATCTGACAATTACATATTCTGTACCATCTTCGCCGTCACATACAAGGTTTGGGATTTCACTCAAAGGATAATCCCAATGATTAGCAAGACCATCATCGCCTCCATTTTTATTTGGGTCTTGTGCAATCTCATTTAGTTCATTAATAGTAATTAAATCATCAACAGGTCTATATCCTGTTATTTCTTCTATCCAATCCGAACTATCTATACATTCGTCACAAAATTTAACCATAATTTTTGTCCTCGCTTTCATTCTCATTCATTGCATCCGAAAACCCATCGTCATATCCCTTGTTATACATAGGATTCTCAAACTTACTGTTTGCTAATGGACTATTCTCTTCAATGCCGAACCACCCTTTCTCTTTATCTGTCATTTCACAAACTTCATTAAAGTATTCCATTGCACTTTCTCTATCATCAGAGATTAAACCGTCCTTGAAAAGTGTTGCAAGTTCTGATAACCTGCAACGTGGAATATAATCCACATTTACCTTTTCCATGAAACAATCATAAGCTGATTGAAGATATAACATCTTCTTAAAGTTATTATGGAAATAAGTGAAATAAGTTCCATATGCCCACTGTTTATTTTCTGGCTGCGTTGGATTATAACCACTAACAACTGCATACTGTGTATCACTTTCGCTTTGTAATAATGCACAATCATTTTTCCGTAAAATCTCAATCCATTTCATTTCTTTACACCTCCAAGTTATACTCTTTAATCAATCGCTGCCTTACCATGTCATTCAGATCCTTATTAACAGGCATTATCCTATGCGTTGTACGATTGATATACACGAAATGACTTCCCTTGCACCTTGTCGGTGTATATTCATTCTTCCGTAAAACTATATCAAAGTCACGCATTCGCTTTGACTTTCTAAAATTATGCATAAATCTCACTTCCTTTCTGTTACCCGTATAGCCTGATAGTGCAGCTTTATATGTATATGTTCTCTTATTCACAAATTGCCTTTGCCAAAATATCATACATTTCAGCATTACTCTTAACAGGTGCAATCTTATTTTCAAAATATGAAGCTCCCTTGCAGTTTTCAAGAAGTCCTTCAATAACTGTATTCTTTTCATAATTTGCAAACAGTTTCTTGAATATCTGGAACAGCCTAAGTGTAAATGCACTCTTTTCACTTCCTGTCCAATCAATTGCTTTAATTGTCTTGATTATGAGTTCTAATAATTCCGTATTATTCTTAGCCATTCTTAATAATTCTCTTGATGGTGCAACTTTGCCTATTGGGTTTTCAAGTTTATTATCATCGGTTACAATTTGAATATTGTATGATTCAAATAAATTTTTAAACTCTATATATTCTCTTATATTTGCCTTTACACCTGCTCTATATGTATCAGCTACACTCATCGACTTCCTAGCAGATTGCTGTCCTAAAAATGTAAGAATTGCCTCATATTCTGAACAATTAAGCACTTCAACAAGCATTTTTATTTCTCCATTGATTACAAATGCAACAACTCTATGTGCTCCATCTGCCACAAATAATTTTCCATTCCTAACATATACTTTAACTGGATCAAATTTATCTTCATTAAAATACTGTGCTATTTCCTGCACCTTTGCCATATCCGTATCTCTCTGCCAATCTGGTATATGTATGAATGTTGGATTGATAAGAATGTATCGCTTTGAGGCAATACTGAAAGAGTTCTTTAATGCACAATCAACTTCTTTCATTTCCATACTTTCTCCTGCATTTGAGTGAGCCTGTATAAACTCTTCTGTATTCCGTGGAGTTGAATAACGAATAAAGCCTTTCTTCTTTCTTATCTTTTCAGTTAGTTTACCTTCGCCTGATGTAAAACTATATCCAACATCAGCAACTTCAATATCATTTTTGTTTATCTTTAAAAGCAGACATATCTTATCTACTGTTGCATCAGATGGATTATTAATCTCGCTTTCATACTTTGATATTGTTGAGTAAGAGACTCCGCAACCTTTAGCGACATCCTGCAATGTTAAACCTTCTCTTTCTCTAATCTCCTTTAACTTCTTTCCATTAATTTTGCACATAATTAACTACCTCTTTTCTTTTAATATTTTTGATATGTATTTTGGGTAAAAAATAACGGCTTGCCTTTTGACAAACCGTTTAGTTGCTAAACTTTTCAAATACTCCTGACTTGAGCATATCTGATTTCCAACACTCAAAGTCTGGATATTCTGTCTTATCTGCTAAGTCTCTATAGACTTCATGCGTCTGCTTTTCTGTGAATGTTTTGCCTTTTAGCGGTTCTTCATAGGTTATGTACTTCATTATATTTCACCTCTTTCTTTTAAATAATTTCTGTAAGCATTTTCGCTTTCAAACTGCTGATATTTGCCTATACTTGGCACAAATCCCATATAGGCAAATCCGTTATAATATCCCTTCATGTATTATCCTCCTTGCAAAATTCTTTACCTTATCAATGACTGTTGGTTCGGTTGCCTTCTGTAATCTTCTCTTTCTTTCTGTAAAATACAGACTGTTTTCCACATTGATATAATCCATCATCTGTAATGGAGTTAATGAATTATATGGAGTTGATAGAGTACTGTCTATTATTTCAGCTCCGTTTGCTGTCTTGATAATTCTAAAATTAAATGCTTCCATTCTGCCTTATACCTCCTTTAATCTTGCATCACGCATAATACGTGAAATTTCACTCTCCGTTTTTGCGTTGGCTATTGCTTGCAATGTGTCTTCTGAATACAGTAATTGCTTTGCAATTCTGATTGCATCATATTTTATTTTACTCATAGTTGTATTCTCCCTTCTAAATCAACATTGACAACTGTTTCGCTAACATTGCTTTTGATAAACCTGTTGTCTTAACTCCTTTGTTGCCTTTCGTTTCTGTCTTTACAGAGTAAACCCGTGAAGGTTTATTTGCCTTTGCAATCTGATAGTCGCAGTAGGCAGTATGAACTTGTTTGTGTTTTTCTGACATATTAATATTCTCCCTTCTTATTGTGAAATCATAGCAATCTGTGTCTGTATAAATTGTTATGCTGTTTCCGTTTTGTGTTATGGTGGTTTTCTCCTTAATTTAGGGTATAAAAATAGCACCCTATGTTTCCATAAGATGCTATAAACACTACACATATTTAATTTACATTGATTTCTTTTTTACAATTTGCAATTCATACCCAAGGGCATCCAATATATGACTGAACGCTCTAATAGTTGGAATGCTTTCTTTTCGTTCAATTCGTGAGATTACTTGTTGTTTGTTTCCTGTTAATACTGCTAATTCCTTTTGCGTTACGTTTTCTTGTTTCCGTAAACTAATCATTTCACCTATTAATTTATATTCGGCACGGGATTCGTCCCATGCCTTTTTAAATTTTGGATCTGCTTCTCTCTGCTTTTCTATTTCGCTTTTTACATTAATTTCTATGAATGGCATAATCATTACCTCCTTATATAAATGTTTTGCCTAAATAATTTCCAAGTTCTTTTGCTCGTTTCCGAACAATTTTTACATCTGTCTTTTCCGTCTTGTTTTTCTGTTTTCTGCAAACGTGTAGCAAATATATATTCTCTTTATCTACCGTAATATAAAATATACGATTGTGTTTTTGAAAATATACTTCATACACTTTCTTTTCCCAACGCTTAAACCTTATTTTGTCAAACTCTCCGTTTTCCATACATTCCATAACAGAAAATCCATCTGTCTTTTCATCTTCTGGCAAATTATTTATATAATCGAGTATTAAATCCTTACCAGAATTAGTGTAATAACTGTGTAGTGTCATCTATAATCCTCACTTTCTTTTTCTCGATTACAGAATACAACATATAAGTTGTATTGTCAAGCAATAAAATAGCACCTAGTAGTTTGCCTACGTGGTGCTTTGTGGGGTTTACTCTTCAACATCGTATTTTGCATCTATATATGCAATCTGCTCATCGTAATAAGCTCTTGCATTTTCGCAACGGAGTTCATAGTTGCTTCCGTTGGATGGATAACCTTCAGCTTCGCACTGTTCGGCTATTTCCTGACATTCATCTTGATATGCCTTTTCAAGTTCGCAGATTTTATCTATATCTGCTTTTGTGTAAACTCCTGCTTTGAGCATAGAGTTACGCATTTCTTCTATTGTCATGATATCCTCCTCACATTTGTTTTAGTTTTGCCTGAAGTTCGGCTATTTGAGCTTCAAGTTTTGCCTTTTCTTCGTTTGCCTTTTCTGAATTTCGTTTTTTAAATTCTATACATAAATCTGTATCCATACCATCACAGATTCGCTTTATATCATTAAATGATAAGCCTTGTTTTTTTAAAGTATTGTAATATGCTTGTGGTATAATTTCCATTTTTTTACATATTTCCGTTATATTATCAAAATTATTAGCAACTTGAAATAATTTTAATTCTTTCTTTAAAGCTTCATTATCTGTAAATGTAAACATTTGTTATCACTCTCCCTTCAAAGTTTTACACTTACAGTATAAATCTTTATGCTTACATTGTCAAGTTTAGCAGCTAAACCAGATTTCAGTTTAGCCACTAAACATTTGCCTTATCCCTCCATGCCAAACATAATATAAGCATAGATATTCCCTCTAATTTCCGTTGGGATATCATTTTGCCTTTCAATTATATCGTCAATGGTCTTATATCCATTCTTACGCAGATACTCCAATGATTCTTTACGTACTTTTAGAGTTTCTATACTTTGCCTTCTGACATTTTCTGGGACTTTATGAACTATTGCTTTTTCGGACATATTATGTCCTCCTTCCTATTTTTAGGCACACTGTACCTATCTACAATGTTACCATAAAAACAACCTCCTTTCAATTTCCGTTTCGCTTCTGCTCATCGGTTACGGACTTACACCGTAAGACGGAAGGCAGATTGTTAGTCTGCCTTTTCATTACGCATTTGTATATTTTCCATTGCATACATTACATCTGCCTGAATACATAATAACTCCATTACATCATTTGTATTGTGCATATCTGGATCACGCTTAAAGAAATCATTGAAGATTTCCGTTGCTCGTATTATTGTAGTTGCAGTCTGTTTATAAGTCATATTAATTTACCTCCATTTTATCCAAAACACAATGTTATTTTTCGTTCGATATAAGTACACAATTCATTATCCCATATTGTACCTTCTGTATGCGAATATGTACATGGTAACTCCTCACATTTTAAGTCGGCAAGGCACATTTCCTCTAATGGTTTATTAGGTAACTCTATATTCAAATTCGCATTTGCAATTTGAGATATTATATCTTTTGCCTTATAATTACCCTCTAAATCTGAATGAATTATTGTTTGTATATTAAGCATGGCTATATCTCCTATTTCTTGCATTCTGAATTTGCGTATTTACAGATAAAATGCCTTTTGTGAACCACTCTATCCATAATGATTTTATTTCTTCATAGTCAATTTCAGTTGTGTTATATAGTCTGAAAATAAAATTCAGAATATTTTCATCAGTTTCGGAGTAGGCGTTTTTGCCTTTTAAGTCACGGTATATTTCGTAACAAATTCCATACATATCTAATGTGTTAAACATAGTTATTTTTGCCTCCTTAAACATAGCTTCTTTGAAAATCATGAAATCGTTTATGATTATTAGTGCATTCATAATCTGTAAATGTTTTATCAGCACGAAAGTTTTCTACATCAAGACGAATACCCGAACCGCCTGACTTATGTTTTCTATCGTGCTTCATTAGATTTTTTAAGCTGTTTATATGTCTTTCTTGTTTTATAAGTTGTTTAGTCGCTAAACTTTTTTGCTTATCTTCTTCTTTGAACCATTGGCATTTTGTCCACCATAAACGCAGAGCTGTAGCCCATTGACAGATTGCTTGTGTGGTGTCGGAGTTCTCACTCACTTTTACCCAACACTCACCATTAAATCTACGCAGTTCAAGTGTATTATCATTTTCAGGCTTGCCGTGTACTGTGCAGATCCACCAATCCCAACTGTTATCGCCATCTTGACCATACCACGCATTAAGTGGCACATGGAAACCCCAGATATATGTATTATTATCCTTGCAAATTTCAATATTCATAACGCAAAACCTCCTATTCTGAAATAACTGCATCTTTTGCGGTTATTCCGTACTTTATTTCTACAATGTGCATAGCATCTACCTCAGATAATGCAAGCACATTTTGAACTATTTCAAACCATCCGCTTTTATTTATTATTGCCACATCATAATATTTCATATTTTCATACCTCCTGGAATTGATTGATTATATTTTTTATAGTTTAGTCGCTAAACAATTTAGATTATTGTTTTTTGTTTAGTCACTAAACTATAAAAGCATTAAAAAAAACCGGGTAACATACCCGGATAGCATTACAAAAGGGCGGATTTTCACCGCCCTGGTTTTAGTGTTAGTGCTGATTATTTTGCAAGTGTGGCGTTCTCAGCAAGCCACTTTTCAAATACAGCCTTATTGACTGTATAATCTTTGCCCTGGTATGTGAGTACCGCAGTTTCTTCAGATGATTCTTCTTCAGTCTTTTCTTCTTCCTTGCTGTCGCTGTCTGTCGCTGTCTCATCTTCAGAACCTTCTTCAGCCTTTTCTTCAGAAGGCTTTACATAATCTTTTATCATTGTAGCAAGTGTACTAGCTGATAAGTCCATTAAATCCTTAAATATACAGCCATTGAATACTTCAGCATTCTCGAAAATATCAATAATTTTATCATAAGAAAATGGATATAAACCACTTGCAAAGTCGTTAAAACGATTGTTTTCAATGATTAAATTCATAGCCTTAATCCAACGACTTAATGTGGCTTTACTTCTTCCTACCAACTTGATATAATCATTCTGTTTAATAGGATTGTCGCAAGTTGCTTCCCCGTGTACATTACCTTTGTTATCAGTATATTCAGGAATTGTTACTCCCGTACCGTATGCACAAAGTAAAGCAATATTAAATGCGGATTTTTCCACAGTTTCTAACCGTGACTTTACGCTGTCGATTGTGTCGTTGGCTGTCATACCGTTGACAGTCACATTGATGATTGAATTTTTTGCTCCTTGGTTTGTTGTGTTTTTTGTACTCATAATTAAGTACCTCCTTTTTATTATTTTTTTTAATTGTTTTGTTTAGTGACTAAACATTTTTTATTTTTGTTTAGTGGACTAAACTTTTTTGTATTCCTGGATGGTAAAAATTAATTACTATGCTTGCATTATAAAGCATTATACTTTATATGTCAAGTACTTTTTTAAATATTTTTAATTTATTTTCAAAGTACTATAAATGATATATAAAGTGTATTGCTTTATACTTACATTATATGGCTTTGTAGTTATATGTCAAGTGTTTTTTGAATAATTTTTATAATTTGTTAGATATAAATAAAAACTATAATAAACGATATGTCATAGTCTAAAACTATATATTATAATAATATCAATACTATCTGACATAGTTTTAAAAACTATATCAATTTTGCTCAAAAGTACCAGAAAAAAGAATGTATAATATATATCTATTAGCCATTCTTTTAGACTGACTGGGGGTACTTAAAACCAACTTGATGGACTGGAAATGCAGCAAACCCTATAGCTGATTCATCTACATACCAACTTAAAAATCCATCCTCTTTCCAACTTCAAAATTCCTAATAAAATCAAGCAAAATTCTAATTTTCCCATCTCAAACCCTTTATCGTACCCCATATCGCTCAAACCCACTAACCAAGCCACTTTCAGCCACTTCACGACCAAAAAATTAAACTTCCATCTTATCAAAAATTCATTCACAAATCCAAAATCTTCCTTATTTATAAATACTTTTACCGATAACCATTTTTAATCTAAAATCTATCATTATAATCAATCACACAAATTACAACTCTCTCATCTACAATACGGGGGTACAGAAAAACCAAAAATTATCTATATACTTCACAAAAATAATCAAAAATCCAATATATACCATTAAAAACTCCTACTATAGCAATACCAAAAAATCCCATTTCTCATCTAACCCCTCTATCTCACCCATACACAGCGTTTTTATTCTACTCTACCAATAACACCTAAAATCATTTTTACCCACCTAAATGTTCAAAATACAAGGTCAATTTTTTACATCACTCAAAATTACATTAACTATTTATATACATTTATCATATTTACTATAAATAATATTATCAATTCTCACACCTATACAAAAATCCATTCTCACAACTCAAATTTCAATTTTTCTCTCTACCCTAACAACTAGCCACTTGACATATAAAAATCTAAAATAGATTCAAAATCATACATTTTTCTCCTTATATTCCATGTAAAGAATTTTATATTAACTCTCTTTATTAATTAACATATCCATACAATACTAAAAATTCATAAATTCAAAGTCATATAAGAGAAAAATCTATTGTAAATAATCATCACACTACTCTTGCCAAACAAAAAAAAAAAAATAATAAATTTAAAGGAGGACTCATTATGAGCAATTTAACATATTACAACAGAAACATTTAATAACTTATCATGTAACTTTTATAGAAATATATTTGATGAATTAGTCGGCAGAATTGCATTTTAATCTATTTAGGGACAAAATCACACCTCATAGAAAAATTAGCCACTTTTATCTCATACCCTTATAAGTTATCACCTAAGACATAAAAATTGAAAATCACCCTCAAAAACTCATTTTTAACCCACAGATAGGGTATGAGAAAACTACACACAAGTTCAAAAAGATAGTATGTGCGTAAGCACAAGATGTAGCCCTTTGATAAGGGCGGTCTTTTCGCAGCGTCAGCAAGAAAAGAACATCTCTAGGTAGACAATTGAAAAGAATAATTCAAAAGGAGAATGATATTATGAAGAAATCAATTTTATTTAAGAGAACAAGAAAATCCGTTGCCAAGAAATTATCTAATCATATTTATATAGATATCATTAATAGCCATGATACAAAATTAATAATAGATAACTTCACATTATTAGAACTTATTTATATTGAAAGAGCGTTAAAGAAATTGGATTCTATGTCAGAAGAAGAAATTCAAGAATTAAATGGAGAATAATTTCACATAGGTACATCATATATGTACCCAAATAAAAAATATCAATCCAAAACATTATGTACCTAAATCAACCAATAACAATTAAACAAAAGAAAGAAGGAATTATTATAATCGGAGTATATTCTATAACAAATTTAAAAACGAATAAATTATATATTGGAGAAAGCCTTGATATTGATAAAAGATGGATTAATCATAAAAACGATCTTTTGAATAATCAACACGCCAATTATTATCTTCAACAAGATTTTAATAAGTTTGGGAAGTCATTTTTTAAATTTGAAGTTTTGCAAGAAGTTGAAAGAGATAGTGTCACTATTACTCAATCAAAATTATTAATGTTGGAAAATGCTTATATAGAAAAATATAAAAAAGAAAATTATGAATTATATAACATAGAAAACACATTAAAAGATGTTTTATCAAATAAAAGAAAATTACTGGTTTGTGAAGAGATTGCAAATTCTGTTGTAGTATCTCAATTTTTAAAAAATAAATACGTATTTGATAGCACAACGAATACTTTTGATTATCGTCAAAGAGATACCATTGAAAATTTAATATTATCTAATTCATCTATTAGAGGGAAGGAAAAAGCAAAACAGGTCGCAAATATAATATTAAAAGAGTTAACTGAACAAAATTTATACAAAAAATATGTAATTGAAAATATTTATTGTGTTTATTTGTGCTATAAACTTCAGGAACAAAAGATTATAGAAGTTAATTCTGAAGGTCGAGAATATATTTTAAATCATTATGATTTTGATTCTTTCTTATTAAGGAAAAAAGTATCTATTTCTGAGATTCATATTCAACAATATCCAATTGAGAAAAATATTAAGATAGAAGATCAAAATAAAATCCAGGATGTTTGGCATAAGCTTAAGGATGAACATATCTTGCCTTCCGAAAATAGATATAATGATTTTCGAGATATTCTTATAAAACTTAATTTAATTACCATTGATAAGAATAAAAGAACAAAAGCAACTGAATTTGCAATTAAGAATAAATATTTTCTAGTTTTTAAATATAACAACGTCAAAGATACTTATCAATATTTCATATCCAAAAATGGTTTAAAGTATATTTCAACCAATATTCAATAAAAGTTTTTTTATTTACAGAGTAATTTGTGAAACAAATTGCGCTGTAAATATTCCTCTCTTGATAATATGAGTCTATATAGATATTGACCTACACAAATCCACACCTGACATGTACCCAAATGAAGAAAATTTTTACTTTTGGGTACGTCATACATGTACCCAAATGAATTTTTGACAATTTCATAAATGTAAAAGTTCACGATTTTTGAAAGTCAAGATGGAGAATATTTTTAAGAATAGAAAGAAGGTGAAAACAATAATTTGAATTATGTAAAAATACCACGAGAAATTATTTATGATAAAGATCTCTCATCTAAACGAGTGATTATCTTCTCATATCTTTGTGCAAGGCGTTCACTTGATGATACAGTGGCATTTTCTACAACAGAACTTTGTCACTGGTCTAAACTGAAGCCTAATTACAGAGATGGAAAAATCAATCAAAAATATTATGAAGTTCTATTGCTCTTGTCTCATTATGGATACTTTATTGAGTGTCCTGATTTCGAAAAAAGTCTAAAAGAAAACACCAATTCGGTGAAATATCAACAAGTGCAACTGAATATAGAAAAATTTGATGTACCTGATAAGTTTGGGATTATCTATTTTGATGAGTTAGATAAAATATTGAATTTTAAGGAAGAGTTACAGAAGTCAGATGTAGACTTAACACGAATGTCTTCTGCCTATATCTTACTTCTACTTTCCTATATTCGTGTAAATCTTAATCGCATGGAAGATAAACCACTATGCTGCTACAGATATTTCAAAACAATCTCAGAAGATATTGGACTATCTGAAAGATATATTGGGCGTATAGTTGATATTTTAGATACATTGAAAATTATAAAATGCCAACCTATGAAAAGAGAACAATACATTAAGGATGGTGAGAAAAAATTTTTAACTACGCCAAAGGTTTTTGCTGATTATAGACATTTTATACATAATGAAAATGGACAAAAAATTGATGATAAATATAACCCTGAAACAGAAATACAAAAACAGATAGAACTTTTAGAGAATATTAATATGTAAGAACATAAAGAGATACTATCTCCTACGACAATATCTCTTTACCATAAATTTGCGCAATGAGTGTTACACTAAACGCTCCAATTTGCAGTGAGGCTTCTAATTCACTGGTGAATATATTAAATAAGGTTGCAGCATGAGAATGAATAAAATAGTAAATCACGTACCTATTTTATTCTACTTCTCATACGAAATACCGTTTTTCGTAACGGTAACACATTTCTTGCCTGAAGTTACAAGCAGTTTTAATTCTTTGTATTCTGTGAACTTTCTAACACAATACTTAACAAGATTTATAACAGCTATGGTAATCCCAGGTGTCAAAATTAAATTAATTATCCTAACCAGACCTCCCTTCTGTGAAAACATGTGCAGTCACACAAGAAAACTCTGATAGGACATATCAATTTTATGTGCATAATCACGCCTTTCGTACCTGATATAAAATCAGTTGTGACCTTGGTTTACGAGTTACAATTAAAAATCGTGTATACACATCAAATTGATTATATCACATATCAGTGAATTAGAAAATCCCCACTTTAATTAACATTAAATCAATTCTCATTTAGAGAATATAAATATGTAACAAAAACACGTATCACACTAAAAGGAGCGATGATATGGCTAAAAAAATTTTATTAACAAGGAGACTAAAAATTAATGACAAAGGAAACAGAAAATCATGTAATGACAAGAACTATGGAACTTAAGGCTCGCAACAAGTTAATTTGCTCACCATTGTTATTAAAATCAGGAGCAGATTTTGGTGGAACTGATTTAGATATTGTTGCAAGAATTTTTACTGATTTAAAATTTGATAATGATAGAAAAAGAGAATGTATTATCAGAGACAATAAAGAAAGCGAGGAAATTGCATAATGAGATACGAGATAATTGCTGACACAGCTATAACAGTTGATATGAATAATGGATATTCAATACTTGCTATGAGCAGATGGAATAAGGAAAAGAGTTTATATGATACTACTCTATTTATTAAGAATAATAGTGTTGATGGGTTTAATTTAATAGATGAGCCTTGTGTTATTGAATTTAATGTGCCAGATAAAAAGGTGCTTTGTATGGAAGTGACAAGATATATTGAAAATACTGATTTTACACGTTATATCAATCGTACTAAGTATGAACTTGATTGTTTTGAACGTGGCAATGCATTATATGAGAAAGAAAAGTTAAATGTTAAGTAAAAGTGATTATAAATATTATGAGAAAGCAAAAACGGCTGCGGATTTATCAGACTATAGAAAAACACATATAGGTTGTATAGCCGTTTATCAAGGAAATGTAATAGGAATTGGTTGTAATACAATTAAAACACATCCTATACAGAAATATTATAACAGATATAGAAAGTCTTGGAATAAGAACGGCATTAAACCAACATTACATGCCGAAATTAATTGTCTTAATTCTATTCGTCATCTGAATATAAATTTTTCCAAAGTAAAATTGTATATTTTCAGAACAAGATTTGATAAAGAGTTTGGCATGTGTCGTCCTTGCACTAGTTGTATGGCAGCTATTAAAGATTTAGGAATTAAGCATATCTATTACACTACAGATTATGGATTTTGCTATGAGAAAATAAAATGTGAGGTATGAAAATGGCTTGTGAATATTGCGGAAGAGATTCTGGACATGCTGAAAGATGTCCATTACACGAAGATAGGAAAAGTAATTACATATGTTGTTACTGTAAAGAGGGAATATTTAATGGAGATGAATTTATAGTTAATTCTGAAGGTGAATATCTTCATCGAGATTGTATATTTAGCTATGATTTTTTAGTTAATTGGTTAGGTTATGATTTTAACGAAATGGGAAAGGAAGGATATTATGATAGTTAATAAATTAAGAATATTTTTTGATATTGATTATAAAACAAGTATTGAATATTGGATTCCTATTAGTGAAATAAAGATTAAGAATATATTTCTTGCTACTCCACCTAGTTATTTTAAGTATAGAAGAAAACTTAATAATTTTATTAAGTATGGTGAGCTTAGTCCTATTATCATTGACAGGAATTTTGAATTAGTTGATGGGTATATAAGTTATCTAATTATGAAAAGATTTAGCGTTGGAAAAGTACCTGTTTATTTTCAATAATGTGTAAGTAAATAGAAATTTCATTTGGAGAATATATAAGTGGAGGTAAATTTATATGAATAATAATTTTGACAATATTGAAGAAATGAAAGAATTGATCGTAGATGAACTTTCGGAATGTGAATTTGACAACAATTTCAGATGTGAAAAATGTTCTGAATTGGAGCAATGTTATTACAAAGCTTCTACAAAATCATCTCACGAGTTTGCAGATAGCTTAGATTATGGTGGATATGATTTTGAAGATGAATTTTGGGAGAATTTAGGTTAAGGCGGTGATGATATACTGAATGAGTGAATATGGAATTAAAATAAAAAATATCAGTGCTGGTATGTTGTATGATGTTAATCTTGGAACACGAGATTATTTTACATATACTGATGCTATGTTTAACAACAGTTTATTTAGTTTTTTCTTGCAAAAGAACGGATTAAATATTTATAAAGGAAAATCTGGTAAAAAAAATGAAAGTACACGAGATATAATTTGTCTTGATTATGAATTTGGAAGTCGCTCTTATGATAATGAGCATACTCGATTAGAAAAGTTATTTAATGATACTGATGGCGATTCTAAGGAACGTATTAAACAGGCATTACAAAAAGTTGAAGATAGAAAAGACTTGTATAATGAAAAATCACGAGATGAGATTAGAGAATATTTTTACGAGAATGGTGTTGATGTTACATATAAACGTAAACGCAGAGACGGAACAATTAAAGAAGAAACAATTCATTATGAAATGCTTTTTCGTACAAGTGCCAAAGCTAAACTTGGACAAGTTATTTTCATAAATAGTAAATTATATGACATTGCATATGATTGGTTAACAATTGGACTTGGAAAAAAAATGAGTCATGACAATGCGAAAATCGTTGAAATGTCAGCTTATGCTCCACTTACCACATCTACAATTATTGGTACACTTCATATACCTGTTGAGGATATTCTAATTCTCAAAGATCAGGATTCCTTTTTTGAAACAATGACAAAAGTTGTTAAAGCAGAAGAATACGAAGTAGAAGTCAAAAAGAAAAATAAAGAAACTAACAAAAACGAAAAGGTAATTGAAAAACGTAAAAAATGTGTTGTATCCGAAGAAAAACGTCAAGTTAAAAATACAATTTGGGATGGTATGGCACTAATCGAAGCTGATTCTAATTATCTTCGTCTCCCATCTTATATTAACGGTATGGCATTACTCAGAAATCACCTTTTTAAAGCATGTGCTTTTAAGAGTTATCTTCAAAAATTCTTTAAAGATTGGTGTGATAAAAATGGATATAATTACAATACATACCAGGTTCAAGATATGTTTGGTAAATGGCATTATTTAAAAGATATTAAGATGATAACCACTGATAATGCGATTAAATGGAAGAAATTTCAAGACTTAATGGGTAATAATATTACTGAAGCATATGACTATTGGTGCGAAAGAATTCATTCTGATGGTGATATGTGGGGCATTGTAAAAACTGACCACCCTAGTAAATTAGGACAATATCAACAGTTGAGTTATCAGATGATTAATACTCTTCCATGTACGAAGGATAATGTAAAAGATATTGCTCAGATTAGCATTGATTATGTTGAATTACTTAAGCGTGATAATGATGAATTTGAAAAGTTCCTTAGAAAGAATGCAAATGAAGTAAATCATTATGAAATGCTTGCTGATTTATATGCTCAAAATCATGAGTTTGGAAATAGTAAATTTTTTAGATATGAAAAGAAAGAGATAATTAAACAATATGTTTTTAGAATGAGAAAAGGAAAAATTATGGTCAATGGTGATAATTTGACTGTATGTGGTAATCCTTATGCACTTCTGCTCTATTCTGTTGGTGAGGATTTTGAAAAAGATCCAACGCTTTCTCAAGAATCTAATTGTATTCAGTGTTACACTAAACGTTTTGATGATAATGAATATCTTGCAGCGTTTAGAAATCCACATAATTCCCCGAACAATATATGTTATTTACATAATGTCTATTCTAAAGAAATGGATAAGTATTTTGCATTTAGTAAAAATATAATAGCAGTTAATTGTATTCATACAGATATTCAAGACAGGGCAAATGGGATGGATGAAGACTCGGATTTTATGCTTGTCACAAATCAATCAACAATGGTCATATGTGCAGAAAGATGCTATAGAGATTTTTATACTATTGTAAATGCATTACAAGAGTCTGGTATTACATACAATAATACAAAAAAAGATTATGCTGCCATGGATAACAAGTTTTCAAAGTCACGTATGGGAATCGGGTATTCAAGTAATTTGGCTCAGTTGGCAATGACTTATTATTGGACGGAATTACAAAAAGATAATCCTGATGAGAAAAAACTTAAAGAACTCTATGACAATTTTATTATTCTTTCTGTTCTTGCGCAGGTTATTATTGATGGATGCAAAAGAGAATATGAAATTGATGGCAACAAAGAAATTGATAGAATTAGCAAACTCCCTTGTATGAACATTAAAAGAATCGTTGGTTATACGGAGTCAGGTAAACCAAAGTATAAAAAACATGATTTTCCTGAATTTATGAAATATACAAGAGAAATTAAATATACAAAAGATGGTAAAGAACTACCACAAGAGGAAGTTGATGAATCGAAAAACAAACTTAAAAGTCGTATTAATAGAGAATTATTATGTCCTATGAACTGGCTTGAAGATTGGATTAATAAAATTCAAGCCTCGGAAACCACTATTGCTATTCCTACAAAAGATTTTTTTATTAAAATGCAAGGAAAAGCAAATGATAGACAAATGACAAAAATAAGACAGATTATTGAAGATTACGATTCCTATGTTAAGCAGATAAAAATAAGCTGTGATGATGAAGAATATGAAGAAATGTTAATATCTAAATCAGATGAAGTATTGGACAAGCTGAAAGGAATTAAAATTGGGAATATAGTAACTATTAATAGACTTATAGAAACTGCTTTGGGATTGAATAGCATAAACAACAATCCTTCATGTTACAAAAAAGCAACAAAATATACAAGAAAAACATTGAATCTCTTGTACAAAATGAATCCAAATAAATTTCTATGCAACTTTAATTGTAAATAATGCACAATTTTTGCGGAACGAAATTGTTGAAAATGTAGTATTTTCAATAGTTTAATGGGTATCAAATGAGGGTGTAATATGGAGGGAAGAAAGCGCAGAGTTGCGTTAGTAAACTCCCACGCCATTGCCAATGCGTGTAATAAGTAAGGGCTTGCAAGTTTAAAACGTATACTAGGGGCAGACGTATCATTATCTGCCCCGAATATAAAACAATGAAATCAGCTTTTCTTGGCTGATAAAACAGAGAATATAATAGTGTAACAAGTAAACACATTATTGGAACAAAAGGAGAAATAAACATGAATTTAAAGGAATCATATCGTTATGCAAACTATCTTGACCGTCTGTTAATGACAGCAGACACATATCTTAGAAATAAAGGATTTGTAACAACTACAGAACAAAATCACTTACGCTCTAAGGCTAATCCAGATGCACAGGATGAGAAAATTGCGGTTCAGAAACCATATGATGTAGATTTTAAGCCAAATGATATAATCGACTTTGTGGTTAAGGTTATTAATGAGAAGGAAAAACTTTTCTCATCAATCGCAGATGCAAAGGCGAGAACAGAAATTAATATTGACAATGCTGTTGCTATGAATAAAAAGAAACAGTCATTTGTGAATACACTAAATTCAATCGTTTCTATTAAGCCTAGTGAAACACAGTCAATGGGAAAGGATTATAAATTTGATATTAATAATGAGCAGAAACCTTACTCTTACCAGATTATTTCTAAAACATCCATTGATTTTGACCGAAACAGCGTCAAAGGTCTGATTAAGAAATATAATAAAGAATGTGATGAGATTTCTTCAAAACTTGATGAAATTGAAATCACAACACAGGTTAATTTTACACCATTATTTGATGTAAATGATTCCTTTGAGGATTTGGTTGTGGGTTAATTCCCACACTAATCTTCTATCGGATATTTACAATAGGGCTGAGATTGATTTTTATAATTGTCAATCGGTTCAGATGCAGATGAACTATAATGCTGCAAGGCTGGATATTAGCCATATAATATTAAAAAGAGTAAATCATGCATTGTTTAGAATGCAAAATATTACATATAAACAAAAATCAAGAATATTTCATAAATATTGTATTATTGAGTCTCCTGTATGTTTGAGGAAAATTACTTTAAAGGTCGTTATATGTATTGTTATTTGCTACTTTGTTATTTTGTAATTTTGTCAGTTTGATATATTGAAAATTTGATATTTTGTCATACGTGTCATGAAGATTCTTAATAAAATTAAAACTTACTGAAAGTATAATTAGTGATATAAAAATATTATAAAAGAATGAACAATTTTTAATTGTTAATAATTATAAAGCTTATCTATATTCGTATAGATATATCAAATTGATTGAAATTATGAGGACATTTTCAGTTCTATTTTAAATATCCGATAGATTTTGTAATTCATATTGTACCTTACCTTTCTATAATCGGTGGCTGTGCTACAGCTCTTGTAGTATGGTTGCCGATTTTCTCTTTGAGCCATTAGCTCAGTCGGTAGAGCACTAGACTTTTAATCTAGGTGTCGTAGGTTCGAACCCCACATGGCTCACTCTCTTCTGCTATTAGGCAGGAAATAAATCAAGAAAGAAGTGAAAATTATTAAGTACATTTCAAAAAATGAAATTGAAAAATTATTATCTGAAGGTGTAATTAGGAACACAAGACGAGGATATGTAGATTGCAGAGGCGAACATATTGGGTATTATAAAACTTGTGGTGGAAAGCGTTACATTGAAGATAAATACGTTAAGTAGGTTCTGCCTATGAAAAATCGAATTGAATATAAAGGTTTTTATATTGACAAGACTGAAAATGGCTATCGTATCTGTAGACAAGAAGATACAGAAAAGCATACCCATCTCTCGAATCTTAATCCATCATATAGGCTCATAGATAATGTATTATCAAATAAAATTCCTACTCGTTGTGGATGTTATTATTTAGAATCACATGCTAGATTAAGCTATGATGAAAATTATATTAGGAAGATTCGTGAGTATATTAAAGTAAAGCAGAATAAAAGTAAACAAATGTATTACAATCCTGGCAGAAAGCGTTCTGGTGGGAATTTTTAATTTTATGGAGGATTTAAAGGATTATGGCAAATTTTGTTTTTAAGGAAACCAAGCAGACTTCTATGAAGATTGCAGGTATCATTGACACAGATAATATGACTGTTGAAGTAGATGGTGGAGAAAAGAAACTTGCTACTCTTCTATCAGTATTTAATGGTGGTAGTGTTGAAATAAATGTGAAGGTAAAAGAGGAAAGTGAACTCGATGAACCTGTTGAATCTAATGAAGAATAGAGAGTAGGTGAACTATATTTATAATTTCGAAGAAGAATTAAAAAAATATGGGCTAACCCAATCAACTTATGAACAGGTTTTACAAGAAATTTCTAATAAAATGTCTGGAATATCAGATATGGATTGGAAAGAAATAGTGGATAAATATGATATAAAATGTCATTATGATAGCGTCAGAAAGGCTAGTCAGACCATATTTGGCAATTATTTTGTTAGAGAATATTTAAAAGCTAAAAACATAACAGAAAAAAGTACTACTCTTGATGATGCTAAAGAAGTATTAGGTGAACAATATATTGTTAAACAGCAAATACATAATGATAGATTGAAACTCAATAAGTTAAAAAGAGATTTAGTTCCTTGTATTACAGTTGCAGACGAATTAAAACAGTATATGAAAGATAATAATTTCTCAATGGAAATTCCTAAATATATGTACTCTTCTGTTGAAGAAGAATCTGATTATACTATGATATGTCATATTACCGATTGGCATATTGGTTATATAATCAACAATTGTAATGGTAATAATTTTAATTGGGAAATTGCAAATGAAAGAATAAACAAATATATTTCTGAATGTAAGAAGTATATTGAATTATATAATATTCGTCAGGTTCTAGTTATATCAACAGGTGATATGATTGAGAATTCATATATGAGAGAAACACAAGCACATAATTGTGAATTTTTACAATCTATGCAGATACATAAGGCTACTAAACTCATATATAGACTATTAGTCGCTTTAGCTGAAGATTGTAATGTTATATTCGGTGGTATTGCTGGAAATCATGATCGCATGTCAGGTGATAAGAGAAAAAATTATGAAGGTGATAATGCAAATGTGCTTATTACTGAACATATTAAAGACTTGGTTGATGTAAGTGGATGTGAACGTATTTCTATATTAAATACAAACTATAATGATTCTGAAATAAATATTACTGTTTGTGGTTTATCTTGTAAATTCATTCATGGTGATAAATATAAAAATGATAGATATAATCTTGCAAAAATTATTTCTAGTGATAATCAGTTCTATGATTTAATCTTTAGTGGACATCTCCACAATTTTTCCATTCAGTCAGAAAATCATGGTAGATATGCTATATCTACAGGCTGCTTAAGCGGATTTAATGATTTTTCCAAAAATTTTTATTGTAGTAGTGTAGCATCTCAAACAATAGCAATTTTAAAAGATAACGAAGTTGAAATGATAAAGGACATTCAGCTTAGTTAATTATATTTTGTTCTTACGAGGATAGTTTGTACTACCCTCTTTTATTTTTATTTATTTTATATAGGAGGAATATATAATGTCTACATATAATGTACATGCAGGTCACTGTCCGCAGGATGAGGGTGCTTATGGTGCGGTTGGTATTTTACAGGAGTCTGTTGAAGATAGAATTGTTAAGAATGCTGTAATTGCCAAATTAGAAAACCTTGGACATACTGTTTACGATTGCACTTGTGATGAAAATACATCGCAGAATGGTTGTTTAGCAACAATTGTTGGCAAGTGTAATTCACATAATGTTGATTTAGATATATCTATACACCTTAACTCTGGTAGAGATGATTACGAAGGTGATGATTCTACTGGCGGTACAGAAGTGTATGGATATGATGACGAAACAGAGGAAATAGGTTCAAAGATATGTCAGGCAATATCCAAGAAGCTTGATATAAGAAACAGAGGATTTAAAACCAATCCAGGACTTTATGTTCTTAGAAACACAAAAGCCCCTGCTATCTTAATTGAATGTTGCTTCGTGGATGACAGAGATGATGCAAACAGATGGAATGCTGAAGCTTGTGCCAATGCTATAGTCGAAGCTTTAACAGGCGAAGTAGTATCAGAAGATTCAAGTGAAGATTGTTCGGATAATAATGAAACTACAGGTGGTAGAACTAATGATTTAGGTCATGTTGATGTTTACTATAGGGCTAAGACAAATCGTTGGTGGGATGAAGTTCATGATAGAGATGATTGGGCTGGTGCCAATGATGATCAGGCAATTACAGGTATTGCCATTGGCGTTAGTGAAGGTTATGTGAGATATCAAGTTCACTTACTTAATGGCGATTGGCTTCCAGAAGTTGATGGTTATGACATCAATGATGACGAAAATGGTTACGCAGGTAACGGTAGAACACCTATTGACGCATTAAAAGCAGTATTCTATACACCTGATGGTTATGAATACAAGTGTCTATATATACAGGTATCGCCACAGGGTATGGACGAATATTACCCTGTTCAGATAGATGATCAAACTGTAAATGGACAGGACGGATATGCTGGTTGTTTTGGTAGATATATTGATAAGGTTCAGCTTTGGGTTGAATAAGATTTTTTGAGGGAGTAGACCAAATTGGCTGCTACCCTCTTTTATTATTAAATCGGCATTTATCATTAAAAGTGTCAAAATATTATTGATTAAAAGGAGATTTTTTATAAATGATTAAAACAGAGTTAATTAATGCAATTGCAGAAAGAATTGAAGGAGCTAAGAAAGGTGATATTGCTCTTATACTTGATACATACGCAGAGGTTATTACAGATACATTAAAAGCTGATACTACAGAATCTGTTCCTGTAGGTAAACTTGGTAAGTTTAAGGTTAAGACAGTTCCAGAGCGTAGAGGAAAAATTATGATGGGCGATCGCAAGGGTGAGGAGTATGTAACTCCACAGCATGATGAGATTTGCTTTAAGATGTCAAAGTCTGCAAAACAGCTCTAATCTGAAAGGTCGTGATTATTATAAAAACATTACATTTTGAAAATTATGAAGATTTTGCTTGTGCTGTTTCAGATACATATGACAGAGTAAAATCTGATGATGAATATAATTCAGTAGATATTGTTGCTAAATATGAAGATGTAAAAGAGATTATTCGTGAACTCGTTGGAATCGGATATGGTATTGCATTTATTGATAAGTTTGGTAATCCTGAATGGGATGGTTATGACGACTCTTTCATTATCAGCTTATTAGATGATGAAATCTGGTGCGAACCAGTTAAGAGAGATGATGGATATATCTTTATTGAAGCCGATGTTGTATACATCTTTGATGATTGTAATTCTAAGATTATTCCAAAGATTGAATCTGATGAGATATATGAAGTGGAAATTGGCAATGAATATGATGATTGCAATGGTGATTGTGAGAACTGTAATTGTCATAATGAAACTTATTTACATACTTCTGAAGACGAAGATGAAAATACTCACGGATTTACTGCTAGTAGGTCAGATGGTGACTCTTATATGAGTTATTCTTACTACTCTAGCGATGAGTTAAGTCATGAAGATATTCAGAAGATGTTAAAGGTTTTTGGATTTTAGATTTTAGATTATAGGATATGTTATAGAAGAATCAGTGTGTAAGTGTTTAAGAGACAAATTTGCTGATTCCAAATAACATTTGAACTTGGAGTGTGTGGTGTATGCTACACACTCTTTTTGTATGACTTTATAGCTTAATGGTTAAAGCATCCAAGGTAAAACCGCAGACACCAGTGTGAAAGCCACTGACGGAATGGATATAGGTTCGAATCCTATTAAAGTCAATTTTCTGTGTTTCTGTGAATGAAAACAGAGAATAAATATATGTACTCATGATTGGTGTCATAGCTGATTGTGGGATTTATGAAATGGGACAAATCGGAGTTATTCAATCATATAGAAGATTTGAAAGAAGTGGCTTAGTAATTATTACTATATCACTTCTTTTTATTTGAAAGGAAGTGAGATTTAATGGGTAGAAAAATACAACACAATAATATTGTTACTGATGAGTTATTGGCTCAGTGTAATAAAGAGAATATAGAGTTAGGAAATGACTTTTTGGATTATCTTCGTTCAGTTGATAGATCACCAAATACAATCAATGCGTACAGGCGTGACCTTTACATTTTCTGGGTTTATTTACTTCAGCATTGTGACAACAAATTTTTTATTGATTTGTCTAAGAGGGATATTGCTCGTTATCAGAGTTTTTGTCTTACTGAATATAAGTGGTCGCCAGCTAGAATGCGTAGAGTAAAGTCTACTCTCTCATCGCTTTCAAATTATGTAGAAGCTATATTGGATGATGAGTATGAAAACTTTAAACCGATTATACGCAAAATTGAAAATCCTGCAAATGAGAAAGTATTTACTAAAACTGTACTGTCTGATGAACAAGTACAAGGTATGCTTGATTATTGGGTTGAGAAAGGTAAATATGATAAGGCTTGTATTTTAGCATTAGCTGCATTTAGCGGTAGACGTAAGAGTGAATTACCACGATTTAAAGTGTCTTATTTCGATGACGAAAATATTATATATGGTTCTTTATATAAAACACCTGAAAAGATTCAAACAAAAGGAAGAGGATCTCGTGGAAAAATGTTAGTGGCATATACACTTGCAAAACCATTTAAGCCATATTTTGATTTGTGGATGAATTATAGAAAAGAACATGGAATTGAATCAGAATGGTTATTCCCAAAGAAAGTAAATGGAGAATATATAGATGAACCTATGGATTCAAGTACTCTTGACAGTTGGGCTGATACATTCAGTAAACATTTAGGAGAAGACTTTTATTTCCACAGTCTTCGTCACTTCTTTACAACTTCTTGTTCTCGAAGCGGTCTTCCTGATGATGTAATTCAAATGCTAGTTGGTTGGAATTCGCTTGATATGGTTGCAGTGTATAAGGATATTGACGCTGATGAGCAATTTGCAAAATATTTTGCTAATGGAGAAATAAAACAAGTAGAACAAAAATCACTTTCTGATTTGTAGACAATCCCGATGAAACTTTCATCTAATACTTCGTCTAATTCAGAGAATAATAAAATATAAAAAGATTAGGTTGCGCCTTTACAGGCATATTGGATGGTGGCATTCAATAGCGTAAAACCTATGTCAACGTAAACCGACATTAATTTCCTAATCTTTTTTTGCTTTTAAATGGAGAATAATTATAAGCCGAATGCTCTGAGTTACGCATTCACTAAGGTTCTGTGAAAATCAGACGGACTAACAGACCGATATAACTGCATTATCCCAATAAAGTCCTTATAAACAGGCACGAAAGGTATATATAAAGGTGACGACAATGTAGAGAACAAATAAAAGAACCCTTAAATGGGCAACCAAACAGAGAATATATAAGTATCACATCTTGGCATTTACTATTCATATAGCATTGTAAGTCCTAAAACGGTCAATATCAACCATAGAAGTAATCGTGCTTCTCTGCGTTAATGAGAACCATTAAATTCAAGTTTGTACTACAGTGTTTTTCGAGCTTGTGGTCTAAATATTAAAAACCAATGTCTATTAGGCTTTTATATGAAATGGAATTATCGCTAGTTTATTTTCTGAATTTTTGAGATAGACAATAGCGAATGACTACTGGGCGGTTTGACATCTGGAAAGACAGATAAATATGGAGTGTCACTATATAAGCGCAATATATTTTGGGTGACACAGGTAGTAATCTCCTTCTCGTGCGTTGGTTAGCAAGTAAATCTGATTAAAGTGATTTTGAAAAGCATGGATACCTAGTGTGTCTAATTTATAAACTGGATGTGTACAGTCCAATATCAGCTAGTTAGTGCTTTATGCTGATTATCATAGCGGAATGACGAGCAATGGAAGCTCACTTGGCTCATAACCAAGAGTATGCAGGTTCGAGTCCTGCTTCCGCAATTCAATGATTAAAAGGAAAATGAAAAAATAAAAGAAAGGAGTATGTATAATGGCAAGTAGATTATCTATTGAAAATGATAGATTAAAAGTCGGTCAAGTAAAACGAGTAACATCGAATAATGGAAATAAAATTGATTCTATTACTCTTCTACTTAATGAATCTGTGAAAGTTTTATTTGCACCAAATGGAAACACATTGGAATTTACGGTATCAAATCCAAATATTGATATGAGCAATTTGGACTGTACTATTGATAAAGATACTTTAAGAGATTTAGTAATCAGTTTCAAAGACGCATACAACCAAATAATTACAAACGAAAGCGAGGGTACAAATTCATGAAATTAGATCAGAAATTTAATGTAGAAAATGATATTGCAAGTGTAGACATTATGGTTACAAGTCTTGGCACTGCTGATTTGACAAGTGAGCAGGAAAAAGAATTACTTGCAAATTACAATAAGTATATCGAGTATAGTAAAATTCAGTTCAAAGGAAATATCAAACTTAATAATGGTGTTCCAGAAGTAACAACAGATCCAAAAGACGATTCTACTATTGTTGAATTGGAGATTACGGATGTAACAAATGAGAGAAAACTTATCAATGAAGATTTAGCATTTCATTTTGAAAGAGATGTAACAAAATATCCTGATACAGTATTAAATACTGTTCTCGATAAGAAGGAACTGTATGCACAGGCTCAGTGTGTATTATTTGCTACGAAAGTTAAGGAGGCTGTTACTGAGAAGTTGGCTGAAATTCGTGCATTGAATAATACTTTTGAAGGAACTACAGAATATACTCTGTAAAAAATAATGGGTGGTACTCTTCCACCCTAAATATGCTCGGTTAGTCAAGTGGTCAAAGACCTCCGACTTTCTATCGGATAACATGGGTTCGAATCCCATACCGAGTATTATGCGGTAAGCCTGATGTCGAAGGATTTTGCTGTGGTGCACATACGGTTCTATCCTGGTAGTTCATCACTACCCTACCGCCCTATACAGTTATAATCAGTTTGGCGACTGATTGGTAAATATTTTAAAGAAAGAGTCATTTCCTTTGGAGATGGCTCTTTTATTATATACGCCTTTAGTTTAATTGGTTAGAATATCAGACTCCAAATCTGAGAGATGTGGGTTCGACTCCTACAGGGCGTGTTATAAGTGTCAAGAATTTGCACTTTCATTGGAAATTTAATATTGAAAATTATGAGAAGTCATTTCGTATGAAGTGGCTTCTTTTTATGTTGGAATAAAAGGAGGTGGTCGTTAGTTTGGCTACGACAAAAGAAACACAGCCTACAAAATTAACGGCTGCACAATTAAAGAAAAAAGTTGAAACGCAAGAAGAAAAAATCAAGTCTCTAAAAGAAGGTGCTTGGTGTTACATGTGTGATACTCATAAAGCTAAAGATAAATTTTATGTAAGTACAGATCCTATGAGTAAAAGTGGTCTTACTCCAATTTGTAAAGACTGTGCAAAAAAGATAGCCCTTAAAATTGGGAAGGACAAGGTTGAACATGAGCCTGATAAGAACTCTGTAATCGAAACAATGAGGTATCTTAATAAGCCTTTTTTGTCAAAATTATGGGATGCTAGTATTCAAGAATCGGAAAATTTAGCTTTAGGCAAAGTTCGTTCTAATGGTTATTATTCATATATAAAGAATGTTGCTATGGGACAATATAACACTCTAACATTTAAAGATTCAGATGTTTTTGATAATAATACAGTCGAGGAGGAAACCTCAAAAGAACAAACAACCGAGGAAGAACTTATTGAATCACATGCAGGGTTGGATACATATGATAGTTTTTTAAAAAACAAAAATGATGTAATTCGATTACTAAGTTATGATCCTTTTGAAAAAGAAGATATAGCCGACCAACCATTCTTATATTCACAGCTATTAGGATTGTTAGATTCTAGTGAAGACGCTAATGAAGATATGATGCGTACTTCTTCTGCTATTTCTATTGTTCGTGGATTTTTACAGCAGTCTAAAATTGATGACACTATATCAAAGTTGATGTGTGACATTTCTAATATTGAACGAAATTCTGCAACAATTAAATCTTTGCAAGAAAGTAAAGGTAAGATTACTTCTGTTATTACAAGTCTTGCACAAGATAGTTGTATTTCATTAAAACATAATAAAAATGCTAAAAAAGGTGAAAATACATGGACTGGAAAAATCAAGAAAATTAAGAGTCTTAATCTGCGAAGTGGGGAGGTCAATGGTTTTGATATTGATACATGTAGAGGTATGCAACAGGTTCAGGAAATCAGTGATGCTTCCATTATGAAACAGTTGGCACTTGATGAATCTGAGTGGTCAGATATGGTTTCTGAAATGCGTGTCGTTAACACTGGTCTTAGAAAAGAAAAAGATGCTTACCAAGAAATTAACAGAATACTATTAAGAGAAAATCTTGATTTAAGAGATACATTAAAAGAAAACAATCTATTAAATGAAGAACAGTTAAAAGATTTAAAAGATGTATATTCTGTATTTGCAGAGTTTGATGAAGTTGAAGAGTCTCCTGACGATGAAACAAAGGAGGTTACTGAAAATGAATCAGGATAAACAAATGATTATGAATTACTATCAGAATGAAATTCTTGATTATGATAAGGATTTTTATAATCAATACGGAATATATGTAAAACCACATGGTTACTCTATTTCTTCTCGTAAAATTGAATCTTATATTCAAATCGCTGAAATCCAAAAATATCTGCAATGCAACCCAGTAAAAGCTATAGATCTCTTTTTCAATATAGAGCTTTTAGATGGGCAAGCACTTCTTGTACAAAGAAGTTGGGTTTGCCCAAATGTACTTGCAGTATGTACTCGTGGATATGGTAAAAGTACAGTTATTGACCTTGAGATTATGTCTAAAGATATGTGTTTTTGTAATGTATGGACATATATTGCAAGCGGTACAGGTGGTCAGGCTGAACAAACTTTCACTACTTTGGAACGACTCGCTAATGATAATATTGATACATTTTATGGTTCAACTGGTTCTTTATTCAAGAATGAGATAGAAATCAAAAATGCAGCAGGTGACGGATTTTCACACTCGTCCAATGGGTTTTCCTATTCATGTTATAACGGATCTATGACTAGGACATTGAACGGAAATATAGATGCCAAGAGAGGTATGCGAGGCACAGTAATTTTTGATGAAAGTGGTTTCTTATCTGATGAAATGATGAATGTATATGGTGCATTTGCCGTTGTAAATAAAAGTTTAAAAACTGGTAAAGATGTAGATGGTAATTCAATAGATCCAATTCGTCAAAGATGTTTGCCACGAGATTTATCATATCAAAAATATTACATCAGTTCAGCATCTTCAACTGATACTCAATTTTGGAGACTGTATCGTGACTTTTCTAAACAGCAAATTATGGGAAATCCAGATTATTGTGTATTACATATAGATTGCGAACAAGCATTTAAACCAACTCTTAGAGGTGAATTAGTTACTCCTCTTCTATCCAGAAACACTGTCGAATCAGAAATGAGAACAAATCCTGAAAAAGCAAGGCGTGAATATTATTGTATTTTTACTACAGATGCTGGCACTGATGCAATTATTCGTAGAGGCGTTATTACACGTAATGAAGAAACAAGAAAACCTCTTCTTTATAATGACACAGGTGATAAAAAGTTCGTCATTACATACGACCCTGCAAGAAGTAGAGATAATTCAGTAATTCTTGTTGGTGAAATTTATGAATATGAACAGGTTGATGGAAGTATCGACACAAGAATGAGATTAGTAAATTGTATTAATCTTATTGATGTTGGTAAAAAAATCAAATCTCCTATGCAAACGCCAGACCAGATTGAATATTTAAAAAAAGTAATTCTTGACTACAATGGAGGGGCTGACGCATATGGAAATATTGTTGGTGTATACATTGATGCAGGTAGCGGCGGATCTGGTGTTAATATAGCTGATTATTTAATGCCAGATTGGACAGACTCTGCTGGTATTGTTCATAGAGGCTTAATTGACAAAGAATATTCCGCTGATTATGTTAAGAAATTTCCTAATGCGGTAGACAAAGTACATCTTATGTCTCCTGCTGGTTATAAATCTGAAATGTATGAAGCAATGATAGAATTGATGAATCAGGATAAAATCAGCTTTACAGCACAATATGACCATAAAGGCTATCTCACTGTTTTTGATGTTGATGAGAAAAAATTGGCTAAAGAAAAAGAACGAATTGCTGCTGAACTCAGAAAACAAAAAATTAATGAAAAGGAATTTGAAACTAAGTTCAATGAAGAATTAGAGAAAATTGAATCCGTTAATACAAAAAATATAAAACTTGATTGGCAAGATGAAATTGCTCTTGCTAATATTGATGCTTTAAAAGAAGAGCTTGTCAATATGGTTCGTAAAAAACGTGATTCTGGAAAGGATTCGTTTGAACTTACACCAGAAAAAGCCAACAAGCTCCATGATGATAGGGCTTACACGGCATGTATGGCTTCTTATGCCCTTATGTGTGAACGTAGAAAAGTCATTACAAATAGAAAACGTCCAAACAATTTCGATATCACCAAAATGGTCGGTGTCTCAAAACGCCCTAAAAAATGGGGATTCTATAACTAAGGAAAGGAGGAAATCAGAAATATAAATGTCAACACAAAAAACAACTAATTCTGCAAAGAAATCAGTACAGACAGAGCCATCACCAACTCGTAAGAATGAGCTGACTACTTCTACTCAGAAGTATGCACAGATGATTAACTTTCAGGAATTACAACGTATCTTACAGCAGAATATATCAAAAGGTACATCAAAGACATATACTCAATACACAAAAGAGAAACTTCAATCATACATAAAAAGTCCTCTTGCCAATATTGACAATCTTCGTGATATATCTGCTTTCTTATATCGTATCAGTCATAACTATAAAAAGATTATAGAATATTATGCTTACACCCCTATCTTTAGTTATAACGTATCTTACAATACTCCCGATTGGGCAAATCCCCCACAGGATGCATCTGAATATATTAAAGGGTATCAAGAACTTTGTACCAGATTAGATAAAATGGATCTGAAAGAAATTGGTTCACAAATGATTGCCACTTGTTTAAGAGATGGTATCTATTGTGGATTTTGTTACGATGATGGAGATTCGTTCTTTATACATCCACTTGATCCAAAATATTATAAAATCGGTTCTCGTGCAGAAAAAGATACATGGATTGTAAAATTCGATGCTTCTTATTTTGATTCTGGTAACAACAAGGATTTCTTATATGGTACTGGTAGTGAAACTGATTCAGAAGAAGGCTTATGGGATGATGTTTTTGTAGAAGGCTACGAAACATATAAATCAAAAGGTAATGATTATAAATGGTTTGATTTACCACCAGAGAAAACTATCTGTATTATATGTGGTGATGATCCAGTTGTACCACTACCCTACTTCTTAGGAACATTCACTTCCATTCTTGATTTGCTTGACTACGAAGCTCTTATTCGTTCTAAAACAGAACTTGAGAATTATGTTCTTCTCTTATCAAAAATCCCTATGAATGAAAACTCAGGTGAAGTAAATGACTTTGCTGTAGATCTTGAAATTGTACAGGCTACTCAAGCTGCGATTGATGAAGTATTACCAAGTCTTGTTGGTTCGGCATGGACTCCATGTGAAGTTGAAAAGATTGAATTTGGTAATAAAAATCAGGTTGATGATACCAATATATATTCGCAAGCAATACATAACCTTTTTTCTTCTCTTGGTATATCAGAAATGATATTCAATGGTCAAAAATCTGGTTCTGTTGGTCTTAAACATTCTATTACAGTTGATATGACGCTCCCTATGGAATTATTAAAAAGAATTGAAGCGAATATTCAGAGATATATCAAATTGAATATCACAGAGGATTTTGAATTTTATTTCCATTATGTATCTGTATTTGACCTTGATGAAAAGATGTCTCAAAGAAAAGATAAAGCTACGTTGGGTATAGATGCAATGGATTATGCAACGTTGGATGGTTCTTCACCTTCAAGAGTTGTTAATAATGCTTTTATGATGAGGTCATTAGGATTAATGAATTACTTTACTCCTCTCTCATCTTCATATACGCAAAGTGGCACGAGTGGTAATGAAGGTGGTGGTCAGACTAAGAATGAAGATGACCTTTCAGATGAGGGACTTGCTACCAGAGAGGGTGAAAAAGATACTGGCACACAAGCAGGACAATAAGGAGTAAAAGGATGGAACAAAATTTTATAAAGACATCAGATCCTGAAACAGCTTCTAAGATGATAAATCTTGGTTTTCAGAAAATTGATGAACAAAATGGTATTTATACTTTTCTGAATACTGATAAATTGATGTTTTCAGATGATATAGATAAATCGAAAATCCAGTATAGTAATATGCTGAATATTTAGCCACTCTCCTATTCTGAGTGGTTTTATTTATGCCTAAATTTTGAAGAAAGGAGAAGAAAATGGCTAAGAAAAGACTTCGTTATATAGAAGATTTGTATGATTTCTATTCAAATAAATACAAACGTTCTACGAAATTCAGTGCCGAAAAAACTGGTGAACCATTGGTTGTACAAGTACATGGACGTATAAATTTTGATGAGTCAGACAAGAACAAAGATGGGCTTCTTCCAGTTCATTTACAGTCGTGCCATACAGATTTAAATGTAAACGGCTCTAATATTGAATCTTCTGTCATGGAAGCTGCCCTTCCATCTTTTAGCAATCGTCCTATTCTTGGATACATTCACAAGGTAACAACCGATGAAAATCCAGAAGGTCAGTGGGAATTTTATTCTCATAATATGCATGAAGACGAGAATGGTGATGTGGTTTATGATGAATATCCTATTGGAATCATACCTGAAAGTTGCAATGCACAGTTAGTTTATGATGAAGAAAAGAAGAAAACTTATTGTGAAGTCGATGGATATATTTTTGAGGAATATTCTAAAGCTGCTGAAATTTTACAGCGTGAAGAAGAATGCTCTGTATCGGTCGAATTGTCAATCCGAGAATTAAGCTATGATGCAAAACAGAAGTTCTTAAATATTGAAGATTTTTGGTTTTCTGGCGTAACAATCTTAGGTAAAACACCTCAAGGAAACGAAGTAAAACCTGGAATGTCTGGTTCAAATATTAAATTGGCAGATTTCAGTTCCAAGAACAATAGTTTATTTGAAGATTATGAATCAAAAATGGTTGAACTACAGGCACGAATTGAGAACTTAGAGACTGCTTGTTTCAATAAAGAACAGAGTTCTTCTGTTCATACATTATCAAGGGAAGGAGGAAATAAAGAAAGCATGACAAAATTTGAAGAGTTACTTGCTAAATACAATAAAACAGTTGAAGATGTAACCTTTGATTATTCAGAATTATCAGACGAAGAATTAGAGGCTAAATTTGCAGAAGTGTTTGGTGAAGACAACAATACAGATGGTGACAATTCTGGTGACAATACAGCGAATGAACCTTCTAATGATAATGAAGGTGATGGAGAAAACACTACTGAGCCAGAAGGGACTAATGATGAAGATAATGAAGGCGAAGGTCAGAATTTTGAGAATATGACAAAGATATTTGAAATTTCTCATGACGACATTCGTTACGCTTTATACAATCTCTTATCTTCTTACGAAGATACAGATAATGAGTGGTATTACATTACTGGTGTATATGATTCTTACTTTGTTTATGAAAGTTGGGATGGCGGTAAAATTTATGGTCAGAAATATACAAAGGATAATGACAATGTATCGTTTGATGGTGAACGCTACAATCTACACAAAGAATATCTTACAGATTCAGAATATACAGAAATTCAGGATATGCGTTCCAACTACTCTTCTGTTGTAGAGGAATTAAACACATATAAATCTGCTGAAGTATTTGCAGACAAGATGACTGTATTTGATGACGAAGCATATTCAGAATATCTTGATACAGATGAATTCAAAGCACTTATGTCTGAGGATTCTGTAAACAAATATTCTAAGGAAGAGTTATCTGAGAAGGCTGATGCTACTCTTGGAAAACTTGTTAAAAAGAATAAGACATTCTCTTTTGCAGGTGAAACATCACAGAAGAAACATGTGAGCAGAGTTGTCTTTAATGCAGAAAAAGAAACAGAAGATACATATAAACCATATGGCGATCTGTTTGATTAAATCAAAAACTAAATAACTTTATGAATTAGCACTTATGGAAAATCCATAGGTGTTTTTTATTGCACAAAAATTAGAAATTTTAAGGAGGAAATAAAACTATGGCTAGTAATTTCATTTCATATACTAAGCACGGTGTTGCTGAGTCAACTTTACTTAAGGCTACAAAAGTTGGTCATCACTACAACTTAGTAAATGAGTCTAAGGATATTGACAATGGTTCTGTTGCTGTAATTGGCGACAGAAAGAAAGCAGATGTGTTTGAAGCAAAAGTTCCTGCAAAGGGAGACAAAATTGTTCTCATTTTAACTGCTCCAAAGATTTATGAAGAATATACAACAAAGATGCAGGAGGAATCTAACTTCTACAACGGTAAGGGTGAAGTTATGAGAGCTTACGAGATTCAGGATACTGATAGATTCACACTTTCTACAGAAGCTTTCAATTCTGATGCAGAGTTAGCTGTTGGGAAATATGTATTCGTAGATGGTACAGACTTCAAGCTTACAACTGGTGATAAGCCAAGTATGACTGAATATGGTTTTGTAGGACATATCTACGAGGTTGCTGCAAATGGAAATTATCGTATTTGGGTAGATAAGAATGCCCAGGTATATGCGTAATTCGGTAGAAAGGAGGATTAATATACTATGCAGAGATTAAGATTTAATGAAATGAGCGATGTAATCGTTGAAAAGTTTAATGAGACAAAATATAAGAACTTCTCTCGTCTGTGTGTTGACACAGCAAAAGGTACTGTAAAACAGTATTCTATCGAAGAAGCAAATGATAAGATTCGTAAGACAATTATCGAGATGGCAGGTCTTTCTGAGACTCCGACTCCTAATGAAGTAAGAAAGGCATTTAAGAAACAGTCTGTAAGAGAGGCTGTATTCGAGGTTATTGAGGAGACTGTTGAAGATACTCTTGTATCTGGTTGGACAAGTTCACCTGTATTCCAGAAGTATGTAGAGGTTAAGACTCTTGCTCTTGGACAGACAAATAAGTTCTATACAAAAGATCCTTGCATTATCACTGTTGCTGAGATTGCTGATGGTCATCACAGCATTGAGAGACAGAGACTTGGTGCTGGTAAGGAGTTTGGTGTAAGCGTTAAGTCTTATGGCGCAAAGGTTTACATGGAAATGTCAAGATTCCTTCAGGGCGTTGAAGATTGGAGTGAGTTAATCAATAAGATTGCAGAAGCATTCACAAGATTAATCAATACTCTTCTTCATGAAGCTGTTATGAGTGCTGGTACTTCTCTCCCTGTTCCTACTAAGTGGAATATCCGTGGTGAGTTAAATGCAGCTAACCATGATAAGTTTGTAAAGCTTATTTCTGATGTTCAGCTTGCTACAGGTGGTGTTGCTACTATCGTTGGTACAAAGGTTGCTCTCGCAGGATTAAAGAATCTTGGAGATATTCAGTGGGTTTCTGAAGCTGCAAAGAACGATGTTTATAACACTGGTAGAATTGGTACATTTGAGGGTACTCAGATTATCGAGCTTCCACAGGCATTTAAGGAGAATGACGTAGAGCATTACCTTGAAGACGATACAAAGCTTCTTATTCTCCCATCTAATATCGACAAGTTTGTTAAGATGTACTATGAGGGAATGGATGAGACTAAGGAAGTATCTGAGTCTGGTGATAATGCCGATGATACAAAAGAGTACGAGTTCAAGTCTCGTTTTGGTATCAAGACTATGACTAACACAAGATTTGGTACTTGGACAATCGGTGCGTAATCCATAGAAATATTGGGGCTGTATATCTAAATGATATGCAGTCCTTTTTGAATTGAGTGAAAGGAGAAATATAAATGCCATATCAGAAAAAGGCTACAACTACTTCTGCTACAAAAACAAAGACAGAAGATACAAAAGTTGAAAAAGATACAGTAAAGGAAACAGTTGCAGAGGTTAAGAAATCTAAGAAGTATGAACCAGATGATTTAATTCCATGTCGTTCTATGTATGCAGGTACTCTTCTATTTACTGGTGATAAGACAAAGATTACATATGAGTTTAGTAACATGGGTGATTTCAGATATATTGAATATCAGGACTTACTCTCAGCCTTACTTGTTCGTAAGAAGTCTTTATTTGCACCTTATATCATTATTGAGGATGAAGAGTTGCTTGAAAATGTACATTGGCAGGAAGTGAAGAAAGTATACGATGGTCTATATGATAGAGAAGATCTGATAAATCTTATCAATCTTCCAACTATGCGTTTTAGTGAAGAGTTCAGAAAACTTCCATCTGGTTTCAAAAATACAATCGCAACAATGGTTTCTGAAATGATTTCAGAAGGAACTTTTGACAGTATGAATAAAATCAAGATTATTGATGAGGAATGCGGTACTGATTTGAAGTTACTTGCTGAGTAATATATTGGAGGTGTTATATGAATATCTCCTACGAAAAAGTATTTGACAGATACTTTGGGTTAATTGATGATGTCAAAGAATTGTCTTTAGAAGAGTCTGATTTGCATGAAATATTAGCAGAACGTTTACATTCTGTTATCTCTAGTCCATTTATTCGTAGATTATTTTCCACATTAAAACTTGATGACGAAATGGAACAGTTTGAATTTGAATTAACAACTTCTGTTGATAAGTATTCTGACGAAGAATTTGTTATTGAACTATTTAGCAAAGGTATGGCTATCAAATGGCTTGAACCAAAAGTTAAATCATTGGAAAATACTGTGAGGTTTTTTGGTGGAAAAGAAGAGAAAAAATTGAAAGACGATTATTCATTGAATAAGGCATTGCTGAAAGAAATGAAAATTGAACAGCAGAAACTTATTCGTGATTATGGTTTTGCTTTTAAACCATATTCGTCAACGGAGTCCTAATATGCAATACATATATGGTAACTTCACAGACAAGCAAATCAATGAAGCAGTTCGTGCAATGCATGGTGACATTCACAAGCTGCTGCTCTATAAAGACAAGACAATTGAAGAGAAAATATTTGAAGATGATGAAGCATTTCTCGTCTTCTTTGAAAATGTTATGTTTAAATTAGGTGGCACAAAAACCTTATTTAATGATAACGGACTTATGGTAACTCTTATGGCAACTTTACAAGGTGCTATGGATAATTTTAAGAGCGACCATTTCAGTTACAAAAAATTCCGCAGGGCAATCTTAGATTCTCACGGATATATTAAGCAGATGTTTGAGGAGGTGGGTTGCGATGCCGAGTCTACAAACAGCTAGGCGTGTCGCAAACGCCAAAAACAACGGTGCTAAAACTATTGGTCAGATATATAAGGAACAATCTGATTGGGCAATGGAACAGACATTTGAAAACGACATCGCTACAAAGACTTGTTATATCTATGACTATTTTCATGACGATTTTTTCACAGATGGACACGGAATCACACGTTCTCTTGCTGAAGGTATGACTTATGAAAATACTAATAAGACAAAAATTGATGCAAAGTTTATTATCAAATCTTATCAGTCAATGGATAAAGATCAAGTGGAATACTATATTATGTTTCGTCCAAGTCAGCCTGTGAGATTTAATGAGGGTGATGACCTTTATTATTATGAAATTGATTTTAGGAAACGTTATGGAGCGACATTTCCGATAGGACTTTTCGTGGACATCCCAGATGATAGAGGAATTTATCATAAGTGGATTGTCTGTCGTGATGAACCTGCAAATCAGTTTCCAAAATATCTGATTTTACCAGTAAATTACGAACTCACATGGATTGAAAAATCTAATGATAAGCGCATCAAGAGACGTATGTGGTGTTGTTTAAGACAACAGAATTCCTACACTATAGGGACTTACACTGACCGATATTTTACACACACCGATAATCAGGATAAGATATGGTTGCCAATGAACTCTATTACAGAAAAGTTTTGGTACACTTCTGAAGATTCTAAAAATATGCGAGTTGTAGTAAGTGCTTTAACAGAACATCCTACAGTATGGACAGTGACCAAGGTTGAAAATTCAATGCCATTTGGTATTCAAAAACTTACTATATATACGGCATTTTGGAACGAGCATACGGATTATGTCAATCTTGAAACGGGCGAAATGTATGCGAACTATTTCGATTCAGAAATTGCCCCAACAGATCCATCTACTCCAACCACTCCCCCATCTTCTATTACAGCAAGAATTTCAGCATCCACTTCAACTATTAAAGTTGGTGGCAGCTATAAAAATCTCACAGTAAATCTATTTAATGATTCCAATGAAGATATTACAACTGAATATGCTGATGCAACCTTTACATGGACTTGCTCTATTGATAATGAAAATTGGACTGATAAAGTTACATGGCGAGCTGGCACAGAGTACAACCAAAAGAAAGTAAAGTTTCATAATGACACTTTTACTATCGGCAAAATACTGTCTGTTAAGTGCGAGATTATTAAGGATAACTTACCGATTGAATCTGAGATTTTGCCATTAGAATTAACTGAATAGGAGGTGTTTTATGGCAGAAAAATTAGTTACAAAGAATGATTTGTTAAATAAGCTTCGTGCATATAAGACTACTCCTGATGATGATGTAATTCTATACAAGCAAAAAATCAAAAATGCTTTGTTATCAAATCCATGTTTGTTATACGCTCTCAATGATAAAAAGTTAGAATCTGAATTGTTCGACAAAAATGGAAACATCAATTGGGAATGGAATGAAGATACCAAGCAATATGAACCTCTTGGTGAATGGGATAGATATTTTGGAAGTGATTCTCTTATTCGTCCATTTTTATTTATTCCAGATACACAGACAACAGTTAAATGTTATGTGTGTTATCAAGTAGGGTTTAGAGATACGGTTAGATATCAGTCAGGATTAAAAGAAACACAAGTTACTTTTACTATTTTTGCTCATGGAGATGACCGTATGGATAAATTGACTGGAATTCCAAGGCATGACCTTATTGCTTCCATTATAAGAGAACGATTCGCATGGTCTAATATATTTGGTATGCAGACATATCTTACACAGGATTATGAATCTACAGTTGATAACAATTATGTGGCTCGCACTCTTGTATTTGAACTTACGGACTTAAATAGTAAAGTTCGTACACCTTATTGTGGAAAACCATCTATTATGAATTACGGTATAAGGCGGTGATTGTTTGGATGTATTAGAAACATTGGATAGTCTTCAATCTGCCGCAGAAAAAGATGAAGCCAAAAAACAAGAAGTGAGTAAAAAGCCAGAATATCATTTCGACAAACTTAAAATGTATTTTGGTGAGGATTATACAATAAATGGTATAACTATTTCAATTCCAACCATAGGAGATATTTTAAATATTGGCGAATCAAAATTCTACCAAGCAATCTCTCCTTTTCTTAGTAATTCTACTTCTATTCGAGTTCTTCTTTATGATGTATTTAAAAAGGATTGGAACAAAACAAAAGATATTGAAGTGTTTTATATCTTATATCAATTGCTCGAAGATAAAGAGCCGTTAAAGCTACTATTCAAAGATTTTAGTTTTGATGGATTTGAACTAATTCAAGCAAGAAAAAATGTTGACGATCCAGAATACAATCATCTTGCGCTTTTAAATCAAGATAAAAATATGATTATTTATGATGATGAATATATGGAAATTGCTGAATTTATTCGAGCGATGATGAATGTTCATCCAAAGGTTGAAAAGGCAAAAGGTAAAACAACAAAACAATGGATTTTACAAGAAGATAGAATGAAAGCAGAACAGGATGATAAAAAGAAAGGCGCATCGACTCTTTTACCACTTGTTTCGAGTTGTATAAATCATCCTGGGTTTAAATATAAGTTGGAAGAATTAAAACAAGTGAATATATGTCAGTTTATGGATTCTGTAAACAGAATTCAAAAATACGAACAGGGAACGGCTGCTTTACACGGAATTTACGGTGGTATGGTGTCAGCCAAAGACATTCCTGAAGATTTAATCAATTTTATGGGCGATATTTAATCGCTCATTTTTATTGCATAAAAATAACAATTTTAAAGGAGGAAAATAATTATGGCATTTAAATTAGGTGACGTAATCGTAGATAGACTTCAGTTTGGTTACGGTGCAAAGTCTAATGGTACACCTCTGTATGCTTTAACACAGCTTACACAGGCAAATATTGATATTACGGCTGACTCAACAGATATCAATGATAAGGATGGAAACCTTGTATATCGTAAGTATACAGGTAAGAAAGGTGAGGTTACTGCAACTAACGCATTCCTTAACCTTGCTGTTGTAGAGACTATTTCTGCTACTGATGCTGAGATTGCAACCGCAGATAAGGGTATTGTTATGCCGATGATTCAGATCGTAAAAGCTGGCGAAACATTAGATGTTACGGGATTTGTTGAAGGTTCTATCCATGTAAATGCTCTTTCTACAAAGGGTTCTATGGGTAAGGACGAATTTAAGAAAGGATCTGCCGCTTCTGCTACTGAATATGCAATTAAGCACACCGAAGCTTCGGGTGAACCAGACAATACACCTGCGAGTGATGTATTAACACCGCCTATCGCAGATGGTGAAACTCAGTATATTGTCAAGTATAAGAAGACAATTAAGAGCGGAGCAAAGATTACTAATTCTGGTAAAAAGTTCCCAAAATCTCATGAGTTGTTCTTCAAGGCACTTGTAGTAGATAAGTGTGAAACTGATGTATTAAAAGCAGCTATCATTCATATCCCTTCATTTATGCCAAGTCCTGAATTCTCACTTGCATTACAGGGTGGTGATTCTCAGACGATGGATTATAAGGGTTCTATGATGCTAAATGCTTGCTCTACAGATGGAGAACTTTTCTCTATTTATTACATTGATGAGGAAGAGGACGATATCGAATTATAAGAACACGTAGGGCAGTTAAACTACTGCCCTATTCTTGCAAGGAGGAATAATGTCAAAGAAAGAATTGAGAACTTGTGTGCTTTGCGGTAAGACTTATTCATTTTGTCCAGTTTGTAATCCAGAAGATCGTTTGAAACCAACGTGGTATTTTTGTTGGTGTTCAGATAATTGCCATGAAATTGATGAAGTGACTTCTGCTTTTGAAGATGGACGCATGACAGATATTGAAGCAAAACCAAAATTAGAAAAATTAGATTTGAGCAGAAAAGAATACTTTGGCGAAAGTTATAAGAATTCTATTACCTCTATCATGAAGGCAAAAGCACAAGTTATTAAGAAAGAAAATAAAAAGACAGAGGTTAAATCTATCAAAAAGGATATTGTTACAAAAGTCGAAAATGAGGCTGAAAGTAATGTTGAATAGTGATTTTTAAATAAGGGATTATAACATATTACTATTCAATGTTGTAATCCCTATTTTTTTACGCTATTACGGATTGAAAGGAAAATATATGATAGAAACTAATCTACATAACGCACGAAACTATTCAGAGCATGAAGTGAATAGAATCTGCAATGTAAAACAGCAAATCTTTTATATGAGTTCTGGTGCATATCCTATCGACATTTATTCTAGCTATGATAATAAGAATGACAGGAAAATTATTGTGATGATATTTGATCGAAAAGACACTAAAGAATTATATCAAAGATGGAAAAATTATGATACGGAGGACTAAATACAATGGATTTATCATTTTTAACAAATTTTGCAATACCAATTATCGTTGGTATTTGTCTATGTATAGGTTATGTGTTAAAAAATATTGTAACAACAGATGCAGTTAATAAGTATATTCCTGCAATTATGGGTGCATTGGGTGTAATCCTTAATATATGGATGAATATGACCTTTACACCTGAAATACTGCTCGGTGGTCTTGTCTCTGGTCTTGCTTCTACAGGTTTATATGAAGCTTTTAAGAATTTTTTGAAGAAGTAAGAAGGGATGGTACATATGAGTGGGTTCTATAGAAAAACTTGCACAAATTGATTATTTATTAGTCATTCTTGGGTTTTTTGCCATCTTATTTGCTGCTAAGGAAATTCTTGAAATATTCGGTTATTTTAAAAAGAAATTCCGATTAAAGACAGGCATTGACGAAGATAGAGAAACTGTTGAAACTCGTATTAAAACGCTTGAAAAACATGATAATTGGCAGTACCAAGAAATTCAAAAAATATCCAGAGGCATTGATGATATTAAAGATAATCTCATAAAGAAAGAAATTAAAGATAAAGAAAAAACAGTTGCTACTCTTCGAGGACAGTTGTACGAATTACATGAAAAATTTGTAACCAAAGGGTATATTGATAAATCAGGGTTAAAAACATTTATTGAACTTGGAAAGATCTATGAAGCTGCTGGAGGCGATGATATTTATCACGACAAATTATATCCTGAAGTTATGGCTTTGCCAATTAAAAATATTAATTTTTTATAATATCACATATTTTGTAAACTTTGCTTAACATATATTTATGTATGATACTAATATAAAATAAATTTATGTAAATACTTTATGTATATGAAGAACAAAGTTGATGAATATCGTTGTAAACAAAATATGACATTACAGCAATTATCAGAAAGAACAGGTATTTCAAGAACCACTCTTTCAAAAATTGTAAATAATCAAACAAATGATATTTTATTAAGTCATGCAATCACCTTATCTCGTGTACTTAAAGTAAATCTATATGAATTATTCTGTATACAGAAATAATGGAGGAATGTTTATGACATATTTTAATTTAATTTGCGAAGAATTATGTATAACGGGAGGAAAGGTTATATATATTGATACTAATGTTAGAACTCTTGAAGAAGTACATAAGATAGTAACTGATAATGCTGAAAAATATCCAAATGGCAAATGGGAATTATACCCTATGCAATTAGCAGTGTAAATAACAATTAAATATTATTAAAAGAGTGATTTCTTCGGAAGTCACTCTTTTTATTTATAATACATTTAAAGTGTCTTTACTACTATCTAGCCATGTAGTAAGGGCATTTTTTATTTTACGGAGAGTGTGTGGCTAGACCACTCTTCTACCCTTAATCAAGAAAGGAATGAATAGTTATAGCAAAAAATATAGGCAAAATTTTTGAACAGAACTTCAAAAATTCATGTCCAGAAGATGTATTAATTTATAGACCGCCTGATGCTGCTCAATCATTTGATATGAGTTCAAAGTTAAGATTTAGTCAACATAGTCCATGTGACTTTATGATTTTTAGTGGCAATAGAAATACATTTTGGACATTGGAATTAAAAACTTTTGAAGGATCTTGTTCATTTGAACGAACAAAGGAAGATAAAGGAATTATACATCATTATCAAGTAGAATCATTAAAGAAGTTTTCTACTTATAAAAATGTTTGTAGTGGGTTTATTTTAGATTTTAGAAAAACAGGTAATACATATTTTCTTATGATAGATGAATGGGATGGATTAATAAATTCTTTATCTAAGAAAAGTTTCAATGAAAGTGATTTATTGAAATATTGTAATCCAATATTGATTAATAAGAAAAAATTAAAAGTGAATTATCGTTATGATATAAATAAGTTTCTTAATGATACAACAAGATTGTAAAAAGGAGAATATTTGAATATGAAGAAAACAATGAAACTTTATGAAGCAACGAATATATACGAGATAACAAAAGGTATTATAGAGAACAAAGATTCTGACATTACTTCTCTTTCAAAATTTAAGCTGTTAGGTATAATTAGAAGTTTTTCTGGTATCTATACAGATTACGATCAGACAAGACAGGATCTTGTTAAGAAATATGGTGAGCCAGTTCTTGATAATGAAGGTAATAAGACAGGAAATATAGAAATCAAGAAAGATTCCGAAAATATGGATAAGTTTGTTGAAGAGATGAATGTACTTAGAAACCAGAATATTGATGTGGAATTTACTTCAATGACCGTTGATGAATTATTTAATTTAGGACTTAGTGCAGAATTATATACTATATTTATGCCTATCGTAGAAGAATAAAATTATAAAGGAGATAAAAGGAATATGAGACTTTTAGAATTTGTAGAAAGATACAATAATATGGCAAATCAGCAGTTAAAAGATAAATTTATTAAGGAAAAGGTTAAAATTACACCATATGTTTCAATCATCAAGAAAGATGCCTACGCACAGTTAATTGTAGATAAGACAACATTTGAGCAGGAAGCTTATGATGACAACGGAACAACAAAGTATCGCAAAACAGATAAGATTAGAGTAAATTCTGTTGCTCAGTATGTACAGTTTTGTCGTGCCGTGATTGAATTATATACCGACCTTGAGATTGACAAAGATGATAAAGGTTTCATCAAGGAATATGATGCACTTAAATCGTCTGGCTTACTTGATATTTTAATGGTTGGTTCTGATAAGGCTGATCCACTCATTCCTATGAGTGAATTAAGTGAGTTCAAGACCATTTTAACAATGAAACAGTCAGATACACAATTTAATGAGACAACTACTCAGGCATTTATTAGCAAACAGATTGAAAGAATTTCTGATTTGGCAAATGCTACTCTCACACCGTTTATGGATGTTGTTAGCAAAAAGCTTGATGAGATTCCAAAAGAAGAGCTGGATAAGATTGTTGAGTTTGCTAAGAATGATGGATTTAAAGAGGTGTAAGGTATGATTTCAAATAAATTATTTCATATTGATGAATGTTGGTTTAATTTACCAGATGATTTCACTGGTACTTGCGGAGATGCATTGATGCTTTTGGCAAAATATCGTTTAGAAAAAGAGAAAGGAAATCAGATTGGTAAAAACTTTGCACATGATGAAGATGGTTCTGAAGATTTGTATTCAACTCTTATGAGTAATAATACACAAAAAGCGACATTATCATATTGTATTCAAGAGTTAGATAAAAAAGACAATACATATAAAACTGTAAAATAAATTTCAAATTTCTTTGGAGGATTTATATGATTGAAGGAATAATTTATGGACTTATTGGTGCATGGTTTCTCAGTCTATTTGGAGTTGATAATATCTTTGTAGAAGCGTTGCAGCCGTTTATAAATTTCACATTAACAACAAGTCATTATTATTTCGTATTTGGATTTGTAGGGTTAATATACGGAATTATACATAATTATTAAATTTTAAGCTCTATACGTGTCAAAGCGTATAGGGCTTTTCTTATGGAGAGTGGTTATACTGCTCTCCTATTTTAGTGTAAAAATAGTGAAATTATAGTGAAAATTTTGGAGGTGATGATACATGGCTAAAGGTGATTTAGCATCAATGATTTTAAAAGATATAAAACATACAGAGAAACAATTGGCAAAAGAAGTTGCGCCTGAAATCAATAAATTATTCAAAGAGTCTGTATACGATTCTCTAATAGATTGGTATAACGATTATTCACCAATGGAATATACAAGAACTCAAAATTTTATGAATGTATATAATTCCGCTTATACATCAGCAAATGGAAATATTTTAACATTACAGGTTGATTCTTCGAGAATGAATGATTATCCAGGTTTTAGTAGACCGCCATATCCAACGTATGAAAAACAACCATTACAAGCAAATACGGCATTCGATTATATGTTTATGAATGGTGAACATGGTCATGGTCGTTGGATGATGCATCAAAGTATACCTCCGTTTGATAGAGTCGATAGAGACTTTCGAAGTGGATTTGGAGGTCGTGTACAAAAAATTATAGATAATAAAGCAAAGAAAATATTATTTGGATAGGAGGTAATTTATGTCAGGAATAGCAAATTGGCAAGCTCAAATTCGTATTGACATTGAAGATTTAAAAAAACGAATTAAGGTTGCTGAAGGAGAAATTAATAATTTTACCAATGAAGAGCGAAAAGTAAAATTAGATATAGACACAAAGACATTAGAAAGTGCTATTCAAAAACTTGATAAAATGCTTGATTCTATTGGTAAAGGTAGTGGTGACTTTAAACAGTTAGAGAATTTATCAAAAGAATTATCGGCAATTACATCTGAAGTAAAAGATTTTAGCAAGGCATTTGGTAAATTAGATGATTCAGGTGCTAAGACACTACTCTCTTCTATTCAGAATATTGACAAGTCACTTTCTGATTTGAGTCAACATATTCTCAATGTTAATAAAAACATGGGTAATATGGGGAATAATACAAGTGGTGCTGTTAAGCAAGTAGAGAACATTGGCAATGCTGCGGCTGATGCTGTAAAACAAGTAGATAAACTTGCAGATGCTCAGAGTAAACTTGGTAATAAAACGAATATTTCATTGGGTGACTCTAAAGAGCAATCAACAGAAATTGACCTATATCATAATTTAGAAAAGAGAAAAGTTACATATGATGAAATAATTGATAAAATTCAAACAATCGTATCTCTTAAAGAAAAAGAAAAATCATTAAGTAAAACTTCTGATGATACGAAACTCTACCAAAATTTATATGACAAAAATGATATCAATTGGGCTGGTGATACGGAAGGTACTATTAATAGAATATCAGATAGATTAAAAGAAATTTATACAAAATATAATGGTAAAATATCTTTAATTGATGAAAATGATATTCAAGAAGCTACTTATCTGTTAGACATACTAAAAGGATCAGGTGAATCACCTAACCTAAATAAATCTCAAGAAAAGTTTTATCAGAATAAAAAATTTTCAAACGATTCATTGTTTGATAATATTCGTGTTGATTCTCAAAAAGCTGAAGAAATAGATAAAATCAACACAGAGTTGTCAGAAACATATCGTTGGTTCAATCAACTTGAGGGCGTATCTCTTAATGAAAATATAGCAAACGAAATTAAATCATTAATATCAGATATGCAAATTGGTGGAAAAACTGCTAGTGAATATGCTAATGATTTATTAAAAATATTTAATATAGAAGCTGGCTCTAATTCTGCTGTCAAACAGCAAAATAAATTACAATCTGAATTAAAAGAAACAGAATCACAAGCTGAAAAGACTGCTCAAGCTGTAAATGAATCTTCTTCTACCACTCCTGAAAAAGACTTGAAAGACGCATTTCCTGACAAAGATGTTTCTGCATCTGTAGAGTCTGCTACTAATTCCATTAAAGAAGAGAATAATGTATTAGAGCAGAATACTCAGAAAGTTAAGGAAAATACACAGGCTAAAGAACAAAATGTCAATGTAAACCTTAACAAGTATGATAAGCGGTTAGATTCTTACAATGATAAGATTGATAAATACAAGACAACTATTGATAGATTTAATGATGGTGGTTGGACAAGTAGTACATATTTGGAAAATGTGCAAGCAGTAAAGAATGCTGTTAAAGAGTATGAAACTCTGCTCAATGAATTAAAAGGCAAAGATGCTAGTTTGGTGACAAGCGAAGATATTTCTAAATTGGATAATTATGAAAAGAAAATCAAAGATACTATCGCTACTGTTACTAATATGTCGGCTTCTGAAAAGGGATATAATTTTGTATCTGGTCAGAAAGAATTAGATAAGATTCATAAGCTTTTAGCAGAGAATAGTAAGATGTCTTCCGAAGCGAAAGCTAAAATTAGAGCTTACTATGCTGAAATTGAAAGCGGAAATCCTAGCATGAGTTTAGATAAAATTCATGGTGAAATTTTAAAGATTTATAATGCCGAAGTTGAAGCTGGTCGTGCTGGCAAAACATTATGGGATACATTAAAGAACAGTGGATTCCATCAGATTGCTGCACAGATGGCAGGTATGTTTGGTGTGTATGATGTTATTAATCTTGGAAAACAGGCTTTCAGCACTGTAAAAGAACTTGATTATGCTTTAGTTGATTTAAAGAAAACTACAGCAATGAACTCATCTGAACTTGAACAGTTTTACTATGACTCTAATGATGTTGCAAAACAAATGGGTGTAACAACCAAAGAAATCATAGATCAAGCAAGTAGTTGGAGTCGTCTTGGATACAATTCAAAACAAGCTGCTACTGAAATGGCTAAGTTAAGTTCGCAATTTGCTATAATTTCTCCTGGTATGGATACCACAACATCGCAAGAAGGACTCGTCAGCATCATGAAGGCGTGGGATATCGGATATCAAGATGTTAAATCTCAGATAATGGATGATATAAATGCACTTGGCAATGCGATGGCTGAAGACAATCAAGATATAGTAGAAGGTATGGAACGTTCCGCTGCTGCACTTGCCGCTGTTGGAACTTCTACAAAAGATGCTTTTGCTTTATTTTCAGGTATACAAGAAGTCCTTCAGAACTCAGAAAAAAGTGGCACGTCCCTCAGAAGCGTTGCTCTAAGACTACGTTCTTTCGATGAATCTACAGAAGAATACTCTTCTGATTTAGCAAATATTACAGGCGAATTAGCTGATTTAACAAAAACTGCTGAACATGCCCAAGGCGTATCTGTTTTTAAACCTGGTTCTACAACAGAGTTTAAGAGTTTAGTAGATTATTTTAGAGAAATTGCCGACATCTGGGATGAGATGTCACAAAAACAGCAAAATGATTTCCTTCTTAAAGCTTTTGGTCGTACACAGGCTCAAGCTGGTGCTGCTCTTATTCAGAACTTTAAAGGTGTTGAGAAAGCCCTTAATGTTATGGATAATGCTGCTGGTAGTGCAGACAAAGAAATGGAAACAGCAAAACAGTCAATTACCTACAAGCTTAATGAATTAAAACAAACTTGGGTTGGAACTGTTCAGGATATTGCCAATAGAAAAGATTTGTCACTCATAATGAGTGGTTTAATTGGTGTATCAAAAGGATTGGGTTTCGTAATTGGTAAATTAGGATTAATTCCTTCTATTATTGCCCCAATTGCAGTAATTCTTGGTAAAGGTGAATCAACACAACGATTTTGCCCTATATGGTAGTGATACCATATAGCAATCGCCAAGTAAAATTAAAGATGGGTGTCAAAATATATTGTCGAGGATTGTATAATTAACATCATGCAAAAATATATAATAGAGAATATTATATATGATAGAGTTGAAAAACAGGAAAAGTTGATGTTTGTTCATATGCTAACCAATAATGCTAAGTGAACAGTATGATAAAATAGGCATTATTATACAAGATTACATATTCGCAGCCAAGCGAAGGGAATATGGAAAATTCCCCTCCTACTCTTTGAGAGGACGAAGGTTCAACGACTGGAAGGCACGATATCTCTACGAGATATGGAAGTACAGTCTGGTTTCTATTGTATAAACACAATAGTCTATGCTCGTTGGTAATCAGACCAGCTAAAGAAGTAGTATAGAATGAATATTGAATATAATTAATTGATTTGGTGTACATTGCGATTTCGGAATTCAGTAATGTACTTGAGTGTGTGTTTAACTCAACTAGAAAATTCCAAAAAGATAACTTATAAACAAAATGAATTTTACGGAGGTTTTATTATGGTAAAATATGAAGAAAGAAATTGGTAATTTAATATAAAAAAGAGAATAATAAAATAGAGAGTAGAAAAATCTACTCTCCTATATAAAAATGATAATAATATTCCCACCAGATTCAATAATTAAAAACATAACTTAATGACAATAAACAACGCTATAAGCGCAATAACAAAAGATGTGCTCATTCTAATATGGCAATTCATAATGTCGTTCCTCCTTTTTATTAGTTTCCTCTGCCTTGCATACAACAGAAACACTGAAGGGGTTTATTGCCCAAGCAACACCCGTTAGGCGACCGACTATGTTTTTAATTATATATTATCTGGCTCTCCAACATTTATCTTTTGGATAAATGTTCCACCCAAATATATTATACCATCTTATTAATTTTATACAATTCAGAACATAAGTTTTGAACAAAATGTATAATATCAAAAGAGAATTTTTATGTATATTGATATTAATTATAAGATTTGTACTTAACAGCTTAATAATAAAATAGGACTGTCGTGAGACAGCCCTACTGATGAAATAAAGGAGAATAAATATATAAATGAAGAACATTAATGATGAAGATTGATATTGATATCCTTAGAAGTCATTTCTGCTAAACTTCCAGTTTTGGAATCACTGTAGTCTTTGCAGATTTTTGCAATGTAACATTTGCCAACGATTGAAGCTATGTGGCATATTACATAACATATTCCAAGAATTATTGAACCGATTATCTCGGCATATAATATATTCAATATGTATTTTCACCTCCCTTCTTAGTAAGAATATAAATAAGTAGGGAATATTCTTTTAGCCCAGAATGGGCAGATATTTATTCCGAATGCCACAAAAATAGACATTGGGACAACCTTCGGTTATAGAGTGTTATGGCACACATCTATGTTGTTTCTCCAATGTCTATATTTTACCATTGTACAAAATTAAATACAATCCAGAACAGCAGTTTGTATTTTATAAAACAATGTGTTTCGATATATATTCTTTTCTTTCAACTTCATTCATTGAGAAGAATTCTTCAAAATCAATATCGAGTTTTATGCAATTACAATTGCATACTCGGCATACATTTGTAAGATAATGTGTATATGTAACTCTGTGACAATTTGGACAATAATGAATTTTTAGCATAATTGACTACTCTTTTATTATATCTATTTATTTGGACGGAATAACCTAAATTATTATGATGTGAGGTATAAAATAATGACAAATTTAAATATTAAAATTAAAATCAACGAATTAGAGGAATTAAAACCAGCTATTGAATATATAAAGGCTCTTGATCTTAATAAAATACCCGAACTCAATACAGAAGTGATAATTGAATTCGGGTATGGTAATTAATTTTCTTTTACCACTTCTATAACTGAAATTTCTGACCTAGCGATGGTAAATGCATTATTCTCAGAATATAAATGTAAATCATATCCCGTAGAGTATTGATGATTGAATATTTCATCACCTTCAAGAGTATGTTCGGATATACCCTTATGTCCATAATATACTTTTTTGATATGTTCATACTCTTGAACTTTACCATCTTTTGTTTTTAATTTTAAATGTGTACATTGTGATACCCCTCCGTAATTTGATAACACTATCATACTACTTTGAGGGAGATTTTACTATTCGGAACATTAGTTCCCATTCTTAAAAATTACTCTTAACAAAAACCTTATAATACTCATCATCTAAGCTAATAAGACTCTTCTCACCGTCTTTCCACTCTATAGCAATAAGGTATTCTTTTTTCTTTTTGCCATTGACTCCTGCGATTGCACCTAATCCACCAAATAGTGCTACGCCTAAAGCACCTTTCCAGAACGAATACTGGTCTTTGTTGGATTCGTCAATTACAGTGTAGGAAGAGATATAGCGTGGAATAAGACCTCCATCACATATAAGCATATCTTTACTATATAAGATTTTTTCATCTTTATATTTTCCCTCTAGTACAATATTTATTTTAGACATATATAACCCTCCTGAAATTATATTTTTATAATATCAAATTAATTAATTATATTCAATATTCATAAATAGAAAATCAAGGATTTTATAAATGATATAAAAATTGCAAATGGTGTATTAGATAAATTCAGCAAATTAAACATAGATGGAAAAGGTTTTAATGTTGGACAATTAATATCTTTTAAAGATGTAAAAGAATCACAGTTAAAATCTCTCGTAGAAGAAATTCAATCAATATCTAATGCTGACTATGGCACATTTGATGCGCTTAAGATTCAAGAATATGCTAATGCTCTTTCTGATCTTGAACCAAAACAAGCAGCACTTTTATTAAGCACACAAGGATTGTCAAATGCTCAGATTGAACAGGTATTATCTGCACAGAAATTAACACCTGAATTGCAATATCAGGCAATGCTTGAAGCTGGTTTATTAAGTTCTAAGCAAAAGCTTACTACTGCACAAATCGAAGAAAATCTTCAAACAGTTTTAGGTTCTGATGCCGATGTACAAGCAACAATGAGTGCAATGAAATTAAAAGTTGCTACTGATGCACAAGGTAATTCAGTTGCTAAACTTGCAAAGAGAAATATTGAAGCTGCTGTTACTAGTGGTAAATTAACACAAGAACAAGCATTACAACTTGCTAGTATGCTTGGTGTGGATATGGCTGTTAAGAAACAGGCTTCTTCTACTCTTCCTAAATGGATAACAACATTAAAGTTGAGTGCAAAAGCAATTTGGGAAAATATAACAGCAACATTAACATGGCTTGCCACTACTCCTGCTGGTTGGGCTACATTAGCTACTGTTGCAATAGTTGGTGCAACTGTCGCAATCGCAAAACATACTAAGTCATTAAAAGATTTGCAAGAAACTGCACAAGATTCTAAATCTGCTTATGATAGTACTATTTCTGAAATTAAATCTCTTAACGAAGAATTAAAAACTACACAAGATAGAATAAAGGAATTACAAGCAAAGGATTCACTCACATTTACAGAAGAAGATGAATTAGAAAAATTAAAGAAAACTAATGATGAATTAGAACGTGAATTGCGAATAAAAGAAGCAATTGCACAAACTCAAGGTCAAAAGTCTGCTGATGATGCCAATGCCGCAATTACTAAGAAGTCTGAAAAGTATAATCTTAGTTATAGTGATAACGGAACTTCTTTTGATACTGGTGATAGAATTGATGCTGCACAATGGAATATAGAGCAAGCAATCCAAAATAATAAGGAATTGGAAGATTTATATTCTAAGCGTAAGGAAATTGAGGATAAATTTAATAATGATGCTTCTCAATTTAAAGACGATAAAGAATGGAAACAAAATGAAAAGAACATAGAAAGTAAAAAGGCTTATATTAAGTCGGTTGAGGAACAAGCTGCAACATATATTAAAGCTCTTATGGATGAAGACAATGCCTTATATGATTCTAATGGTAATGTTATTGCTGGTCAAGAAGATTTAGTTAATCGTCTTAAAGCGTTATATGGTAATTATGATGAATATAATCAAGGTGAAACATATTCTGATACTTTTGTAAAACATTTACAAGAAAAAGGCATATCGGAGAATGTTGCAAATGAAATTAAGAGCCAGTTAACTGATAATGAAGTTGAAAAAGCATCAACATTAGACATTTCTCCTTATATTGATGAAAACGCAACTACTGAAACTGTTAGAAAAGCAATTGCAAAAGCTCAAGAAGAAGCTGATAAAAAGCCTATTGAAGAATCTATATCTTATGATGATCCAACAGATTTATTTAGAGATTCAACAGATAAAGACAGACAAAGTTCTACTGCCAACCTCGCTGATCTTAAAAATGGTGCGGATTTATTAAAAACTATTCAAAGTGAAATAAAAGATTCTGGAAATATTGGTATAGATACTATGCAAAAGATTACAAAATTATATCCAGAAGCTAAGAAAGCACTTTCAGATTACCTACAGGGGATAATTACCCAAGAAGAATTGTTTGATAAACTTCAAAGTATATACGAAACTGATAAAGATAATTATATTAAGCATCTTGTTGAAATGTCATCTAAAGATGAAGAATTTTTCAACACAATGAGAACCAATTATCCCGAATTGTTTAATGAGTTAGCCAATATATACGGAAATGATGTTACAAACTGGTCAAATCTTCAGCAGTCTAAAGTAAATATTACAGCGGAAGCTGTTGAACAGATAGCGAGATTATGGAAGGATTTTTATACTGCTATTGGTGTTGATAATGGTGTTGATTTTCATGCGACTGTTACTCAAAATACAGCAGGAGGTTTTACTAAGGATTTAAATGGTGTACCTAATTCCGTAAAAAAAGGTGCAACGAATCTGTTTAGTGGTGGAAAGCTTTATAAATCAACGGAATTTAAATCTCAAGCCGAAAAACAATATCCTTCTAATTATCCCGATTTAGAAAAAAATATTGAAAATATTCTAAACAAAGCCAATGAAATGAAAGACAAGCTAGATAAAGGTGCTTATGAACAAGTCAAATCTAGTATAGATTTTGATTGGAATACTGTTGGAAAAGATCCATCATCTTCTGGTTCATCATCTTCTTCTGATAAATCTCAAACAAAACAGGACTTCAACTGGGTAGAACGTCTCTTATCCAAAATCTCTAAAGCCTATAACCGCTTAAAGAATAAAGTAGCAGATACAACACGTACATGGCTTAATCGTAATAATGCCCTCTCTGATTCTATGGAAACATTGTTATCAGAGATTAACGCACAGTCAGATGCTTATGACTTCTATATGGATAGATTCAATTCATATGACCTTGACGGATATTACAAAGATCAGATTGCAAATGGTTCATTTAATATAGAAACTGTCTATGATGAAGACCTCAAGGATGCAATTTCAGATTGCCAGGATTTATATGATAAGGCACAAGATGCTGCTGATTCTGTACAATCATTAAACATTGAGATAAGACAGCTTGCTAAGTCAAGATTTGACAACATTCAATCACAATTTGAAGAAGTTCTTGGGAAAGTAAATTCTATTAAGGATTTATATAGCAAGGATAATGACCTTTTAGAAGAACAGGGTTGGTTTGCTTCTACTCTGCTTAATAATTCTATGATGGAACAGGAGCAGAAAAACCTCACAAAACTTGAACAGGAAAGAGACGCACTTACAAAGGCACTTAATTCTGCTATAGCATCTGGTAAAATTGAAGCTGAATCTGAGGATTGGTATTCTATGCAGTCTGCTATAGATGATTGTACTTCAAGTATATATGATGCTAAAAAGGCATTGGTTGAGTATGATAATGCTATCAGACAGATTAATTGGGATGCTTTCGATAGGACTAGAGATGATGTCAGCAATCTTATAGACGAAACTCAGTTCCTTGTTGACTTATTAAAAGATGAAGATATTACTGATGATAATGGTAATATGAATGATAATGGTAAGGCTGCACAAGCATTAATTGCACAGAAGTATCAATTATATCTTAATCAGGCTAAAGCTTATAAGGATGAGATACTTAAGATTAATGAAGAGTTAACTAATGATCCTTATGATAAGGAATTACTGGATAGAAAACAGGAACTTATTAAGGCTCAACAGGAGGCTATTAATTCAAGCATATCTGAAAAGGATGCCCTTAAGGATTTGGTTCAAGAGGGCTATGATACATTTCTTGACAAACTTGATGAAGTTATCCAGAAATATAAAGACCTTATGAATCAGCAAAAGGATGCTTATGATTATGAGAAATCTATAGCTGAGAAAACAAAAGCTCTTAACGCTTTAGAGAAACAATATTCTGCCGTTCAAGGAGATAATTCTGAGGAAGGTAAGAAGAATATCCAGCAGCTTAAAGACCAAATTAATACTGCTAAAGACGACTTGAAAGATACTGAGTATGAAAAGCTTATAAGCGATACTCAAGCTATTCTTGATAATCTTGCCGATACTACAAAAACGTGGCTCGATGAGCGACTTGATTCATTTGATATAACTATGCAGGAAATTATTGACCAGTCTAATGAGAACGCTTCTAATATCTCACAGACTATCACTGATACTGCTGAGAACTATGGTTATAAGCTTAGTGAATCTATGTCAAATATATGGAGTACAAACGCTAGTAATATAACAAATGGTATTAATAGTGTATTAGGTGACTTCAGTAACAAGTTTGTTGAAGGCAACAACGCTATTAATAAGGTTTGTGGTGACATTAATGCTGCTGTACAAGGTTTATTGAAGAATAGTAATGATGAAGCACAAAGAGTTGCTGATGAGATTGCTAGACAGCAGGCAGAACAGAATGCTAATACCGATGGTGGTTATTCTGATGGCGGTGGTTCATCTGATAGTGGTGATGATTGGTCTGATAATTGGGATAACTCTGATAGTGGCTCATCTAATAATGGTGGGTCTGATGGAGTTAATTGGATATACTCGCCTGACGATTTCCCGAAGGACGAATTGGATATATCAAGCTCGATCGTAGATAGAATTAAGTGGCATGACTATGATTCATCTTTTAGTGCAAGAGCTGGTTATTATGAACAGATGGGTAATGATGATCCTTATTATGGAACAAGTGAGCAAAATATACAAATGTTAGAGTATATGAAATCTCACGGACTAAAGAAAGGCTCTAAATCTGCTCATAGTGGTCTTACTCTTACAGATGAAGATGGTCTTGGTTCAGAGGTTATCTTCTCTAAGAAATACGGTACTCTTCGTAAGTTAGATGCTGGCGATATGGTATTTAATGCAGATCAAGTAGAAAAGCTTTGGAATCTTTCTAAGGGTATTACTACTCCGAATATGTATATGGATAATTTGGGTGTTAAGTTACCTGATGTTCCTAATATATCGAATAACTTGGCTAATAAGGTTGATGTAGAATTTGGAGATGTCACATTATCATTACCTAATGTTAAAAATTATGAAGATTTTATGAAACAAGCACAACAAGATCCTAAGTTTGAAAAAATGATTCAGGAGATGACTCTTGGACAGACTTTAGGTAGGAATTCACTTAGTAAACTGACATTTAGATAATATTGCAAGGCACATTCTTAATTGTATGTGCCTATGTGATTATAAGTATGGTTTTATAAATATAATATATGTTCTTGTAGATATTTGTCAATTATTGGTATATAATGGAGATATTAAATACTAATGATTGGAGAATTATATGAAATTATATCATGGTACTATTTCTACTGGAGCTGAGAATATAATTAACAATGGCATAAAACTAGATCACGGAAAACCAAAAGTTGATTTTGGACAAGGTTTTTATACTACTCCATCATTTAATTTTGCCATGAGTACAGCTATAAATAAGGCAAATAAGACAAATGCTTATAATCGTCAACTAAATGTAAAACCTTATGTATTAACATATGATTTTGATTTCAAAAAAGCAAAAAAGAATTGTAATGTATTGTCTTTTTCAGAAGCAGATATAAAATGGGCGCAATTCATCATTAACAATAGAAATGGATTTGATTATATGGATTCTATTAATTCCCATTTTCATAATATATATCACAACTATGATATTGTGCAAGGGTCTATTGCCGATAAAGATATTGTTTTATTAGCCAAAAGCTTGAATACTTTAAAAGAAAAAGTTAAGCCAGATGATATAGATAATATGTTATATAACTTTATTACCAAACAAATATCTTTTCATACACATAAAAGTTTAAATTATATACAGTTGACAAGATGTGATATAATAGAGAAAAAGAAAGGAGATGTTGTAAATGAATAATTTATCAATAGAAAAATATAAATTTTATTTAATGGAACAATTAGTTGAAGATTATAATATATCTCAACTAGAAGCACAACATATAATTGCGAAATCCACTATAAATAAAATGTTAAAGACTTCTCCTAATTTTATAATGCATTACTCAATTGAAGATATGGCAGAAGAAATATGGAATGAATATATAGGAATTCCTATGGAAATGTAATATTTTTAAGAGCAGGACTATCTCCTGCTCTTTTCACATTCACAATTAAATATATTTAAGATTTTATAGACACACTGGCTTCGGCTGGTGTGTCTTATTTTAATTATGGAGAAATTATTAAGCATATTAAAGAATGTCAAGATTAAAGATTGGAGAATATAAGATGTCAAACAAATTAATAAAGAGTAAAAGTAAATATGACAAGGAACTAGAATATTATAAAAAGCATTCTATTTTACTTGAAAAAGAAAATATTGATTTAAAAAACAGGAATGATGAAATACTTATTTCCTTTGCTATAAAAAACCCTTCAGAGGCTTATGATAATCTTTCCTTATTAATTGAAAAGACAAGAATATCTAAGAGTGTATATGAAAAGTTATGTATGAAATATGATGACCGAATTAAGGTTTTAAACGAACAAATAGCCGAACTAGATAAAGTCAAAAAAGAATATATTAAAAAAATGGAAGCATTTGAAAAACAATATCAAAAAATGCTTGATAACTTATTAAAAAAATAAAATATTAAAAAGGATGGTGAAAATATGTTTACTGATTTTCAATATGGTGATGAGCTGGCTAGTGATTATGGATTAATGGTTGCTACTTTTGATTCGTCTGGTGGTGTTGAGACTGTATCTTCTGGTTCTACTCTAACATTTAACACTGTTAAATCAGTCGGACAAGATATTTCTGAATTATATGGAAGTACATATGATGAAGACTACTCTTTCACTATTCAATTATGCCGACTAGACAATCATTGTAATCCTATTCCTCTTATGCCAGAAGAATATGGAGCGATAAATAGATGGTTAAACAGAAAAACTTTTGATCAGTTTAAAATAAACAAAGAAGGTTATGAAAATATAAGATTTTACGGCACATTCAATGTTCAAGCTGTGAAAATTAATGATGATATATATGGAATTGAATGTACGTTCACTTCTAATGCACCATATGGTTTTGCTAAAGAAAGAACTCATACTTTTTCTAATGTAAAATCTTTTTATATATATGATGATTCAGATGAGGTTGGAGAAATATATCCTCATACGATTATAACTTGTAATGAAGCAGGTAATCTTACTATTACTAACTCAGCAGATAACGAATTATGTATTATCAATAATTGTATAAAGGGTGAAGTAATCACTATTGATAATCAACATCGAATAATTACATCTGATAAACTTGCTCACAACATAGCAAATGACTTTAATTATAATTTTCTTAAATTAATAAACACATATAAGAATAGGGATAACTACTACTCTTCTACACTTAATATAAATGTAACTATGAGTTATTCTCCTATTAGAAAGGTAGGAATTTAATTTAATGCAGAAAATTAATGTAAGAAATTTACTTAGAATACAAAAAACTGGACAAACAATTAGACCATTACATATTATTCTAGGTAACAGAAATCTTGAAAAATTCGGTGAAATAGTTAATATTCCTGCCGATTCTATAACATATCATCCACAATTTAACGCCGTGGATGAATTATCTTTTAATGTGTATAATGAACAAAATGGAGAAATTGAAAGACTATGGGATAAAATTATTGATTTTAAAACTGTATACGTTAAGGAATATAACGAATGGTTTGAAATTACAGCAAGTATTGATGAGTCAGAAATAAATACAAAGAAAGTTATAACTGCCAAATCATTATGTGAAGCCGAACTTGGACAGGTGATTTTACACGATGTTGAAATCAATACAGAAGATGATATTACTCGTGAAGAATATACAGAACCAACTATATTCTATAATCCTAGTAAGAAAAATTGTTCATTGCTAAATAGAATTCTTGAAAAAGTCCCTGGTTATACTATTGCCCACGTTGATGAAACTCTTTTAAATATTCAGCGTTCATTCAGTATAGATGGGACAAGTGTTTATGATTTTTTAACAACCACTCTATCGCAGGAAATTGGCTGTATATTTTTATTTGATTCAAATACAAGAAGTATCTATGTATATGATATGGAAACCTGTTGTTTGAGCTGCGATTATAGAAGTGAAGATTCATTTACTGTTTGTCCTGAGTGTGGAGGAACAATTATACATGAACCATATGGAAAAGATACATCAATATTTATTGATAAAAATAATCTTGGCTCAGACATTCAGTTGACTTCTGAAACAGACAGTATTAAGAATTGTTTTAGAGTCATCGGTGGAGACGATTTAATCAACGCAACTTTAAAGAATATTAACCCTAATGGCAGCAATTATATTTATTATTTTAATAATGATACCCTATTAGATATGCCAAATGAGTTGCAATCTAAAATAAAATCATATGATGAACTTGTTAATGAATATTCTAATAGCAAATCTTTTTCCTTAGAAGCTTCTCTTGTAAATCAATATAATGATATTATTGAATATATCAAGAAATATTATCCTGATACCACATATTCTTCTATTCAACAGCAGTATATAGGTTGGAGTAATATAACATCTGTATATTATAATATTATTGATTTATACTCGTATCTTAATAGTTCTATGATGCCAACTTGGAAACAGCAAGATAAAACGGCAGCATCTCAATTGGCTTTGCTTACTCCTTCTAATTTGTCTCCTGTAGCAGTAACGGATGTAAGTAAAATATCTGTTTATACTGCTAATAACGCAGTTCTTGCAATGGCGAAAGCAATCATTGATACATCCATTTATAAGGTTGAAATTCTTGACGGTTCAACTCTTAAATCACAAACTTGGACAGGTCGATTTAAATTAACAAGTTATTCAGATAAGGAAGATACGGCTGAAATGAAAACGGCAATAAGTATTGCAATTAACGATGATTATATTGCCTATGTTAATCAGCAGGTTGATAAAGCAATGGGGAAAGTAAATGATCAAGGGTTACAAAAAATATATAAAATTGAATCTTTAGATACATTTAAAATAGAATTGCATAAATATTCTGCACAGAGATTAACTTCTTATCAGTCAGCTTATCAGACTGCTATTAATGTCTTAACTGAACAAGGTGTTGCATCTGAATCTTCTAATTTACACGATTCTATTTATCTTCCATATTATGAACGGTTTATTGCTTTAGAATCAGAATTATCTTATAGAAACTCTCAAATAGATACACTTACAGGTCTTGAGAAATACATTGAGGATTTGATTTCAAAAACCCATAATGATCTTGATTTTGAATCGTATATAGGTGAAAAATATTGGAAGTTATTCACTTATTATAGACGTGAAGATGATTATAGCAATGACAATTATATTTCTGATGGACTAACTAATACTGAATTAATTGACAAGGCAAATGAATTATTGGTGGTTGCCAAGAAGGAATTGGTTAAATCTGGCGAGAAACAATTCACTATTTCAGGAACACTACAAAACCTCCTTCTATTAACAGATAAAGACGGAAATAGAATTTTTGAACCCATTCTTGATGATTTTACTCTTGGTAATTTTATCAGAACTAAAATTGATGGAAAAAATTATGTAATGAGATTGGCTGATATTTCTATCTCATATGGAGATTTAAGCAAATTATCTGTTACCTTTTCCGATGCTTATAGATACGGAAGTCCAGATATTAATATTGTTAAAGACATTCTTACAAAATCACAATCTATGGCATCAAGCTACTCTTCTACTGTTAAACAGGCAAGTCAGGGTGAGAAAGCTAATCTCACATTTGAAAGGTTGCAAAAAGAAGGATTAGACTCTGCTTTGTATAATGTTCATAATACTAATTCAACTGCAATATTTGATGAGCATGGCATTCTTATTAGAAGTTATGATGATGTGCTTGATGATTATAAGGATGAACAGGCTAGAATTAATGTCAATGAACTTGTTTATACAACTGATAGATGGAGGACTGCTGTCACGGCATTAGGCAAGCAAAAATACACTCTTGATGGTGTTGAGTATGAGAAATATGGATTAAATACAGACTTTGTTATATCAGGTGTTATTATTGCAGGTGATATATATTCTGCTAATTATACAACCGACTCGAAGGGTGTATGTACTGCTGGGACACATTTTAACTTGGCAACTGGTGATTGTAATATTGGTGGAGATACCTTTTCTTATAATGCAGTAAAGAAAAAATTACAAATAAAAAATGTTGATATTGAGTGGTCTACAACAACTTCTCCTGATATATCTGATGTGAATGGTTTGTCAGATAAGATCAACTCAATAAATAATTCTATTGCAGATAATTCTAAAAAAATCACTTCTGTCAGTCAAACCGCAGGAAAAATCAATTGGTTAGTTGCTTCGGGTAATTCTCAAGCAAGTATGACTTTAACAGACAAATTGTATGAATTAATGGCAGAAAATATTAATTTAAAAGGAAAAGTAACTTTTGAATGTTTCGACAGCTCTGCTCAGTCTAAAATAACAAATGCCCAAAAAACAGCGGACGACATAGCTTCTAATATATATATATCAAATTCTACGACTATAAACGGAGGAAAAATTGCGACCAATTCAATAACAGCAAACGCAATAAATATTGATGACCTAAATGCATTTAAGGCTACAATTGGTGGCTGGAATATTAATGATGAAGCAATATATCATGACCAAGGTAATTATCGAGTTTATCTTCAAAAAGCGACATCTCCTGACACATGGACATTTTCATGCCAAGAGAAACGTGATGGTGTATATTATGGAAATTTTTATATTAAACAGAATGGTGAAATGTATGCCTCTAATGCTAAAATAACTGGTGAAATCAATGCAACGAAATTAACTGCTTCAGGTTACGGCTGGTCAGGCGGTTCAACATATAAAATGGTTGCTAGTCTCATTGGTGGTGAAATGAAGATTTCTAACGAAACAGATGGTTCATATTTTAGTATTCAAGGTCATGGAGTCTTCGCTCGTAATAATCGTAATTTTAACACGTTAACTTTGATATCTAACTCTAAAGATGGTTCTGCTGATGGAATGACAATCACAGGCGAATCAGGTACTGAAGTACAAGTTCTTCGTGACGGAATTAAGATGTGGCATATGCCCAATCGAACAAAAATGACATGGATTGGAAAAGGCGAAATAAGCATTGATACCGGAGGTACTAGAAGTTTTAGTGATGCTGCCTTATCTGTATTTGGTGACATTAAAGCAACAGGAATTTATTGTATGCACGGGACGGAACAAAGGAAAATGGCAGTTGTATTAAATAGATTAGAAGCTAGTAATTCAGATATATCCATGTCTTGGGATGGACAATTTCTTCGATTTTGGGTAGACGATACTGTTATTAATACATGGGATAATGACAATAAAACTTGGTGTTAGAATACCATTAATTTTTAAGAAGGGAGAATTATTGTAAATGAGTATACAACAAACTACAGCAAAAATAACTCTTGATTTGTATACAAAAAATGTAGTTTCTGTAAACGCAAAACAATATGATAATCAGACACGTTATATTGAAATAAGTTGTGTTGAAAATGGAATTGTATTTACAGTTGACAAATCAATAATGAGTGCTTTTATTCGTTTTAAAAAACCTGATGATAATGGTGTTTTTAATGAAGTTGAAATTACTTCCGATGGAAAGCTTAAAATAGAATTAACAGAACAAATGCTTTCCGCATCAGGCAGGGCTATTGCAGATGTTTTTCTTTTAAGAAAAGTTTTCACTTCTAATGAAAAGCCTACAAATATAGATGATATATATAAGATTAATGCACCTATTATATCAATTATGGATTTCTATATAAATATTACACCAACAGCTCTAAATCATTCTCAAATAGAATCTTCTTATGAGTTCAATGCTTTAACCAATGCTCTTGCACAGATAGATTTTAACAACAAGAAGGTCGTTGAATTAGATAAGACCTTAACCACAAATGAAGATATACGAAAGCAAAATGAAACAGAAAGAAAATCTAATGAAGAGTCAAGAATTAATTCTGAACAGAAAAGGGTAAATGAAGAAGATAAAAGGCAAAAAGCCGAAGACATTAGGGTCGCAAATGAAAACACTAGAATTTCAAACGAGAATACAAGGCAAGCACAAGAGACTAAAAGACAAACAGATACTGCGGCAGCTATAACAAATGCAAACGCAGCAGCTAAAAATGCAAATGACAAAGCAAATGATTTACAAAATAAATTAGATAATCATCATTTTGTTCTTACTAACGAACTTGAAGATAGCGTATCTTCTACTTCTACAGTTCACGCTCCTACTGCAAATGCGGTTAAGATAGCTTATGACAAAGCTATATCAGTTGAAAATACTGTAAACTCGAATAAAAATAATTGGAACGATAAATATACTAAGAACGAAATTGACAACAAATTTTCTACTTTAGAAAACAATATTGATTGGAAAGAATCTGTTGCTACTTTTGCAGATATTGCAAAAACTTATCCTAATCCTGAAGATGGATGGACGGTTAATGTAAAAGACACAGATTACACATATCGTTATAGTGGTTCAAAATGGGTCGCAATTTCTGCCAACGCCATTCCAAAAGCTACACAATCTGTTGATGGTTTACTATCTAAAGAAGATAAAACAAACTATGATGATGCTAATTCTAAGAAGCATACTCACAACAACAAGACTATATTAGATAAGATTGTAAGTGACCCTCTTCTATTGACTGGTGGCACAATGACTGGAAGAATTATTAGGGAGGCTGGTGGTACTTGGATAAAAGATAGAGAAAATGTAGCCGTTTTTGGTAGCAGATCTTCTTCAAATAGTTACAACCCTGTTGTTGGACAAAAAACTCCAAATGGTGCTTGGACTATTGGTAATTTAGCCACAAAAGAAGATCTTGTGTTTAATTATACTACCGATGCAAATTTTAATGGAAGGGTCAACAATTCTGCTCCAATCTATCTTCCCGCCGCTTCTTCTGAAAGTGGAAGTACAATTATAACTACAGATACCATCTCTGAACAAAGTGTTAAATTTGCAACCTCGGCAAATAGTGCAATTAAGCTAACTACTTCAGCAGGTTCTGCTACTCAACCTATTTATTTCAGTGACGGCAAACCTGTTGCTTGTTCTATTCCACTTGGGGGCACAACTTTAAGCATAGCAAAAGAAATAAATTTAACTGATTCTAAATATAATGAAGATACTTGGTACCCAGTTGTGGCTACTGTATTAATTCCGAGGGGTGGAATGTATCGTCTAAAGTGTGCCGCACAGCTAGATGGTAATTGTATGCCAAATTGGAGTAATCACACTTATAAGAATGGATTTACTGCAATTTTAGATCTTTTAACCATTCAAAGTGGATATGGAACAACTGATGCAAATGAAATTGTTTTAAGCTATCAACAAAAATTCATCTCTGACTCCAAAAATCCAATTGGTTACAAACAGTTGATTAACTCTTCTAAACCTGTTTTGTGGCTACGAGGTGGTGGTATATATCAAATATATTCCGAATGGAACACTGAATGGACAATAATAACAGAATCTACAACTATAACCAATGAAACCATTTCGCCAGCAACAACACCTCCCGGATTAGCATTTAAGAAAAAATCTGATATATATGCCAATCTTCAGGGGAGTTCTACTTATCTTAATGGATATCAAGGCTCAATCCCCAATACGGCTAATACCTATGTTCTTAGAGATAAAAACAGATATGTAAATCTTAATTATATTAACTCTGATACAGCCAAAAACGAAAATGTTGCGATATCACAGGTTATCGTCACAAATGATTCTGATAATTATTATAGAAAAACAAGTCTTGCTCATCTTAAAACAAGTTTAGGACTGATGCCACCAGAGGCTAATAGCAATAATTATATAAAAGTATATAATGATTATACTGCTAATACAGGTAAAAATAATGATAAAACCGCTAATGATATTGCCAATGCAGGATTTGCCGTAGGAATGATCCGAGGAGCTACTTCTAATCCTCTTGGTAATAAGCAAGCGTGGTTTCACATTATTAATATGGGTTGGGATACAAGAACGACTAACAGTGCTGGGTTGTGGACATCGCAAATTGCAATTGGTACTAATAATGGCACTGGTATGTATTATAGAACAGCTAATTCGGACGCACAGATATCTACAATTGGATGGGCAAGAGTATTAGACAGTTCTTGCTACAAATCTTATTGTCCACCAACTTCACACGCTAGTTCCGCTGTTACTTATGGTAAGTCAACTTCAACTAATTATGGTCATACCAAGCTAAGCGATACTTATACTTCTGCTGTAGGTACTGCCGATTCAGGAATAGCACCTTCTCAGACTGCACTTTATAACGTCTATAAGAAAATACCTAAATTTTCATTATCTGGTACTACTTTAACAATTACTACTACTTAAAATTTAAGGAGATATTATGGGAATAATAACAAATGCAACAAATATGGATAACATTGTATATAATGGTACGGCGATTGAAAAAGTAATATATAATGGCACGATTGTCTGGACGAAAGCTCCGAAAGTTTGGGATTTTTCTAAATATGAATATGGTGAATTTGTCGGTTTATATGGAATAAACTGTTTTCTATTTTCTAAAAGAAATGGTCAAACAATTAATGTAATAGATATAAATACTTCTTCGTTAGTTGATTCTTTTACATCTGAAGATTTAGTAGGATATTGTAGTGATTTTATTGCATGGGGAAATGGTGTTTTTTGTAATATGGACAGGAGTGGTACATATTATGCTTCTTATTTAATGAATCTTCAAATTGAATATAGAAGTCAAAATAAATCTATTTATTCAAAGATGATTGGAGTAGATGCAGCTAATACAATCGAACAAAATTTTATGATGATAGGGAATTTGGATTTTGACACTTTAGAACTTAGGTTATATGGAATTAATTACAGTGAAAATAAATTATTATTATTAGTTTATGGAAATTATAGCACTAACGAATCAAGCGGAGAAGATGAATGGACTAATGATTATTCTGATGATTTTTTGATAGAAGTTCCCATTATAAAAGATGGTTTTTTAAATTATGAAGATGCTCATGTTATTAAAACCATTAATCATAAGTGTTATACGATAGATGAGCCAAGTTCATATGAAGATTTTAATCTTACTTATTACTATAATCCTTACACTAAAGATTTTTATAGTGTTTATTATCACGAAGACTTTGAAGGTGATATTTCTTATAGTTCCAGCGATACTGAGTGGAGTGGATATACTGCTAAATATATGTATCACTATATAATATCACATGCGCAATTTTCTTTGATTGATGTAGATGCAACAATATCAATTCATGACTTTTCTACAAGAGATAATAATTTTACAATATATGTATTTAACAAGAAGAAGATAGTTAAAAATGTTTTAACTGACGAAGATTTTTTTGGTACATTAAATAATTCATCAAGTCAAATCACTATTGAATATAACGGACGGGACATTTACATAATTAATATAACCAAAAACTTAATAAGAAAATTAAATTTCGATACAAAAACTTTCAAAATAACTTTATAAGGAGGAATGAAATCAATGTATATTGAATTTAATGATTTAAAAAAAAGTAAATATACTATAAATGATTATGAATTTGTTGAATTTCCAAATATTGTTAGAATATATTTTATTGATAATGTTATTTTTTCAAATGATGATGGTTTTAAAATATATTCCGATGAAGAAACTTGTGTATATGATTTTTCGGAATATTTTTATATTTATGATACAACCGATAATTATATAGAGTACAGTAAGCTTGATACAATATATTATATATACTACGAATACAATTGGGAAAAATATGTTACAAGACAATTTTCAAGCGAAAAAGATAATATTTCAGATTGTTATCTTGTTTGCTCAGGAAAGGGTAAGAAATATAGATTTCCTGATGCTTTAGACATTATAGACGAAAATGGATTATATAACTATCAATTAGTAGATAATCAAATAGTCAAAATATTGCAAGAAGATAAAGAAAAGATTTTGGAAATAAACAAGCAAAATGCTTATAAGGCTGCTCTTGAAAATAAAATAAAAGAATTAACAAATGCCTGTCAGAGTGTTATCGTTGCAGGAATAGTATACAATGAAGAACACTACTCTTACACTGTTACCGATCAAAATAACATTAGCAATCTTGTAAGTATGGCAAAAACAACAGGTATGAATGTACCATATCATTCCGATAAAAGTTTATGTAGATTATATACACCTGAAGATATTTATAACATATATATAATGCAAGAAATTAATGTTACTTCTAATACGACATATCTTAACCAGTTAAAAGCTTATGTATATACCTTAACCGACATTAAAGATATTCAAGTGGTTCAATATGGGCAGGAATTAACAGGTGAATATCTTGATAATTATAAGACTATTATGGAGCATTCTCAAAAGATTATAGAGGTGTTAAATGCAGAAACAGCTAAAGTTAATTAATAAGTATTTATTTTTATTCTTAATTGGAGGTCTTATATATGTTAGTATTGAATTGATATATAGAGGACATTCACATTGGACAATGGGTGTGCTTGGCGGCGTGTCTTTCATATCAATTGGGTTAATTAATGAAATATTAAGTTGGGAAACACCGTTATTAATTCAATGTGCCATTGGAGGTTGTTTAATAACCTTTTATGAATTTGTCACAGGTGTAATATTGAATATTTGGTTACATTTAGGCATATGGGATTATTCTCATATGCCTTTAAATGTATTAGGTCAAATATGCTTGCCATTTACACTAATTTGGTGCATATTGTCTTTAGTGGCAATTATATTAGATGATTATATAAGATTTTGGTTTTTCAACGAAGAAAAGCCGAATTATAAATTGTTTTAACACGATGATTTTATATATAACTATAGGGATACTAGAAATTAATCTGGTATCCCTATTTTTTACGATTCTTATTTGACTTATTTCTTTTTATTTTTATATAATAATCAGAACAGACGTTTTATTATAATGGAGGTATGTTATGAAAGAAGGTATTACTGCTTACATCATAGAAAATAATCTAAAAATAAGAAAAGTTACTGTAGCTCATATAACTGGTAATATGGCTCTTGTTAAGTTCGATGAAGGCGGTGGAATCAGAGTTCGTTTAGATAGGTTATTTGATAGCGAAGAAGCTGCTAGAAGATATTTGGGTATTAAGGGGTTTGTACACGATAAATATAATGGACAATTAATGTGAAAGTATAAACCAATTATATCTTATAAAAAGTTATATCAACAATTAATATGTAGACAAAATTAGAGTAAAAGAGAAAATAAGAAAATTTTATATAAAAGAAAAAGGGATAAAGATATAATTCTTTATCCCTATGCAAATAATATCACTCACTCCTAATTGTTAAATGGGTTATAATTGGGTTATTTTTAACATTTAACCCATTTAAAATCATCAGAAAACCTTGATTTTACTGCA